GATTTTGATCCGGAACCGTTCTTTAAGAAATGTTTTGATAATGAAGTGTCTCTCCTCAAAGAAGATGTCCAGCCAACAGATAGTCAAAAGGCCGACTTCGAAGCACAGGGCGTAGGAATTATACCAGAGGTAATCCCTGCCCTCAACGAGTACTTCGGAGAATTTAGTTTGGTTTCTTCGGAAGAAGAAATCCACGAAAAGTTGGACTTTAAGACAGATGACAGTTTCACATTTAAAGGATATGTTGATTGCCTGATAAAGACTCCAGACGGAAAATATCACGTCATCGATTGGAAGTCTTGCAGTTGGGGTTGGGATATGCGAAAGCGCACAGATCCGATGGTAACTTATCAGCTTACATATTACAAACATTTTCTTTCTGAAAAGCGGAACATTCCAAAAGAAGATATTGAAACTCACTTTGCCCTTCTCAAGAGAACGGGGAAAAAAGATAGGGTTGAATTGTTCCGTGTTACGTCGGGAGAAAAAAAGACAAATAATGCCCTTAAACTTCTTGAGCAGTCGGTTTATAATATAGATAGACAAAATTATGTTAAGAACAGACTCTCCTGTTCTCGTTGCGATTTCAAGGGGACTGTTCACTGCCCATAGGTGAACTTATGAAGAAAAAGATTTTAACTTTATCCGACCACCCCTTCTCCCCTAGTGGTGTCGGCACACAAACAAAATACGTTATCGAGGCCCTTCTCAAAACTGGAGAATATCAAATTATTTCTTTAGGCGGGGCCATAAAACATCAAAATTATCAACCCATTAAAACTGAGCAATGGGGAGAAGATTGGATTGTACACCCCGTCGACGGGTACGGAACACCAGATCTAGTCAGATCTGTTATTCGTTCTGAGAAGATCGACATGGTTTGGATAATGACCGACCCGCGCTTTTGGGGTTGGCTCTGGGAGATCGACGACGAAATCCGCTCGGTGTGTCCCATAGTCTATTACCACGTGTGGGACAATTACCCATATCCCACCTACAACAAGCAGCACTACCTTTCCAATGACGCCATCGCCACGATATCAAAGGTGACAGATGATATTGTAAAGACAGTAGCCCCATCAGTTGAGAGCAAGTATATTCCTCATGCAGTGAATGGAGACGTATTCAAGCCACTACCTGCAGAGAAAATTAAAGAATATAAAACTAGAACTCTAACTCCCACTGGCGGCGCAGACAAATTTGTATTCTTCTGGAACAACCGAAACGCTCGCAGGAAACAAAGCGGCTCGCTGCTTTTTTGGTACAAGGACTTGCTGGATCGGATTGGCAAGGACAAGACGTGCCTGATCATGCACACTGATATTACTGACGCTCACGGTCAAGATTTAAAAAAGATAATCGAAGAGCTGGACATGACAAATGGCGAAGTAATGTTTTCAACAACTAAGGCGCCTGCAGAAGAGTTGGCGAATATGTATAATATGGCAGATTGTGTTATAAACGTCGCCGACGCTGAAGGCTTCGGCCTTGCAACACTAGAGGCCCTATCTTGTGAAACACCAATTATCGCAACCATGACTGGCGGACTTCAAGAACAAGTCACAGATGGTGAAAGTTTTTTCGGAATTGGAATCGAGCCGGCATCAAAGGCAATTATAGGATCTCAGGACATTCCTTGGATTTACGAAGACCGCTTAAATGGTGAAGATGTCGTCAATGCCATGCAGATGATGGTCGAAATGCCATCAGAAGAACGCTTAGCACTTGCAGCAGCCGGCCGCCAACACGTACTCAAGAACTATAACTTTGAAGATTTTGAGAAGACGTGGGTAAGTTTTATAAAAGAAGTTATGGACAAGAATGGTAGCTGGGAAGACAGAAAAAATTACAGCACGTGGACTTTGGAGGAGATTTCATGAAAAAGATAATTGTAAAAGGACCAGCATTAAGTGCCTCCGGATATGGCGAGCATGCCCGTTTCATCTTGAGAGCCCTTAGAAAAAGAGAGGATGTTTTTGATATCTATCTTCACAATCTTTCGTGGGGCAAGACAGGCTGGCTATTCGAGGATTCCGAAGAACGCCGCTGGATTGACGAAATAATCAAGAAGACGGCAGTTTATCTTTCGCAGAACAAGGGGAGAGTCTTTTTTGACTTTTCTATGCAGGTTACGATCCCCAACGAGTTTGAGAAGATGGCAGCCGTCAACATTGGCGTAACTGCCGGCATTGAGACCACCAAAGTAGATCCATCATGGCTCCAGAAAGCAAACGAGATGGATAAGCTGATTGTTGTCTCAAGTCACGCAAAGCGCGGCTTTGAAGAGACCAAATATCCCCTCCTCAACGACCAACAGCAGCACGTGATGGATCTGGAATGTAACATCCCTGTCGAGGTTGTTGGCTATCCTGTGAGAAAGTTCGAAAAGGCAGATGTAGATTTTAAATTTGATACAAAGTTTAACTTCTTATCTGTTGCTCTCTGGGGACAGAGAAAAAACATGGTAAAGACAGTGGAGAACTTTGTTGAAGAGTTCCGATATGACGAAGATGTCGGATTAATTCTCAAAACAGCGTTCAGAAGTGGGTGCACCTATGATAAAGAAAATATGAGACTGTCATTGCAGAACATTTTGTCCCAATATCCTGATCGCAAGTGTAAGGTCTATCTTTTACACGGAAGACTTAGTGAGAGTGAATTGGCAACTCTCTATGAGCACGATTCTGTAAAGTGTATGCTTTCTCTTGCACATGGCGAAGGCTTTGGGCTTCCCTTGTTCGAGGCAGCTTCAATTGGGCTTCCCGTTGTTGCTACCGACTGGAGTGGCCAAACAGACTTTTTATACGCTCCCCAGAAAAACAAAAAAGGTAAAGAAAAGCTAAAAGGGCTTTTTGGAAAAGTGTCTTATGACTTACATAAGGTCCAGCAGGAGTCCGTATGGGAAGGGGTCATAACCGCAGATTCAATGTGGGCCTACCCAAAGGACAATTCTGCAAAAGAGAAAATGAGAGATGTCTATAAAAACTATGATCTGGCGCTCAGTAAAGCAAAGAAGCTGAAGGAATATGTTGTAGTTGAGTTCGACTCAGAAAAGATGTATGATAAGTTGGTTTCTCACATCCCAATTACCCCAGAGGCCTCTAAAGACGAATTCATGGTGCTATAATGAAGTTTATATACATAAGTCAATTTCACGATAACTGTGGGTACGGCTCTGCGGCCCGTGGATATCTAAAAGCTCTCAGCAACCATTTTTCCCCCGACGACCTCAAGATTCACAGCGTGTCATTGGAGAGAAGAAATAGTATTCTTAAAGACTCAGATGTGGAGCTGCTGGACAAGTATTCTTTTAAAGATCTCGCTACAGCCGAAAAGTTTGCAGAAGAGGAAGAATATGTGGTGGTGTGGCATATGCCCCCTCCAATGGTGACGTTGGCAGAGAAGTATGCGCCTTTTGATCCAACTTGGAAGTGTATCAAGATAATGATGGAAAATGGTGTTCGGAATATTAATATTTCGGCATGGGAGGCAACAGGGATCCCAAGAGCCTGGGAAGATATATATAAAAACATGAAAACCACAGATGTCATTGTTCCGAGTACATGGAATCAGGAAGTGTACAGCAAGAAAATAAAGACCCACTATGTGCCCCATATCATGGAAACGCCCCAGTATGAAACCATTCCAATGGATATGCCAGTGGATTTTGAAAATAATTTTGTTTTATTCTCTATGTCACAGTGGTCTCATCGTAAGGGGTTTGACTCATTAATCAGAGCGTTCTGCATGGAGTTTGGAGAACAAGAAGATGCATATCTTATCATAAAGACTTATGGCGTCATCGCAGACTCTTATCCTGTTTCGCAGGAGGAGCAGGCAAGGTCGATAACGAACGAAGCCTTAAATTACAAAAATCAAGTGCAACTAGAGTACGAGAAATCTCCAAAGTGTAAGCTCGTGGTAATTCCAAAGGTCTTGCCAGAGGAGAAGATATCTTGGCTCTATGAGAACTCCACCGCTTTTGCTCTTTTGACAAGGGGCGAAGGCTTCGGACTTACTGTTGCCGAAGCGACAATGTTGGGCCTCCCCGTTATTGTCCCCGATTCCGGTGGCCACACAGATTATTTACAAGAGTATGATAATAAATACCTTACGGAAGGACATTGGACGCCATACTTCGGGCTTCCTGGTTATAGCTGCGAGATTAGTTGGTATGAACCAGACATCGCTTCAGCACGTTCAGCCCTTCGCCAGTGCTACAATGATTGGAAAGACGGAAAGATTTCTAGAAAACCCAATCCTGCGGTATCTTTTACTAAGGCGGAGGTGGGCAAAAAGTTTACGACCATCTTAATGGAGGTTGCACATGGCGGTTGATATAATTAAGGAAAAGGTTGCAGAAATAGATTTTGATACTTCTCATGGATTTAAGACTGCTATTTGCGTGTTAGCATATAACCGGCCCGACTATTTTAAGGAAGTGGTGGAATCGATTGAGGCAAACACAGAGTCTCATGAGTTGCCCGTTTTCTTCTTTTTAGATGGGGGCCCCAACTCGACAACAAAAGAGAACATAGAAATTATAAAGTCTTGCAAAAAGATAAAAAACAAATTTGTAATCGCGAGAGAAGGAAATATCGGATGTTCGAAAAACCTAATTGACGCGAGGCGATTTGTATTTGATAAAATGGGTTTTGACTTGGCTTTTATATTTGAGGATGACCTCGTTGTATCTGAGAATTATGTTCGTCTTCTTTTAAACGCCTATAAAGACCTCTCAGAAAAGTATGAGAATATTGGGATGTTGCAGGCTTGGAATTTGGATGAAGATGCCAATGTTGAGAACCCAGATGAAGAAAAGTTATCTTCTTTCAGGGTAATAGAGGACACTCACTTGTGGGGATACCTCATGCCACGAAAAGCGTGGGATCAAATCAAGGAGAGAATGTATGAGTATGAAAAAACATTTCATGATCCGCTCCCGAAGAATGGCATGGGCAAGATTGTTTTCGAGAGCAACTTAGGCGCTGTAAGAAAGTTCATGCATGAAAGTTGGAGTGAACCACCCTCTCAGGAAGGGAACCCCTCGATTATAGTTGACCCCTTTATTGAAAAAAAGAAGGGGAGATTCTTTGGCCCTAACGCACCCACTGGCCAAGATATTAATACGGAATTAAACTTATCTTCAAAGGGGCTTGTTCGCCTCGTTGCATGCCAGAACAGATCAAGATATATTGGCAAGATTGGCCTTCATGCGACGCAGGCCATATGGGATAAGTGGGGTTTTGGTACTATTAGGCTAGTCAATCACCGTAGCGACAAACTTGTTGAGAGGTTTTCTGTAGTGGGGGACACTGCGAGGAATGAGTAAGATTATTGTGTGTGGCTCGAAAAGGTACGTGAATATCAAATTTGACAAACTGGTAGACTCTTTCGATGAGATAGTTAGAACCAACTTGTTGCTTCCTGATGATGGGTATGGCCTCCGAAACCCGACGATACAGCCTATCAATTGCCATATGTGGGCAAAATATAAAAAGAAGGTGCCCTTATCGGGGTGGAAAGAGTATATAAAAAGGGGCGTGACAGAAGATTATATAAAGAGGTTTAAGAAATTTATTGATTCTGCCACTGATACGAAGTTTGTAACTTATACTCGCAATAACACGTCAAAGATGAAGAATTTTTGTAAAAAGAAGAATATTAATGCAAATATAAGGAAAGAAATACGTAATGGCCTCTCTTATGTTGCAGAGTGCCTATCTTCTGGCAAAAAACCTTTTCTTATTGGATTTTCTCTTTCAAAGGAGGACTACGAATTTAGTCAGGTCCACGGAGATAGGAGAAGAGCAGATCGAAAAATTAATGACGCCCATCATTCTAGGGGTTCCGAAATAGAGTTGATAACAGAGCTCCACAACAAGGGATACATTGATGCCTCCTTTTGTTGTATCTGCGACGAAAAAGAGCTGCGGTTTTGCACAAAAGTCATAACTCCCACCCCCAGATCCCTTGAGTTGGCGAAGAAGCTTCTTGCTAATGACCAGTGCGCCAACAGCGAGGATAAAGTATGATGGAAAAATTTAACAACAAGCCTGTGTTTCCCGTTTCACCTTCTTACGATCCGGATGGGAGCCTAAGCACCACCGGTAGTATAAAGTATGTGAAGTATCTGGAATCTAACGGCGCTGAAGTAATCATGACCACGGCAGGCACCTCTCAGTTCAACTTGTTATCTCTGGCAGAAATCCGAGAACTGAACATTTCTGTGTGTAATAATTTTAAGAAAATTAAAATAGTGGGCATCCCGGCACTATCAAAAAGAGATCTGGTCGCTGAGATAAAGTTCTACGACAAGCATATTGAAGACAAGAAAGACGTTGTTCTGCTGCTTCTGTATCCTGAGAGGTTTTATGATAATGAAACGGTGTCTCGCTATTTTTCCGATGTAGAGAAAATTTCTGACTTCAACCTCATGATTCACGGTAAGGAGATAAGAAAAGGTACCGGTGGAATTAAAGAATATGATGCAGATCTGTTAAATCACATATTGGCCAAAACAAGTAAAATTATAGGCATGAAGGAAGAGTGTGGAAGTTTTGAATTGGGCTACGATACCATTAGAAAGCTGCCAGAAAACTTTATAACGATAGTTGCAGGAAAGAGCATTAGGAGATACGAATTTCTTAAAAAAGCTGGCGCAACCACCTTTCTTTCTGGTGTAGGGAGCTTTTATCCACAGTTTGAGGTGGAATACTTTTCTTCAAAGAATAGGCAGGATTTCCTAGATATTGAAAATAACCTTTTTGACACATTTATGTCAATTGGTTGGCACAAGAGCATGAGAAATGCTATAAGGTACATGAAGGTGGGGTGTGAACACGATAGGCAACCATTTCCTACCTTCTCCCCGCAGGAGAAGAGGGAAATAGTAAGCAGACTTAGAGAAGTCGAGGAATTTTTGAGTTCCGTCGAGGAGGCCCACGATGAAGCATGATAAGTTATCCACAGTGTGGTCGAATTCGACACGCAAATGGCGCCATTTGGACTATACCGACGCCGTGTCGAAAAATTATGAATTTCTCTCTGAGTGCACGAGAGAGTTTGATAAGGACGAAATTGAAGAAGTTGTAGATTGGGGCCCCGGAGGAGGGTGGCTATCAAAGTTCTTTGTAGACTGTGATATCCACCTAGTAGATATCGTCTCCTCTAATTTGGAAGAGTCCGCCGAGAACGTCAGGGCCACAGCAAGGTCGGTAGAGGCACATCACATCAAAGACATCGAAGAGGCCAATACACTGGGTTCATTATCTCCCGATATTCTAATGGCGTTTTCAGTTATATACCATTTCCCGACAATTGAATACTGGAAGTCGGTGTCTGGCTTGTGGAATCAGATGTCTCCTCGCTATATTGTGGGACGCACTTTCCTGACCAATGGCGATTCATGGCAACGCTCGGAGAAGAAATACGCAGTAGGGAGAAATTATCTTCGCGGAATCGTTTTAAATAAAGAGGAATTTATAAATTCTTTCCCTGACTATAAGATAATATATGAAAAGAAGATAAGCCAAAAGTATGATAGGCACGGCGCCCCCGCCGATCAATATTCATATGTTTTTCTCTTTGAGAGGAAAGCGTGAAGATAGCAGTCATACCAGCCCGTGCCGGATCTACTAGGTTGAAAAACAAAAACACACACCCGCTGAAGGGCAAGCCACTTATTAGGTGGGTGACAGAAGCAGTTATAGAGTCGCGGTGTTTTGATAAGGTGGTCATCTCAACCGACGGTGATGATATTTTTGATGCTGTGGCAGACTTGAATGTTACTCGCCACAAACGACCAGGCTCCCACGCCACGGTCAGCGCAACGGCACTTGATGCGATGCTAGACTATATGCAAAATAACCCTCCCTTGGGGGCGGAAGCGGAAGATGCAATTTTTGCTTATTTTCTCCCCACTTGTCCGTTTGTATCTCCTGTCGACATTAAGCGCGGTATGGAACTACTGGAGTGTAGTGGGTCTAGATGCGACACCGTAGTCAGTATGACCCAGATCCCAGAAACAATTCAGTTGGCGTGTGTCATGAAGAACGATTGGGTTCTTCCCGTTTTTGATAACCTAGAGTGTGGACTAACTAATAGCAAATTTATTAAAAGATACTTTAAACCATCTGGGGCATTCTATATGGGACGTTGGGATAAGGTATTACAAAATAAAAACTTCTTTAAAGGAAACGTAAAGGGTGTTATAATACCACCAGAGAGGTCAGTTGATATAAATAATATTAATGATATTAGGTTTGCAGAATCTATGCCGGAGGGAATATGAAAGTTCATAAAAAATGGCTCACAAAAAATAAAAAAGATCAAACCAAAGAAAATAAGGATAAGTTTGTTTTTACAAATAATCACGGCTGTGCATTTTTGAAAGCTGATTTTATGTCATCCCTAGATTCGAATTCAAAACTGAAAATGATGGAGATAGGCTGTCAGGAAGGGAACGTCTCGATTAAATTGATAAAAGAATATCTTCGACACAGTGACAGCAGGATGTATTGTCTTGATCTGTTTCCTCCTGACAAGCTCGGCATGGAGAGAAATTTTGATCACAACATCAGCTTGTTGGGCGATGATGCAAGCAAGGTAATCAAGTGTTCGGGCCCCTCATGGAAGAGTTTAAGAAATTTAAGTACAGAAGAAAACTTTGAAAGTTTTGATCTGATCTATGTTGATGGTTGGCATGGAGCACACGGTGTGCTGGACGATGCTGTCTTGTCTTGGAAGTTATTAAAGGTGGGGGGCTTTTTAGTGTTTGATGATTATTCTTGGTCCAAGGCCGGCATGAAAGATTTCCGCAAACCTAAACTAGCTATTGATTCTTTTATAAAAATCTTTAAGATTTTCTTTAATGAAACTAAAGCAGGCAATCAAAAGTGTTTTAAAAAGACAGTTTCAAACGACATGGAAATCAGACGCTGCCAAGAGAAGGGCGGCTCTGATGAGCTTTCGTCAAAATACTTTGTAGATTTAAAAGAGGGGGATAGTTATGAGCAATAAAGTTTGGATACTAGGGCCCTGTTCAATCGAGAATGAGGAATTATATTTTTCAACATACGAAAAACTAGCCTCCTTCATGGGAGATAGGGACTGGTACTATAAGGCATCATTTGATAAGGCAAATAGAACATCTCTCACCGGCGGCCGAGGACCAGGACTAGAAAAGAGTATAGAAATCTTTGAGGATCTAAAAGATAAACACCCAGAAGCAAAGCTTCTCACGGATGTTCACGAAACATGGCAAGTTGAAAAACTTGCACACGTCATCGACTGCGTTCAAATCCCGGCATTTCTCTGTAGGCAAACAGACTTGATTGTTGAGTGCGCGAAAAGTTTCAGCAAGGTGAATATTAAAAAAGGGCAATGGATAGGCCCAAACAATCTAATAAAATCGGTTGACAAGGTAAAAAATGTTAACCCTGAATGTGAGGCGTGGATCTGTGATCGTGGAACAAACTTTGGATATAATGACTTGTTTGTTAATTTTGGCATTGTCGATGAACTCAAAAAGCATTATGATAAGGTCTTAATAGATTGCACACACTCAATACAGAGATCGAGAGCTATATATGGCACACAGGGAGACCGCCGACTGGCAGAGAGGTACCTTCTCTCTTCTGATGTCTTTGGATACGATGGTGTTTTTGCAGAGGTCCACCCAGACCCACCATCAGCCGTCTCTGACGGAGACTGCCAGATCTACTTAGACAAAATCGAAGGCTTGATAAGAAGGTCGGAAACCATTTCGCGTGTAGTTGCCGAGAAAGATCGCGCCCGTGAGGAATAAGATTCATATCGGATACCACAAGTGTGGGTCGACTTTTTTGCAGAAGCTGATTTTTCCTTGTGTGCCGACCTACGAGGGTAGACTTTATGGAAAAGGTCATGCTAGGTGCAATTTCAGGAAGTTTTACAAAAAAGGCTTCAAAGAAACTTGCCGAGCGATAGAGAAGCACTACTCCAATAGGGAGGGCGTGTTTATATCTCATGAGGGATTTTCTAGCCTAAGACACCAGCATTTGTTTGAGATTTTAGGTGATGACTGGGATGTTTTGGTGGTGAAAAGAAATTTGCACGATCTCATACAAAGCCGTCTCCGCCACAAACCGCACGACTTTTTTCTCTATGACAAAATTAAGCGCGGCACCATCGATGCGGAGGTGAAGCGTTTTTACGATCCGGAAAGTCTAAAGAAAGGGTTCAGCCACCTTACGGTATTATCCTTCGAAAAGCTTTTTTCAGGGGAAAAGGAAGAGCTTGATAGGTTATCTAAATATCTGGGCCACGACATAGGGCCCATTTTCCGAGAAAATATTAGTCGAAGAAAGAACTCAAGAAAGAAATAAACCATTATGAGGGCTGAAGATATAAGTGAAAAATTACAAGAAGATGGGTATGTGGTACTCCCCGACTATCTGAAGGGTAATCCCATGAAAGAACTTTTTTTTGAAGAGGTGGGGGACATTTTATCTAATTCATCTGCCGACAAAGGATATAAGTTTGGAAAAGCAGAAAGAATTGGGTCTTTGAATAAGAATTCCAAGAATAGAATAGGAATGTCACATTGTTTTACAACCCCCCTTCTCGAAGAAGTTCGGAGGGGAAAATTTAAGGCAGATTGCAAATTCACTGAGATTTTTGTGACTCATGAGTTTACTGACGAGAATGGGCTGGAGAGGAACGGGTATTTACACTTTGATCGTATTTGGACTTTTAAGTATTTTTACTACATAACAGATACGAGAAGTCAGGCTGATGGGCCACTAACTGTTGTCCCCGGCTCCCATGTTTTGGGAAAGAAGCTGAGAAAGGCTCAGCTCGCCACTGGTGCCCCCTATAAAGAACAAAAAAATAGAATAGAAATTGATTTCCCACTTGTATATGAAGAAATTAAATCAAAGAAGACACCGCTTTACGGGCCTGCAGGCACTCTTGTCATATTTGATACCGATGTTTTTCATATGGGCGGGACAGTAACTGCCGGCCACGAGAGGAAAGTGTGCCGACTGCACATGAGGTAGAGGAGAATAATTATGAAATTATCAGATCAAGCAGTGGGATCACAGATATGTCCCCTCTAATGTGGCAAAAAAAACTACAGAGAAGACTTGGGGAGTAATGATCATATACGTTGACATCGATGAGACAATTTGTTTTTCTCCGGAAAGTAGAGATTATTCTATGGCTACCCCCATAGAAAAAAACATTAACAAAATAAACAAAATGTATGATAATGGAGATACAATAGTCTACTGGACAGCTCGTGGGACTCTCACTGGCAAAGATTGGAGAGGGGTGACAGAAGGGCAGTTTAAGAGGTGGGGTGTAAAATATCACGAACTGAAATTCGGAAAGCCGGCCTATGACCTGTTTATAGATGACAAGAATATAAGTTCAGAAGAATTTTTTAAAGGAGAATAATAATGAAATTATCAGATCAAGCAATGGGATCATTAATGATGGTCTTGCAAAAATGTTTAATGGAACAAAGCGATATCGTTCCAATGTTAAAGGAACTAGAATTTGTTCAGGACGGAGATGAACTCTCGGTCAAGAACCCGCCAACACTTCACTTTGACGAAGAAAAATTGGACAAAAACACACTGGAAAACAATGCCTAAATATGTTTATGAATGCACTGAGTGCGGTTTCGTCAAGGAGGTCGTCCACTCTATGAAAGAAAAGCTTAAAGATTGTGAAGAATGTGATACAATAGAGGTACTTAGGAGAGTTCCTTCGTTCACCCTATCTATTGGACCTGGTGTTTCTACATCTAGTGGGACAAGAGTAAAGGATTTTATTGAAGAAACTCGTTCTGAACTTAAGAAAGAGAAAAAGGAATTGCAGAGAAAAGAGTATTCTAATGATTGAAATTATTTTAGTAGCTTCGGTTATTTTTAATTTAGCACTTATGTGGTATGGTTATCTTCTTTTGAGGAAAGTAATATACGTCTCAGGTAATACGTCGGAGATAATTGGTGCTGTTGATAAATACCGAGACCACCTCAACGGTGTTTTCGAATTAGAGATGTTTTATGGAGATGAAACACTCCAATCTCTATTGGAGCACACCAGTGACCTGTCCACTTTCTTAGGAGAATGCGAACAAGCATATGGAATGACTGAAAGTGAGTATGGGAATTATGTCGAAAGTGTCCAAGAAGAAGAAGCGGCGCCGGATGAGCAGGGGCGGGGGTAAAGCCTATTTCACGAAGGTGCATGAAGATGCAATCGTAAAATATGCCTTATCTAACTCTAGAGAAGAAAAAACAAAGTTATATGTAGATTTAATTAATCCGGCCTTCAACGAGATGGTCGATAAGATAGTATATACATACAAGTTCACAAACCTACCAAACATTGACGACCTAAAAGCCGAGTGCAAAGTCTGGCTTACAACCATTCTGGACAAATTCGATCCAGCAAAAGGCTCAAAGGCTTTTTCCTACTTCTCGGTTATAACGAAGAACTGGTTCATTCATAAGGTCAAACGTACAGCCCTCCAAAACAAGAGAGAGGTCTACTATGATGAAATTCCAAAAGACATGGAACAACATCATTTGTCTACCACAAACATGTATTTTGAAATCAGAGAGGCCAACGAGTTTTGGAAATATCTCTGGGGAGAAATAGAAGAGTGGGAAAAACATGCCACTAAGCCGAATGAGAAGAAGGTTCTTGATGCTATAAGAATTCTCCTTGCAGACCCCGACGCTATCGAAATTTTTAATAAGAAAGCTATTTATTTCTACATAAGAGAAATTACTGGACTCAACACAAAACAGGTTGTTAGTAGTTTGAATAAGGTTCGGACAAGATATCGAACTTTTAAGTCCAAGTGGAATGAGGGAAAAATTTGACCATGAGAAGCGATTTAGAGGAACAACTAGAAAAGGCACTCGACAATGTGAACGAGGACAGGGACGTAACGAAGAGGCTACTCAATGATCTTATTGATTATATCTCAGTATCTAACGAGCGCCATGTCGAGGCCGGAGCAATTGCAGCAAAGTACGTAGAAACACTTCAGCGTTCAAACGAGCAGGTTGTTAAGGTTGCCGGAATAATCCAGAGAGCCACAGCGAACAAAGGCTCAGAAGGGCTAAGCAAAGAGGAAAAGGACGACCTTTTCGAACTCATCAGCGGGGACGGCTAAAGTGGGTGTAAAAAGAAATTCCTTGCAGGGACTTGACGCTCTCATAAATATTGCCTCTGGTACACCTACCGGCGGCAGCACAGACGATTTAGGCGAAGGACAGGTTTATGTTGCAAAGATAATTAAAGAAGTCCCTCCTACCGATCCGAATAACCCCCACCTGATTCAACGCATTGGTTCCCTATCGCCTGCACCAGCCAAGTTATATAAAATAAAAATTCAAGAAGAGCTCGGAAACTCCATCACTGGTACCGAGCTTTTGCTCACAGAACCAGAAGAACTAAAAGATGTCACCTCACAGGGCCTTTCTACCGTCGATGTGGGGAATTTTGTACTTAACATGCTCCCAGAGGGGATCTATATGGTGGAGTCCGAACAGCAAGAGCCACCTGGCATTGGCGATGAGGTATATGCCACTGCTGATGGCGGTATCGAAGGCCGCTACTTGTTGGCAAATAAAGAGGGGAAGCAAAAGACAGATCAGGGCGGCTACGGGGTCTACGATCCAAAGACGGGAACTTGGTCCTCCCCAAGCCAATCATTCACTGACGAGAACGGAAACCCAATAGCGGCAGAAGATAGGAAGAACAACCTTCTGAGCTTCGTTAAAGAAGTTATGGTTCCATCCGCAATCAGGATAACATCAGACTACGCTAAAAGAACGCACCCTGTTACTGGTGATCCTGCAAAGCATCATTATGGTGTTGATGTTGGCGTTGGCGGAGCTACCGGTGTTAAGCTTTACGCCCCGCGCAAAGGAAAAATTACAGTTGCGAAATTTCAAGACGAGGCGGGCTCCTATTGGGCAAATGGCAATTATATAAAATTAAGACATGATGATGGCAACGAATCAGTGTTCCTCCATCTCCAGACAATATCCGACAAGATTAGGCCAATTGACGGCACACCGGAAGTTATCACCAGCCCAGAGCAGATACCGCTTAACCAGAAGTCAGCGGCGCCATTTTCTCAAAGAGCCGGCGAGCAACGAAGTGGCGGCCGCCCAAAGCTCGGAGTGGTCACTGTAGAAAAAGGAGATCTTTTGGGAACAATAGGCACCTCTGGCCGAAGCACAGGAATTCACCTCCACTGGCAATTTTCTTCTCAGGCCGATCCATATGCTATCGTATTCGGCCAATGGAAGACGGAACCCTCCGTATAGGTACAAAACATGGCAAACACAAACTACAAATTACCCCACGAGGCCGAGAGGCGAAAAGATATCCTCACCGGCAACAAAGATCTTGACGACGAGCGCATCCATATTAATAAAAACAGGCACGAGAACCAGCCAAGAGTTGCAAGAACTGAAAACGACTACATTATTGAAAATAGACACAATGCGAGCATTGTTCTTGGTAGAGACTATGAATATGATGATTTAAATGACACCTCCATTGGGATGGTGGACATATCTGCAGGCCGCACAGGGAATATGGATGATGGAGAGAGGTCTGGAGGAAGTCTGATTTCGGATGCAGCAAAAATTTATATCAGCCAAAAGACGGACATAGACAGGCTTTACGGCTTTACCCCCAAGAAGTCCTCCACAAGCCGCTCCGCCATCGGCATTAAGGCAGATGCTGTTCGTGTTATATCCAGAGACCCATCTGCCGGCATAAAGCTGATTGTCCAGCCAGACTCCTTTGGGTCAACAGCAGGCAAAAACTCTCAAGGAGGTTCGGCGACTGGCGTCCAAGGCGGCGTTGAGATCTTGGGTCCAGGCAAGGAGATTTCCCAACCGATGGTAAAATCAGATGACCTTGCGAAGTCTCTAGCCAAGCTCGTCAATTATATCGAGCAGATAGAGATTATGGTTTGGGATTTCGTCAGCTATCAAAAGAAATTCAACAGCGCCGTATCACAGGCGACTGACATCGAGGCGTTTTATGCACAGAAGGGAATTCCAGACCCACTGTTACTTAAAGCAAAGGCACGAAATTCACTAGATTTATTCTCATATGTAGAATCCAGCGGGAGATCCATAAGATCTAAACTAGAGAAATACAAGACCAACGATTTGGGCGTAGACGCAGACGGAGAGAAAGCAGTAAAAACGAGTAAAGCCGTATTCTCTAGTAAGTACCACAAACTGAACTAGAGAGTATTTATATATATGGCCCAGCAAGACCCAAACAAAAACACCAATTTAGAACAACAGTTTGAAGACTCCTCAGACGTAGGATCCGAGCAAAGATCCGAAGACTTTGCCGCTCAAGCGAAGTACGCCTCCGGCACAAGAGAGCTCGTGCTCCAAACTCATGGCGATGTTCTGGGTGCATATGATCAAATTGGAGAGGGGACAGCTTATCCTCCCGATCATCTATTCTTGATAAACCTTAATCCGATTTTTAAAGAAGAAAAGTTAAACAACGACTTCTTGATGAGTAAGAAAGAGTATTTCTACGAAGATATGCTCGCCACCGCAGAGACGACTTCATTTGATAGGTTCTACTCTAAAAAGACGGAACATATTAAGAAACTGTTTAGGTTTTTCCAAAGAAGACTTGATGATGATTTAAGTTCTAAAAAGAGAAACATTAAGACTAACGGCATCGATTTCGAAAAACACATGTCAATGATAGAGTCGGTTCCGAACGAGATCAAGAGAGCAGCCCTAAAGGCAAACCCTCTACTGGGAGACCTTATGAGGGAGTCTGAAAACAAGTACCAGACCTCAATCGTAATGACAGCCCCCGTGGGAACGTACAGCACCTTTATGGGTGTTTATTTGTTTTTCCCAAATGCAGATTTGAGGGAGCTCCTGTCTGACGTTGGCCTCGATGAAGGCGCCGACAAGATCAGCAGCATTTCTGCGGACTATGTGAGATTCTTTATTCCAGGCAGCTTCTTTCAGAACGATTCCCCCTTCAAGAGCCTGTTTTTCCAATTCAACGGATACATGCAGAAACTAGATCTTCTTGCTGATCTTGGGAGGGAAGACTTAACAAGAGCAGAGAATCACATGAACTGTGGGTTCACACCCGGCGCCGCAGATTATCCGCCACTACTTGATTATTTCTCCTTTTCCCATTCTTTTCACCAGCCAACTCCGATAACGGTAGAGGAAAACCCGGTGGAGAACAGCAAATGGAGAGAGAACGCTGCACAGGCAGTAGATGCATTCACAGGGGCAATGGACGATGCAACCAAATCGCTTACGAGGTCACTGTCTCAGTTTATTTCCGATCCATACACTGTCGTCGATGGCGACAAAATGACCTTGACCACCAAGAATTATACCGCTGGCTCTGTCTTCGGAGCCAAGCTCTCCTATGATGGTGACAAAAAATCACCACTCATGGAGCTCTCAAGGGGCTGGCTGGATCAGGCAGAGCTCAGCGCCGCCGCAGACCGGACGTCCTTAATTACGTTTCAAAGCCGCTCAGGACCCGAAGTCAATGCAGATGCTGTAATTGAAATAAATCGAGAAGACGAGGCCCTGAAAAAGAAGCTCGTTGCTAATTTTAAAAAGACTGGCAACGCGCTCGAAGAAGGAATGGTCATCCAGATACCAAAGCAGTCTGGTACAAAAAACAAGTGGAAAAATCTCCTCAATTCCGTAGAGATGGAGGAGATGGATCCAGAGCGCCTCAAGGAAATTTGGAACGAAGCTTTTCTAGATCCTTTCCTTGCAAGAATATGTCCGGCCACCCTTCCAAAAAGGGTTCTTGAGTGTTTACTTCCGGGCAACTGCCGCGATCTCATGAAATACATTGGCCTATGGCGTACCCGCGATTTCTTAGAAGAGTTTATTGCTTTTGACCTATTTTCTGATACCAAAAGTCTGGTCACTGCACTGACGAAGTGGGATGAGCTCGTTCAAGAGCAGTACAGCTTTAAAGCAGTACAGTTTAATGGCAACGGTTTTCTGAAGTCGGGAACTACCGACTCTAAGGAGGTTTTCCCAAACGGTGCAGATAGCGTTTCCGTATCTCTGCAGGTGAAAGTAAAGCCGGAGAACAAGAAAACAAACGACAAGAAGGTAAAGTCGATATTCTCCCAGAAGGGAGTGTTCGAGATAAAGAAGGGGATATTGGGAGATATAAAAGTTGTTCTCTATTCTCAGGACGGAAAGAAAGTAACTTATACAAACTTTGGAGAATCCACAATTGATTTTGATGACGATTACTGGCACCAGCTTGGTTTTTCCTGGGCCGGTAATACTGGAAACTTCACGCTATATTTCGATGGCAGAGAGGTGAAGACCAAGAAGGACAGTGGCGACACATTCACAGGCCCATTGGCATCCCCCGATAGTACGCGGTTTCTTGTTGCTTCCGAGTCCCACGAAGAGAGCAGGAAGGGCTTTGCAGGACAACTTGATGAAATTTGTGTATTTGATAAGACCCTCTCAGCGGCTCAGTGGAAATCGCTTGGTAAGATTGATAGCGATGTAAATTTAAACACAGCAAGGCTCAAATTGAATGTCAAGGCTTGGTGGCGCATGGGAGATGCCGTTGATGATCGCACTCCTGCTTCTGGCGTCACCGGAAAGATCGTTGACCTCGCTGGAGGTAAAGATCTCTCTTTCGGAAACCCCAGCGAAGGATCCACCAAAATAATTGTTGCTCACCTGTTTAAAGAGAAGGACGAAAACCGCTTTATCGATATAATAAATCGAGAAACAGATGTTGAGAAGGTTTGCGATACAATCATGGAATACATAATGGAGCTTGTGGAGGTCTCCTTTGATCCGGAAAAAATAAAGAAAGATATACTGGACCAGATAAACATACCTAATTTCTCTGGGGATCCCCACAAACAAGTGAAGCTCATAATCAAAAAGACAATTGTAGAGCAGTTGCTGAAAATGGTAGCCACCTTTCTAATGAAGATGATTGCCGAGCTGCTAAACTGCGATAGTTGGCGTGGAATGGTCAAGGCTCTTGTGAAAGGAACAGTTAATTTTGATGCCAACACTTTTGGGTCCGCATTTGTGGAAAACAACCCGGTTGCAGAGTTCATCAATGCAACTCAAGATCCGGAAGAGTGGTCAAAGATATTAAAAGACACGGAGAGCTACTTCCTAAAGGGTGTTTCCACATCCCTCTCGACAGGATTTCAGATGCACGAATCTGGCTCCAACGGCCAACACAAATATACCACTCTTGGTATCGGCCAAGTTCAGTTTGCCGAGGAACACAACATAGGCGCACAAGTGTTTGATACCATCAACGGCACAACCGTATCGATAGAGAACTCCGAGGGAACAAATTCCCAAGACGTTGTAGTAAATCTCGTTAAGAAAGCATCAAGAGATACACCCCCAGAGTCTGTCCTCGCGCTTCTCGCATCGGGAGCAGATCCAACAGCCGTAGCTAACATGACAGAGATTCTTAACTCTTCATCAGACGAGACAGGGATCACATTCAGCAACGATGACACGGAGATGTTCTTCGGCACGATAGGTTCTCAGCTAGGTTTCCAAAATGTTATTGATCAGTTGAGATATGCCGCTCAAGTAGTCGATCAGGCCGTTGCAGATCCAGAATTCTGCATACCATCTCAGACAACCTCTCAATCACTTGGTCTTCAAAAGACCCCAGCTCAGACCGCATCTGATAAGGCAACAGTGCAGGATATTTTAAAAAGAGCGGAACAGTTAAATTCGTCAGATACCGGCAACGGCTGCTCAACTCCGGTACCTCTTTCGGGCCCTGAAGAGGAATCTCTAAAGAGGACGATTAATGATGTGTTCTCCCCAATCACCTCTGCCTATGATAGTGATCTCTTGCTTTATAAGCTCGGACTAACATCTATAGACACAAAAACTAGAAAAATACCAAAGGTTTTGTGGAAGGGAGATAAGCCAAAAGTAAAGGTTGCCGACGAGAACGGCAACATCAAAATAGAAGAGTATGAGATCAAAGAAACACAAATCAACCCTGAGTTTGAGGGCATGCTTGAGCAGGGATTCATACCAACACTAAAAAATGGAAAACCATGCGGAACCAGAGCCGGCGGCGTAGTCAAGACTCAGTGGAACCCGTTCACTGCTACGGACGAAAACCCGTGGCTGAAAGAACGCAGGCCACCAGAAAGTCTCATGCCAAAGCCGCCAGAAAACGAAGACGACGAAGTTCAGCAGCCAGACTTAGAGATTGGGGATCTCATTAAGAGCCTTGGGCCTTACACTGATTACCCAAAAGGGTATGAAGATGCGAATGTTCCATACAACAAGGTCACTCTTGGCGGAAACGCCGGCAATGCCCTTTCTGCCAACGTAAAGGGGTTTATTCTTGATCCAAACCGAGGTCTTAATGAGGCTAGATATTTTGAGAACCGAACCAAGGCGTCGAGAAGGGGTATAGAAAATATAAGAACCAAGAGCAGAACAACCCTCATACCCCCTTCCAATGCCAATAATCCACCACCCGCGAACGACTCCTATTCGACAGTAACTCACGAGGTAAGTTGGGGAAGATCATTAAGCGGCGTCAAGCTGGTTTCTCTCCGGAAGACTGGTGCAGAGAATCTTGTTTTGGATCCGGTAGAAGTTCCCTTCAACCTGTCGTCTGAGACGCTGGAGGCCATCAACTCAATGGGGTATGACGCTGGCCCTGCAGAATGTGAAGATGTTCTTGCCACAGGCGGGGCAGCAGGTGGAGACAAATCCGCCGGCGGCAATCACACCCCGCAAGAAAATGTGTTTGCAGATGTGCTCGCCAGCAATAAAAATACAGCCAGAATATCAAACTCGAAAATTAAGACAGATGTTTATGACTCTCTATATAAGGAAGTGTTAACTGCGGCCATGTTTTATATCGCGGACTCACCACTCTTAAAGACCATTCCAGACATTGTTGACAGCGACGGTTCGCCGATGCTGGCCATCAACTTTTTGAACCTGAATACAACTCCAAGATTAATAGACATGCCATCTTTGGCATCACAGGTCTCGGAAGATTACACAAACCTCATGGCTTGCCCCGATGAGTTGGTGGAGCCACCTCTCTACACAGCCCTCAAGACAGCTGCCCCTCGCATCTTGGCCCGTATGTATATTACAGATATTATGCTGAGAGCAATTGTCCCGTTTTCTCAATTGTTTTTTAGTTCCAAGGATCCATTGATTCACGGACTTATAATAAACAGGATAGAGGCTGATCTGAATTTGTTTGCCAACAAGTTTGTTGCCGGCAAAGCAGCCGGAGTTAAAGCGAAAATTGTTGAGCAATATAACTCCCTTGCCAAGACGGGACAAATAGATGCACCAATGGCCTCCGAGGAGCCCGGCTCCAATGCCGGCTTTAAAACAGCGATGGGTTACTTTATTGAAGACGAGTTTGATTTTGTGGTAGATCGACTTAAGGAAACGGTTCACGGAGATTGTATCCCCAAGTCAGGTGACGATAAAGCCTCGGTTACTCAAGAGATGTACAATATAATAATGAAATATGCCGACTTGGGGGATAGGAATCTAAAGGTTGAGACTTATGCAATAACAAAAGAGACCGAAACTGAAGAGCCAAAAGTTCTAAAGGACTTCTCAATACCAGAGCAGCTTGACGAGATTGATGTAATCGGAACTTCCTTGTCTTACTTCTACAACGATTTAGAGGTCCTACTATCCAAGGTGGAGCATTCCGCAGAGGATCTAATTAAAGAACTTGGCATCAACTTAGATGATATTGAATGTGACAACAATTCCATCTATGACCCCAAAGGATTCACGACGCCGACGGAGGATCACTATCACTCGTATGATACATTTGCCGGATCTGACGGTAACGGAAACACTACCAAAACTTTTGATCTCGACGGAAACGAAATATTTGATGAGAGACATCACAATCACTCGATCTATCAGTTTGCCGTTGTGCCAAAGTTTAACTCGGCCGATCAAGTAGAGCACGTACACTCTCTTGTGACCACTAAAAGTAGAAAGCAATCAGAGGCCGCAAAAGTTATGGATCAGGTTCAGAGCGCCATGCGAGAGAAGTTGACTCAAACTGATAGCTTTAAAGTTTTGTTTGATTTCTGTTTCGACCTGAACGACGCTGGCTCACTGGCGATGATGTATTGCTTGCAATCATCAGACGATCAGATTATGTCAAGAGTGTTCAATAGTACCAAAAAATCAATCATCACTATGTTTGGTTGGCTTTGGGAACAAGACCAATCTTCGGATTCTTGCTCAAGCGCAGAAGCTGAATCGATGTCTCTTGACTTTGAGGACATGTTTCCTGATTTGGCCGCTGCTGCCTTAAATCCAGAGCTCCTGCTTATGCTGCTTGTGGCGCCTCTTACAACATACAAAGGCTGGGCAAAAACCGCAGACCCCCACGTTTTCATAACGTCTACTATAATTGACTTGATTGGTATGCCAATACTTCCAAAGAATTCGAAGGAGTGGGTAACACTTCCGTTTAGCGACACGCCAGAATGCAGAAACTGGCCAGACTTTAGTCAGGCAGTTAGCCCCTTGGACACCCTTTTCGCCGGCGGCGAAAACCTTTTTAATCCAGCTGGTCCACCGTTTGATCTTCCACCACTTTATCTTCCTGCACCATTAATTGAGGGCCTTGTTGCCCTTGGCGTAACGTGGGCCCCTTGCCTAGTAGGAATGCCCCCGTTTCCACCAACACCGTTTGGGATGATATATTACTTTGCTGTTTCTCCGCTTATTTGGCTCATGAGGGACTTGCCTAGACTGATAGAGATGATGCAGGGAAGCGAAGCAGGAAGAAAATCGCTCGCAGCAGCAGGTCTTGCTGTTGAGGGAGAAATCAGTTGCGAAGACCAAACACCGCAGGAAACGGTAGACTCCGGCACCGCAGAAGTTGTGGAAGAGGGTTGTCCACCATTAAAAACATTTGAAGAAACAGTCATTGACGCAGGAACACAGAAAGACTGTTAAGAGGAACAAAAAATGGCAAATAATAATAGCAAGAACTTTCTAACACCGCAACTCCCACTGGTTGAAAGCGGAGAGCTGGATTACGAGCATATTGGCGACTATCGAACTCTCATAAAGCAGAATTTTAAAAACCTTATCTTAACAATTCCGGGAGAAAGAGTTATGGATCCCGACTTTGGTGTCGGCATACAAAGATTTCTTTTTGAGGCAGCACCAGTCTTCGCCTCATCAGACATCCAATCAGAACTTGCCCTGAAGACGCAAAAGTATTTGCCATTTGTCAATATAGACAATGTTCTGGTTGAACAAACTGAAGAAGACCACACACTTGTTGTAAGGATTTTTTATTCTGTCCCATCGTTGGCCATTCAAGAGTATGTGGATTTATCATTCTCGGATGATGGCACTCTCATAAGTTAAGTGTAAACTTTTGTATTTAACTATTTAGGAGAGTAGGAGTAAACTGATGACAAAAAACAGAAACCCACCCATAAACTATACGAGCAGGGACTTTGCAACAATCAAGCAAGATTTGGTTGACCACGCAAAAAGATATTACCCCGACACATTTCAAGATTTTAACGAAGCCGGCTTCGGCTCCTTGATGATGGATTCTGTGGCCTATATTGGAGATATTTTATCTTTTTATGTAGATTATCAGGCTAATGAGTCCTTTGTCGATACCGCATCTGAGTTTGAGAGCCTAGTAAACCTCGGCAACCAGACGGGGTTTAAGTTACAGCAGAACCCATCATCCCACGGGATTGTGACCTTATTTGTAATGGTTCCCGCCAACTCTTCCGCCACTGGCCCAGATTCTAGATATATACCTATTTTAAAAAAGACAACACCACTGGTTTCCACATCGGGAGCGCGATTTACCTTGGATGAGGATGTCAACTTTGCAGACGGAACAACTGTTGTTGCAAGGACAAATCCCACAACAGGCGCCCCAACTCACTATGCGATTAAGAATTACGGGGCAGTCTCTTCTGGAGAACTCACGTCCCAAGTGATTTCTATTGGAACCTATGAAAAGTTTAGAGAAGAAGAAATTTCAGATTCCTTTATCACAAACGTCGTTTCCATCCACGACTCCGATGGCCACGAATATTATGAAGTGGATTATTTGACACAAAATATTGTGATGCGCTCAATCGCCAATCGAGACACCTCAACTCAATCATCTGTCAGGGAGATTCTGAAGCCGCTTGTTGTTCCGAGAAGATTTACGACACAAAGATCCGCCGCCGGAATGAAAATTCAATTCGGCGCAGGAAAAGAAGAAGACTCCAACGAGAGAGTTCTAGACCCGTCTAGTGTCTCGATGAAGATGTACGGAAAGGAATACATCTCAGATGTTGAACTTGATCCTTCAAAGCTATTATCTTCGGACTCTATGGGCGTATCCCCTGTCAACACAAAACTTACCGTCGTTTATCGAAGAAATACAAAGACGGACACAAATATTAGCACAAATACTTTAACTAAAGTTGATTCTCCTTTTCTTGAGTTTATCGATATTGCAAATCTAGATCCAGCGGTGGTGCAGAACGTGAAATCAAGCGTTGAGTCCACCAACGAGTCGCCAATTGTCGGCTCTATCGAAAGCAACAATGTCGAGGTATTAAGGAAGAGAGTAATGAACTCTTTTGCAAACCAGCGACGAGCAGTTACTTTAAAAGATTATGAAACTATGGCATATGCAATGCCTTATAAGTTTGGCGCCCTATCCCGCGCTAAGGCCATCAAAAACCCAAACCCACGAAGAGGGAATTTAAATATTTCTACCATTGCAGTTGACTCTTCTGGCCACTTGTCTGCGCCCAATTCGGTATTGAAAGATAACCTAAAGGTATGGCTCGACAAGGGGCGAATGGTCAACGATGTCGTAGAGATTTCAGACGCCAAAGTTATAAATTTAGGGGTCAATTTTACCGCCATCGGAGATTTAAACAAGGACAGCAGCGTAATCCTGCAGACCTGCATCACTGAACTAACTAATTTATTTTCCTCCCCGCCGGATATTGGCGAGGCTTTCTATATCACAGACATATACAAGGCACTGAAAGATGTCGACGGCATCATCGATGTGGTCGATGTCAATGTTGTTGTGAAGAACGGCGCAAACTATAGCTCCACTTCTTTCAATATTGGCGAGAACCTATCCGCAGACGGCCGCGCAGTGATTATTCCTCGTAATGCAATTTATGAAGTGAAGTACCCCAACGTGGACATCAAAGGAGCGATTAGATAATGGCAATCAAAAGATATACAGCAAACGCCGACAATACCATAACTAATGCGTTCAAAGAAAACCTGCAAACTCGTGCAACAGACGCAAATATGGGAGAGTCAGATATTATAGAAACATTCACAATATATGGGCAGGCCAACACATCCTCAACCGAACAGGCGAGGATATTAATGAACTTCCCAGTTAATGAGATCAAGGCAGACAGAGCCTCAGGGGTGATTCCATCGAAGGACAATGTAAGCTTCTTCTTGAGGGTACACAACGCGCCGCATGGACAAACTTTACCATCTGATTATGCTTTAAGTATATTGCCCGTCTCGCGTTCATGGTCTGAGGGCTATGGCCTTGACATGGAAACCTACACCGATGTTGGCTTTTCAAACTGGATATCAGCTTCCGCTTCTTCCTCCGTAGGTGATGGTGCATGGGTTTCCGAAGGCGGTGACTACCATCAGGAGCCCGCCTACAGCCAATATATATCAACAGGCCCCCAGGATATTGAGGTCGATATCACCACTCTCGTGGAGCAGTGGATCGCCGATGAAAAAGAGCCAGATGGCATCGGCATTGCCATTTCCTCTAGTTACGCCGCGCTGGATCGTTCTTTCTATGTGAAAAAGTTCTTTGCCAGAGGATCAGAACATTTTTATCTGAGGCCAAAAATCGAAGCTCGCTGGGGAGCTACAATGAAGGATAGGAGAAACTCCTTTTACGCATCGAGCCCTCTAGTTCCAGCCGAAGACAATACAAACACTCTTTATATTTACAATCAAGTCAGAGGACAACTTCAAAACATTCCAGCCATCGGAGAGGGAGAACTCTCCATGAGCCTGTATTATGGCGCAGCAACTGCTCCAGCAGGAACTCCATACACTATAACCGGATCAGATTCAGTCATCGGAACTTCTGTTGTCGCAGGATGGGTCTCAACGGGAATTTATTCAGCCTCAGTCACCATCGACACGTCCGCATCTTATTTATATGATGTGTGGCATGATGGCACAACTCAATTTGTGACAGGAAGTCAAATTTCAGTTCGCAGCTTCTCAACCAATACAGCGGTTGATACAGGCGAGTATGTATCCAACATCGTTAATTTGAAAGAGAAATATTCAACTACAGAGAAACCAAGATTGAGAATGTTTGTCAGGGACAAAAACTGGAGTCCGACGATTTATACTGTGGCCACAACAAATATAGAAACAAAGGTGATCGAAGACGCCTATTATAGAGTTTTTAGGGTTGCTGATGATTTTGATGTTATATCTTACGGTACTGGATCGGGAAATCAAGGATATACACAAATGTCCTATGATAAAGATGGAAATTATTTTGATATTGATATGTCCTTGTTCGAGACTGGATATTCTTATGGTGTGAAGGTTTCATATAAGGTAAACACTCGGTACGAGGAGCAACCAGAACTTTTTAAATTTAGGGTTGAATAATGGGAAGACAGCCAAATAGAAGAGCCACTACTGCAGTGAGCAGAGAAGAGCTCCAACAAAAAAATATAGAATCATATAAAGTTGTAGAGTCGGCTGGTAATTTAGATAATAAAAACAACCCAAGAGTCAACTATTCTTCGCCAGAAAACTTTGTTACTTACGGTTCCGCGAAGGAATATTATGTTTCGTCTATAGAAGGCATCTATGGCCAATATCCGTATGACGGTTCAAAAAACGAAAAGAACGAATGGACTTTCAATGCATCTGGCCTAGATCGATATATGTTCGACAACGAGTATCCGAGGGTAAATGGTAATGTTGCCATTTCATCCAATGGCTGGGGCCCCACCGAGGCATTTCATGATGGTGGAAAATACGCCCTCCCCGAAAATAAAGAATACATTACGATTTTTGGTGGCCCGAACACAGACAAGGCAGCCTCCAACTTGGCATCTCTATTCCCCTCAGTAGGCGGCACAGCAAACATTGTAGATGCCAGCGAAAATAGAGAGTCAAACTTGACAATCTGCGAAGATGAGGGAAACACTGTTGAATTTTGGATGAAAAAAGATGCTTTTCATGCGTATGGCCAACAAGAGGTCATTTTCGATATGTGGGCATCCGGATCGACTTATGGTACAGATTATGCGAGGTTTGCAATTTTTCTAAACAACGATTCTTTACTAGATCCATCTTGCATGGGCATTTCCTATGTTTCTGGTAGTGACGAGATTGTTGGAACCTTCGAGAACACCACCACCAGCTCAATTGCTGATTCAAAATGGCATCACTATGCGATTACGGTCTCACCACGCGAAGGCTCGGCAACTCTCTTTGTAGATGGAAAAAAGTCAGAAACTATTTCAGGAGACCAGATCACGGGAACCTCAACCAGTGGGCCCTTGGTGGCCACGATAGGGGCATACTATGCAACACGCCCAGCCGATACTATAGGTGGCGTATCCGGCTCATCAGCCGGCTACTTCGCGTCAACGGATTCAGAAATAGAAGAGCTCGCTTCACCGGCCGGAGCCGATACTGTGTGGGAACTAGATGTTTCCGGAGCCTTGATGCCACAAACCTCCCCTCTTGGAAATCCAATTTGGGATATAGATACGAGTGGAGATATCATGCCAGAAGGAGACACTGACTCAACACCGTTCCCAGTAGCGGTTCCTGGTTGGTGCAAACTTTCTGCATCTCTTGATGAATTTAGGTTTTGGAAGACGGTGAGAACAGAGACTGAGCTCGGCCTAAACTGGAAGACTCAAGTTTACGGAGGCACAAACACAGATGACGCCAACACAACTCTTGGGGTTTATTATAAGTTTAACGAAGGCATTACTGGCAAGGCAAATCTTGACTCAAATGTCCTAGACTATTCAGGACGTATATCAAACGGCTCATGGGTAGGATATTCTTCAGGTGCAAGAAGCTTAACTTCGGCAATGGTCGAGTCTGGCAACGCCGCGAAGGAATTTAAAGACCCAATTATTTATGAGCAGCATCCGGAGGTCGTTTCCTTAAAAAGTACCAAATCCGCCGAGGGCCTCATGTACGATCAGCAGAACAACGCTTCTTTATATAACTCTATGCCAATGTGGATTAGGGAAGAAGATCAGGGCCAGCAAAGCATCTTAAAGTTAACACAGATTATGTCCTCATATTTGGACAGTCTTCAGACAAGCGTCTCTCAGGTTAACGAGATAAAAAATCTTGGATACCCTTCAGGATCTGAGTCTCCGAATATTTTTGCTAAACGAAATGCACAAAATCTTGGATTTGATACAGGAGAGTTCTTTGTAGACGCTACGGTTTTGGAAAAATTTATGGACAGGAATGATTCTGGGGATCTGGAATACAAACTTGAGGATGTTAAAAATCTTATTTATCAAAACATCTATAACAACTTAACATTTATTATGTCGTCAAAAGGGACAGAGAAATCTTTTAGGAATCTGTCTCGCTGCTTCGGGATCCCTGATGATTTCTTGAAGCTCAACATATATAGCAACAATGAAGAATATACGATTGAAGATAAGTATGCCAACGTCGCAATTCGCAAGAACACAATAGACTTCAACGACCCCACCAGATTCCAAGCAACCATGTTTCAAACAAGCAGCACTAGCTCGCCAACAAGAGATTTTATTACAGAATCGTTGGCAGAGGAGATCCGCGATTTGGCTGGCCTCACTTTGGAAGGAGATTTTATTTTCCCCAAAAAGCCCCCATCTTATTCTCCTCACTATTTTGATACACCATTCACCAAATCATCTGTTTTTGGACTTAGATATACTAACGGAATAGACTTAACCACACCAGATGGCCCCGATCTTTCGGTGAACGTGATCCGCGAAGAGCGAAACGGCCAAAGCGCATATTTTCAACTCACCTCCTCATACATGGGTTTAAACATGACTTCGAGTGTTTTTGGCGACGTTTATGACAACACCCGTTGGAACTTGGCAGTTAAGCTTAAAAACACCTCCCACAATTCCGTTGTCTCTGGAGATTATGTGATGGAATTTCAAGGAGTCAACTCTGATGGCAGCCGTGTAGACAACTCCTTTTCCGTGAGTCACGATTTTCCGCCCGGCTGGCCTGCAACGGCCTTTACCTTATTGGCATCCAACAAGCGCGTTTATGCAGGTGCGATGAGGACAGACACTGTTGGGGCAGTTGTTAATAGTTCTGACGTTTTAGTTTCGAACATCAGATATTGGCAAAAATACTTATCAGATGACACGATTAGAAACCATGCCGTCGATGCGACAAGTTGTGGTGTAAAAGATCCCAACATGCCCTTGTTTGTTGCGGATACCCTAGTTCCAACTCCAACTGCGATTGAAACCCTAACCCTTGATTGGGACTTTCAAACAGTCTCGTCTGCTGACGCCTCTGGAGAATTTTTCGTACCAGACATATCGTCAGGGTCAGCTCAACTAGAGGAGCTTTACGGGGATTTAGGCAGTTTCCATCCGGGCAAAGGATACGGCTTCCCAGCAGAAAGTACAGTTGTAAACAAGGAATATATAAACACGCTTAAAAGAATCAACCCTGAAAACTCCAACGGCGCCGACATGGTTAAGGTTTTAACACCGGCCGAAGAAATACAGCAGGAGCTGTCCAACCCAACAAATCTGGTATTCTCTATAGAAAAGAGCCTATACCAGACAATCTCCGACGAGATGTTGAAATTCTTCTCTACTTCTGCAGACTTGGCCTCCCTATATATGCGGCCATCTGACAAATACAATACCCAAAACAGAGACTTAGAACTAATGAGGAATTATTTCTTCGAAAAGATGGACAACAATCCAGATGTAAATAAGTTTTATGAATATTTTAAATGGATTGATGACATCGTTGTACAGATGCTCAGACAACAATTGCCGGCAGGTGCAGAGGTGATTGATGGCTCTGTGAACATAATTGAGAGTCACATTTTAGAGAGAAACAAAATAAAGCACAAACCACCAACTTATGCGACATCCAAATCACCGATCTACGAAGGATCATTGAGGACGCCCAACACAGAGAGGACCGACTAATGGCAGACGAAGTAATGGAAGAGGTAAAGACCCTTAGAGCAGTTATTAAAAGTACGGAGCCTAAGTTTGTTACATATTCGGCATCCGAGAGGACATCTCTTTTATATAATCGAAACACTGGCATCATCAACGCTATTGAAATGACTGTAAACTCAGACAGTCTGCAGACTTTTAAAGTTGGCGAAAACAAAGTTAAACTTCTATTTAAAGTAGAGTAGTCCGGAGGAATTTAGATGACAAAGAATATTGTACCAAGATTAGACGGCACTGGCGAGATCGGAACATCTGCAAAGAAGTGGAATAAAGTAAACGCACAAGAGGTTTCTTCCTCAGCTTTTATTGGCGACGGAACTCTCGTCACTAACGTGGATGCAGACACTGTTGACGGCAAACATGCAACAGATTTTGATTTAGATTATGTTACGGACAATGGAAATGCCACAGCAAACAGTATTGAGGTAACAAGCCTCACAGCGTCTGCTAACGTTGTTGCCTCCGCCTTCTATGGCGACGGCTCTGGCATCACTGGCGTAACTGGAGATTGGGACGGACAGCATTCAGGATCTGCCGCAATTACGGGATCATTAACTGTCTCTGGTTCAGGTGCAATTTTCGAGTATGTTGGCCCTGCAGTTCAACTTGGCAATCCAGCAGTCAACCCCACTATTTCAATTTACGGCGAATTCCACAGTAATTTGATACCCAACTCTGGACAGTCCATTGGAAACACTTCGAACCGATGGGGGGATCTTTGGGCCGGTGATGCAACACTAGAAACACTGGACGTCTCAGGCTCTTCACGCTTCGGAAACCTCTTAACCGACACACACGTTTTCACAGGATCCTTTCACCAGACTGGCTCCGGTGCAACATCAGTCTTTAAAGATCACATTAATGTTGAAGGGCAACTCTCTGCCTCCTCTTACGTTGGCGACGGCTCTGGTATCACTGGCGTAACTGGCGATTGGGACGGTCAGCACGACGGCGATGCAGCAATCACAGGATCGCTCACGGTGAGTCAGCTGACGGCCTCTGCAATTGCAGCACCTGGAGTCAACGGAGAGCTCCTTTATAATTTAAACGGAACTATAGCTGAGATCGACGACGGCGCCGTCAGTTGGGATCCCATCACTGGGATGCTTACGTTGGCAAATGGCATAAACTATGACAACGACGGCAATGTTGAGGCAGCAGGCTTCTATTCAATCACATCCGGCGATGAAATCTCCCTAAAGGCAGACGGAACTGGCGCCTATGTTGAGCTCTCAGGTACCCACTCAGATAAAGGTGTCTGGGTAAGATCATCTATGCTGTGTGACACAAACATCACAGCTTCTGGCCACGTCTCTGCCTCCGTCTTCTACGGCGATGGCTCGCAACTTGAGGGAGTCACAGGTGGATGGGACGGACAACATACTGGCGATGCAGCAATTACTGGAACTCTTTCGGCTTCCTTTTTGGTTGGCGACGGAACAGGAATCACAGGTCTATCGGCCAGCGCATTTACAAATCTGGGAGTCATAAACCCAAATCAGACTTCATTTTTCCATCCAGCGAGAGTAGACTATCTAGACACATATTCAGAACACTACACTTCTTATCCCTATGTTGAGAGTTATCTCAAGATACCAACAGTTGATAACGACGGCGCTTATGCATATATGTGGAAATGGGAACAAGCAATTGCCTCTGGTCCTACAGACCCAACATCCGATACCACTATCATAAATCACTTGAGCGCATCAAGGACTTTAGAAATTGTAAAAGTAAACCTTGCAACGCAAGCGACGTCGAGCTTATATAAAACCTATTATTCTGGAGCTTACGGGGAAACCCCTGTAACTGTCGGAGGAGGGGTGCTGACATCTTCTTACTTTACTCCAAACGCCGACGATGGCGGCTATGGCGACTTAAAATACCACTCAGCATCTTACGGAGAGTATTTATATTTTACTCCCTCTTTGACATCACTTGAGATCTACAGGCTGAGGGCAGATGGGGCAAGCAGCGCAATTGAACTGGCTGTTACTTCAACATTGGCTCCTGGCAGTCAATTCGGTTATTATAGACCCATGAGGCTCGCCATCCACGACGACAATCTTTATTGGTCACAATGGGCAATCTCCGCAGGTGAGACAAACATAACAGCATCGCTGATGAAGGCAGTTATCGCTCCCGGTGGCACATTGGCCACTTCCAGCTTGTATCTCACTACAAGTCTGGCCGGTAATCCAAACTTTGTGATCCCCTACTACTCAGGACTAGCAGCAGACTCAACACACATATACTGGTCGGGCCCATATCTTGGTCTGGGCGATGATGACAATTCTGGTATTATGAGAGCCAGCCTTACTCCGAACGACACTGGCTCTTTTGAAATGCTGTACCGGCCAATGTCACACGGAGATTATGACCCAACGTCTGTTGGCCTGCCGGGCAACCTAATGGTTGATTCATCTCAAAACAAACTGTATTATGTGGATCAGGGCGGAAAAACAAGCACTGATATTCTGTACAACCCCTCCATCCGTATAGCGGATATTGAAACTCCAAATCCTGCTACGATAATAAAGTTGACAGACTCATTCTCAGCAAGCTTAACGCCACCAACTTGTGAATACCCTGTGACACCAAGGGTTTCTTTCGCCATCGATTCAAATTCTTCGATGTTGTACTATTGTGAAACGGATCAGAGCTCCTCAACTTGCCCCGATTTGGGCAATGCAACGATCTTCCATGAAGGCAGCTTCCACTCTATTGGAACTGATCTTAGGACAAGCTTGGTAGGCTCCAGTATATATATAACGGCTTCAGGCGGCTCTATTATCATGAGTGGTTCCAACCCAACACAAATAGGAGATACCGAAATAGACGGAACACTGCTACTTGGCACAGAGACGGCAACGCCATCACAGCCCCAATCAGGATCCAGTGGGACGGACGGAAGAATCTATGTGAAGGGCGGAAACCTTATCGTCCAATACAATGTCACAGGAAGTACTTATTATAAATACCTCGACTTAACTGGAGAGGGTGTCAACTGGAACTTCAGCTCTTCAGAGCCGTAGAAAGAAAAGCCAATCACTTTTATAACATCTAAATAATTACTACTGAAGAATAAAGGCTTATAGAAGCCCGATATTGATGTTATAATAAGGTACTCATGAGCAACCCCGGAAACAAATCAACAAAAAGAGCCCCGTTTACAATGTTCAGTTCCTCTGCCGAAGGGGGATATTTAACAGAGTTCCATGAAAATTTCAAAGAAGGCGTCCAGATTGCAAACATGCATACGGACACTTATGGCGATTTCCGCAACCCGCCAATGCAAGGTCCATTTACGGAACAATTCGTTGGCGGTGCCTTTTTCCGACATCAACCTCTTACTAACGACGACAACGGCTTCGAGTGCCCACCGGGTGAAATTCCGGGCTGCGATGACCCCACCGCAAGCAACTACAATCCGTGCGCCACTATGAATGATGGGAGCTGTCTATACGGCCCCATCTCTTTTTCCACCGACGCTGAGAGATTAGAGGGCTTTAATATTGATGCAGCTGCAGGCTCGCTGACAATTTCCCGCCCCCAGCGCGGCTTTCTTTATCGCGATGCCTTCGCAAAGCGACCCGTCAACATCAGAAACATCAAAAAGCGCAGCCCAGGAAACTATAGCCAAGAATATGAAGTCATACAAATCGCAGGAAGAACATTAAATCCTCGACACTACGCAGAATACCCAGAACAATACACTACAGATTATCCTCTTCATATGGGGACAGAAGGAAGAGTTTTAAACACTCTCAACGCAGCCGGCCAACCTGCAACCGGAACACTGCCCGACTATACACTGCCCGACAATACGGGCTCTCTTAATGAATTCATTTTCGTAAACAAGTTCTCAGCTCCCGGCGACAGATACACAATGTCTCGCGGCTTTTTAAATCCAAAGGGAGAAGAACTCTCAGGATATAATGCAAGCCCATTCAGAAACCTGAATGTCAAGAAGGAGTTGTCAGCAGATTTGGCAACACATACGCCAAAGGCAACAGACATCCCGCCAGCATCTGGTACACTTTACCATACGACGAATAGGAATACGAGGTACTACAAACAGGTGAGTGATGCCGTGGCCAGTAGTGTCACGCCAGCAGGAAACTGCCATCAGATAGCTATAGATACTGCAACGCAGAAAATTTATTGGACGGACTACACTGCCGGTACGATTAGTCGTTCCAATGTCGACGGGGCAGCAGTCGAAGAGTTGGTGTCTGGCATTTCCGGCCCCTATGGTATATCCCTTGACACCTCCGCCGGAAAGCTATACTGGGCCGAGTATAGTGGCGGAAATATTAATAGAACAGACATAGAAATCCCAGCCGGAGAGACTCCGGCGACAAGAACAATAGACAACATCGTGACAGGACAAGCCGTAATCTACGCAATCATGGTGGCTCCCCATCTTCAAAAAGTGTATTGGTCTAGCCAAGCCGGACTCGAAATCAGGGCAAAAAACTCTGACGGTTCAGGGGACGTTACAGCCATAACCGATTCTGAAAGAACAGAAGGTATGCAGTATGATCCTGTTACGGATAGAATATTTTTCACCAAACAGGATTACCCGTCGGTGAGTGGTAATATATTCTCAACTCTTGCCGATGGAAGTGGTAGGATAGAAATCCTGAATTTCCCTACATCCATCCCCGCTGGACTCTCGGTAGATGGAAATCTTGGACAGATATACTGGACAGACAAGATCAATGGCGAAATTTCGAGAGCAAACCTCGATGGAAGCGGATTAGAAGAGCTTCTTGATGCCAATAACGACCCACGCGGTACCGCCTTGGACATCAATAGGGGAATTTTATATTGGGCATCCAACGATGATCAAACTCTAAAAAGGATCACACTCCCATACCGTCCAGTCTACGACGACGGCTACGTCACCCACGCAATCCCACAAAGCAGCTTACAATATAGCTGGATCAAAGACTCTGCCACAACAACCAGAGCAGAATTCCAAGGCTTCGCAACAGGCAGTGACATTACCTTTTACCCTTCAACCTATGACTTTATGTCTATGGGAACCATCAGGGTTTCAGATCTTGGCCCAACACAAGCGGTTGTTGGAGAATATTTCTCCTATACATTCGACGGCTTCACGTTATCCGGAGGAGCCACATCATGGGCTCCACCCGACGTAACCTTCACAGACGGGGAGCAGCCGTCTTGGATGTTTTACAGCTATGAACTATCTCCCGCCTCTGTTACTATATGGGGGACACCACCAACTCCAGCTTTTATACGGGACATCCCTATGATTGTTCAGTTCACCGATGACATGGGCGGCTCTGATGCGAAATCTGAAACCATCGAAGTTATCGCTTCACACCCATACACTACTGTGCCCGGTCTCGTGCCGCATGTCATGAATGATGTATATATCGACGAAGCTGCAGCTGTGCAGGACTTTGATTTCACAGGCTCTGTTTACACTTATAACTCATGGAAAGAGATTCGAGGAGGAGAGCTGGCCCTATCGAGATATTACAGGAATCATAACATCCTCCCAGTGGCCAATATGACAGACAAAGTAAAGCAATATATAGAGCCGCCAGTCGTGGCAAACAACCAACCTTTGGATTACATTTTGGCCATCGACAACACTGGAACACCATACAATATCCGAAGCGCCTATGGCAGCAAGCTGCAGAGGTATTCGAACACCGAGATAAACAAACTGGCCAATGTAACAATTTCCGATGCTGGAACGGAGTATAGTAAAATAAAGCCGCTTTACTTGGAAAGGTCCACGAGCGACACCAATAACCCCGTCAAAGCTTTCTATTCCTTGACATACGGACAAGCAGTTTACCCGCAGAGCAAGAATGCATTTATGAAGAAGGTGCGAATTCGAGGGAAATACACTGAGGTTCCCGGCACAGGCGAAAACGGGTATGATCGGCTATACGGAACACAACGCACCTTCTATAGTGCCACCGAGCAAAGAAGTGAGGGCGCCCTAAACTCGCAAGGATGTGCACCAACAGAATTCTCCACGCAAGAGGTTTATGCAGAAGATTTTGGTCCCGGAACTGAATGGGCGAACTATTCGCCGATGATTTCTAGAGACAATACCTCTGGAATTGCTTACGATAATACCAGTGGCAGCTATTGTTTTATCTTTGGCGGACAGCAGAATGCCAAAACAGAGACAAGATACATCTCTCTAAAACAGCCCGTGATCGGCGCGTTTACAGCCTCCTTCAAGGCAGTGTCTCACCCATACTCACCACTCAACCTTACACCATCTACACTCGGCGTAGACAGCCGACTTGTGGTTGTAGAGAAAGATGCCGTCGTTAGACCAACTTCAGATATACGGAGAACCACATACTGTGCGAATAAAGATTCGGGCTGGACAGCAGATCTCACCGGCCCAGGCTGGACATCTTTTTCGTATGAGAATTATTATTATTCACCCACCAATATTATAATCATGCAGCCCTCCCCTCAATTTGTGGACTACTCTGAGGCAACAGTCGCCCTAAAGGATCTGGAAATCTCATATACTCCAGCCACAGACCTTATTGCCTCAGACGCCTTTGCCCCAATGGGAACATCAGGAGATAAATCCTTTTATGCCTCTGGAACCTTCGATGAAAACATTGGAGAATTGAATTCAGATACCGATATAACAACTCCATATAAAAAGGTACAGACCTCCATTGCTTACAGTGAAGAGGTCAATAACGTTATAAACCACATTTTCCCTGGCCAAGAGTTGCCATCTACAAACTCAATCACCGAAGCTGATTTGGCCGGAGAGCAAATTTCTTTTGGATACACAGAAAGACTAACAGAGGAAATCTCTGGCCTTACACCTGCATATTCTTCGTATGAAGACTACGCGGAAAACGAAAAGCATGCCATAAAAGAGGCATCAATCCTGCCAGAATTTAGAATCTCTGAGCAAATGCCCTTCTATGTTGAGCAGAATGGCGGAAATTTTCGAAAAGAAAATAAGAAATTTTTAACTCTGCTCGGAGCAGAATACAGCGCCTCTGCAGATAGTGCAGCTTCGGTCGCATTTGACCCAGACTTTGCCCAAGCTCATTTGTTGTCAGAGGGTGTCCCAAATTTAAAGAAGATTAGGGAAGACCACATCGGCCACTCAAAGCCTCGAAGAATATCACTTACAGCGAAGGGAGTCAAAAAACTTCTCCCATACAACGGATTTTACCCTGACACTAGAACTGTCCAACTCGCTAACACCTTGAGCTCCTCGCTCGCCGCTGGTATTAAGTCTTATGTTTATGATTCCCTCACAGCCGCCGACTCTCTAGAGACGGAACGAAATGATGCAACCGGCTGGTTTGGGTTTCTGAAGACAATGATGTCGCCTGGCATTCTGCACAATAGTTTGAAGGGAGGCATCGCTGTCGACTATCCAGTTTTTGGTTCTCCCGTCAACGTTGAGGGAAGAAAGCACGACTCCGCGTTTGGAGATGTAAAGCTACTGGATGCCCCAGATACAAGAATCTCATTTGATTCTCTCTACAACTTGAAAAAGAATCTCCCCGTCGACACACCCATTTACACTCTAGCGACTTCGGATAAACTGCAGGATAAAAAGGACACCTATCCTTTTTATTTTAAATGGGACGGCACCAAGAAGCCATCGTTCGAGCTTGGCATGCATAATTTTTTGGCAGAGAGTGTAAAATTCTTTCTTAAGGGTTCCGAACTAAACTCCTTCTTATCTTCCCCTACTTCTGATTTTGGAGCAGTGGTGCCGTATAAAAAATATTATATGGATGTTGTCTTAGACGACGCAACGCAAAGAAACAAATTCCTGAACGTCAAAGGTCAAGCAAATCAGTTTGCTAATTTTCTTTCTACGACACCGAAAGACGATCAGTTGCCCTTTTCGACCTTCTATGGTCATGCAACCGATATCTGCCCCGATGGTTACGGCGGATATTATGCAATGGTGGGGGCGCCCTGGTATTATTCATTCCCAATCGCCCCCCCCGACCTTTGGGGCATGGCAATATTGTACCATGTTGATTCGTCGAACCAGAGAACAGAGGTATGGAGATCGACTGCAGCCGATGCCAACAATAGCGAATCTTGGCTAGGAACTTCGGTGGCTGTAATTTCAGGATCAGATGGTGTTTTCTTCGGCGCCGGCGCAACACGATATAATGATGGCACTTACACCAACGGCTATGCAAAGTTTTGGAAATATGATGGAAACACGGTTTCGGCAATTTCTCCGGGCGGCTTCGGATTACCGTGGACCACCGTACAAAATGCCACAAAGTTTGGCGTTGCAATGAAGGGCTATTATGACGAGACAGTAAATATTCCATATTTTGCTGTAGCGGACTTGGGGACGTCTGTAGGCGGAACGGACGCTTCAGGATTAAACCTTTTCGCCATCGATGATCCCGGCGGGACACCAGAAGTGCACTGGAAGATGTGGCAGAACTTTGATTACACGGAAAACAATATTTCGGTTGAACTCAATTATGGCATGACTGATCTTGCGATTCAGAAAGTAGAGTTTTCATCAAGTCCTTCCGACAATCGCCTCATTATTTTACATTCAGCCACCGCATACAGGGACAATGCTACTCACCCTAATTACAGTGGTTCGGTACAGGCTGTCTTGTGGGACGAGACCACCAGTGCCGGCACCGCCCTTGGGCCCTACGTAGATCCGATAGGTCCAATCGTGTCTGGCCCAATGTTTGGTTCTAATGTCTCCGTTGTAGAGACATATAACAACGGTTCAACCGCCAAGGGAATCGTTTCGGTAAGTCGTGGCAGCGATTCAAGTTTATTTAATAGTACAGGCTCACAAGCTCTTTTCTGTGTAGATTTTGCTCCGGCAAACTTTAGCCTCGACCCAGCCGATGCGGATACGCGGATGATGAATGTGGCAGCCTTCCCTCAATACACCAACCCCTATGGTTATGGCGGCACCCTGTGGGGAGTCTCAGCTGACTTGCAAAAAGATCCAGACAATGGTGACATTATATTGGTTTCAGGAGATCCCTATTATTACTCTACTGGTAGTTGGGGCGGATATAATCTCGCCGGCGCCGTAGAACTACAGAGGTTCCCTGTTAAGTTTTTCGACGAAGACGGTGTTCCTTACTACTTTCCTACTGGCTCACTTGCTGACCTGACTACGTTGCAGGACTTTATGGATGTCTCTACTCAAAACCCGAAACTCGGCTATCCAGTGGCGACTACAATGATCGACGATAAACTTCATGTCCACGCAGGCGCTGTACAGTACAGTGGCTCACTGTCTGCCGGCGGCATGGCCTGCGTTTTATATGAGGAGAGCAGAGAGCAAGACTACAGGCAAGATGGGAAGCTATTTGGATTTCCATTGGACGGATATTATGATCCGGCCTACTGCACATATACACCCCCTGGTTTTTATGGTGAGTCCATTGCGAGACTGTCTTTTTCTTCCGCCACCGGTGGTGATGTTGACTTAGAAGAGATTTTAGAAAACATGCAGGTCGAGCACCTGCATACGCTGGCCGGGAACAGGATACAGACTATCACAGGTTCACACCCAGTTTATACAACGACTCAAGACGAAGCTCAAACAACGGTGTCATCCTCTGTGGATCTTTTTGGCAAAGTCACAAATCCAGGCATGGAATTTTCCGTATCAGAAGATGGCGCCCTAACCCGCGCCGACCGAGCAACTCCAGCAACAGCCGGATCGGCAAGGTGGGCGATCTCAACGAAGTTTGAATGCCCAGTAGTAAACGTATCTTCCAGCTTGTATCGCGAGAACTATTCGACCTTTAACAATCAGATCTCCTCCTCCGTCGCGCTGTCCTCCAGTACAGTTTCCTATGATCCACCTCAAAGTACGTGGACGAGCTATACCGAAAATCCACCCACCGAGAACTACACTTTCTCTTTAAGGGATTCTTTTGACTTATCTACTGTATCTTCCAACACAGGATCTTTAATCGACTTGTGTGGTTTCACGCCCGGCGACAAGCAGGTGGGCTCACTCGCAGACCAGAAGACAATCAGCGAAGCAATTATGGTAATCCCCTATACTAGCCGGCCAATTCGAAACAAAACGATAAAGCTTGAAGATGGCATGTATTTTTTCAAAGTCGGAAAGAGAGAGCTAAAGCGCCAAAGGAAATCTATGGAAGACAACGGATACGCTATCAGCGAAGAAGTTCCAGTCACATCCATATCTGAAGCAATCGACGCTATGAAGAATTATGTTATACCGCCTCAATACAACTTTGTAAAGTATGACGACCTCTCTCCCTTTGTTGCATATTTTCTGAAGTTTGAACACTCTCTTAATCAGGATGATTTGAAGAAGGTTTGGCAGGGAATCTCGCCATCAATTGCCGTAACTCCAGAGACCGACGAGGTAGACATCTCTCACGACATCGATAAACACAACTTTTTTTACGACATCAATATCCCAAATGATATTAAGTTTATGATATTTAAAGTAAAGCAAAAGGCAGAATGGAATTACTACAACGTAACTACAGACTCCACGGACGATGATCGTTTCAGGTTCGATTTCCAAGGCAACGGACAGGTAGAAGTTGTGCCAGACTATAGTTATAATTGGCCTTATGATTACTTCTCCCTCGTGGAGAGGGCCAAGGTTAGCGTTAACTTTACGCTCAAGAAGGATGAGGAAGACACAGAATGACCTTTTATAACAAAAAAGAGGAAGTTATCGAGGTAGAACTGACGTCATTTGGCAAGACCATGCTGGCTAAGGGGAAGCTGAAGCCGTCATATTATGCATTCTTTGATGAGGATATTATATATGATCCTGAGTATGGGGCATCTTCATCCGAGACAGCAGACGAAAGAATTCGAAATCAAACCCCTCGAAGCAGAGTACAATACAACTACTCTAGCGTCGAGGATGTAAAGTCAATGAGGGAAGAAATAATCCCCACCACCGACGGAGAGTCAGTAAGGCAAGTGCTGGTTCAGGAACAACGACGCCGAAACGTCTTTCCACCAATTGGCACATCTGCCAACAGCACCGCTTATCATCCTTCTTGGAAGGCGTATATGTTGCAAGGAGAGCTGGATTCTTCCTCTCCTGACATCACTATGGACGATTCTACAATAAACATCCCTCAGATGGAGTTGGCCACAAGAACTTTCACTTCTAAGGCAATTAGGGGCTCCGATTTCAACTCATCTTTGTACGGATACACTTTTCCCGATGGGAGCAGCGTCACATTAAAAGAGGACGAAAACTCCGAGTTTCTCCTGTTCTTACTGGAGGAAAATGCCTCTTCTGATTCCGAGAATTTTTCAATTGAATTTTATGAAGTTGAGGAGCAGAGTGGCAAAGAGTTTTTAACTCCACTTTCCTTTCCTAAAAAATTTGAGAAAGACAGAATTGTTGACGGCATAATGTTGGACAATGAATATATACCTGAACTCGACCCATCGGAAGATCCTACACTTGTTGGCTATTATTTCGATGTCGAGGTTGATTCTGAAATTGATCCCGCCATTTTGACCAAAGCCATGCAGTCTGGCCGGTTTGCCGATATCCGAGATTTGGAGTCATTTGCAAACAGTGCCAGATTTAAAGATGGCGATCTAGAAAGACTTACAGCAGGAAACTCAGCAACTGACATTTATGGACTTAGCCTTTCTGATATCGCAGGAATGAATGAAGAGGCACTAAGAAGCGCGGAAGAGAGAGCTCAGTCACAAGAGAATCTCTACGACGAAGAGGATAACACCAATGGCTGCGATTGATCTTATAGGAAGAACAGTTCCAAATGTTATATTGGATACAGTTATTTTAAGGAGCGAAACCGGCTCCGATCCTACTGCCCTGAGAAAAATAGAGCTTAGGATGCATATTCCAGAATATATCTATGAAGACGGCACAGGGACTTGGTATACAAATGGAGATTACAAGACCAAGTTGAAAATAAGAATTCGAGTTGAGACAGAAAACGGCTCGGAAGAAATAACAAAGTCGTTTGAACAGATGTCTGGGCTGGATATTACGCTGTTACAGTCCGAGCAGAAATTTAAAAACATATACTTTTCCGAAGAAATCGTTGCCGCCGAGCTACCTGGTTTATTGACGGCCACCAGTCCGGAGATGTTGAAGGTGTCCGTGGAAACCATCATTCCCGCCTACAACTTATCCCCTCCGATTAACTTTGGGAATATCGGGTTCACGGAGCTCAAGGGAAAAACCTCTTCTGTAGATGTTATCGCCAACGGAAACGTCTTGTCGAGAACAGTTGGCTACTTCTTGGAAGGAACATTTTACAACGGCCCAAAGACACAACTTACAAACGGAAGGTGGGTTACTGGAGACGCCCAGAATGAGGCATCGCAGTTTCTAATAGAAAGAGAAGTTCCAAATATAAAAGTCATGGATCTCAGAGATACTGGTCTGTATCAAGATGTCCGTTACGGCAGATGGGATTCCGGCGTAGATATCACTAAAAAAGGAGCCTACTTTTCTCCGATGAGTACAACCAGGGACACCAATGGAGTTGCAAGGTTTTTGTTTACCCTTGATTATAAGAGAGCATATGCAGAGAATTCTCTCTGGGACTTCATGTTCGAGAGACTTTCGGAAAACCTTCAAGACCGTGTGCTGCTGTGGTCTTCCTTGAGAAAGTTGGCCTTGAAAAGAGTGCGCGTTGGTGCAGCATTCGTAAATGATGTTCCTCAAACCATTGTTTCGAGTGGCGAGTTGTCGGGAGACAGATTTGTAGATTACTCAGACTCCACTGCCTCGATCAAGGAAGAGGAATTTAATTTTCAGAAGGGGACTTTATTTTTAAGATCTTTTTCTGGAGCCGATAAATCCTTTAAAGACATTTCGTTTGGAGAGTATGCATATATTGCAGAAGCAGAAATTAGAGACGGGATGTATCAATTTGTGAGTTTCCAACTTGAAGACCTCAAAAAATCATACCAGCTTTTAAGACAATATATAAATAGGATGCAACAGGCCGGCCACATGACGTCGGATCAGCGACCAACAGCAGCATTTAACAATAAAATAAATGCAGAAACAGATTTTTTAAACAGACCCTATATAAGAGCCCTTGTTTCAATGTCAGAAGGAATATATTTCTATGAAGGCAGAAGCGTGAGCGAAGAGGCAAAGATATTGAGAACACTTAGGGCAAAGTTGAGTCCGGTCACTTCCACACTTGGCACGTTGCTTGAGGTGCTTGGCGACATGGAATCAGTAATAACGATTACTCAAAAGAAGCTGGACGCTATCAGCGACAAAGCCGCCACTGCCACTACACAGGGCGCCCCGTTTGGGAACATGGTATATTCCGTTGAAGAAACATTTACCAACCTCTTTGATGCAACGAAAAGTTTTAAAACCGGCCTAAGTTTCCTTTCCGCTACGGAGATACTGGAATCCTCCGACGCCACGGGCCTCAAGGTCGTATCTTCTGAAAAGTTCGAAAAGAGAGTCGAAGCCGAGGGGATTAACTTCTTTAATTCAAAGGAACCCACGTTTACCATACAGGGATCGCAAGATACCCTCTCTGAAACAGGTAGAACCACTTCGTTCACTTACTTAACACCAACATCCGCGAGAGTGGGAAATATCGTGTATGCGGTTGGCCCAACAACGGGCTTAACCTCGACAGAGGGCATCGATGTCACATCCCTTTCTCTTGGAGATTCTAAGGGAAAATATAAGACCGTGTTATCTGACTTAAGATATTCTAGAGTTACCGACAGCGGCGTCGGCGCAGAGCCACTTACTATTACTCCGGTTTCCGATCCTGATTTCGAATCAATCGCACCCGAAGGTGAGCCAAATCCGAACAATTCCGCCGTTGACACAATTTACAGCTTCGGGTCTTCAATCGCTGCTGAAAGTTATAACAGCCCGTTTGAGTTCTTGAGGGTTGATAAGATCGAGGGAGACAGTGTTTTTATTACTGGCATTACGGGCCAAATGGCAACCCTAACAAAAGAAAAATTCAGCCTGCTCCCAAATTACTTTAAATCAATATTGGCAAACTCTCAGGTATTTGGCAATAGTTATTCAAAAATTTATGATAGTGCGTCCAATGGCGACGTCGATCCCTATAGCTTGATTATAGGCTCGGTTGCAAAGATCGAGGTTCTTACGGGGTACAAAAAAGAAAACATTGAGTATGCCATGCATACAACCCGCCGACCAGAATACATGGTCCGAGAACCCATCTGGGAGCCTCTCACTTATGAGCTTTACAGAAGAAACTCAGGTACGAACCTTTTGTGCCGCCTGTCAAAGTATGATAACAATGCCATCGGTTTTCATAGGAGCAATGATGCCGCAATATACAACCACTACTTTGTGCTCGACGCACCAGTCGTCTCTACGATTTACGGAAACGACGGAAGCAATAATTTGCAACTAGATTTAAACGGAGCGAGATCAATCAATGATCTTGCAAATATATTCAGTAACTATGGGATTGATTATAATCCAGGTTCCGGTACCGGTGCTGACGATGATATTGATTTCGGCGCCGATGCTTGCGCTGCTCTATTGGATGAGCAGTTGGCAGAACAGATGAGTGGTGCAGACGTAACTGCAGCCATCGATGCCTTAAAGTTGCAGCCGATGAGAGAGGGCGACATCGCCCCATTTGCCGGCGTCCTTATTGATTCTGAGTCGGCCGAAGAAATAAGCGATGTACTTAGCGATATAGATTCTACAGGGGGAAGTGAGTAATGCCAGAGAATAACGATTTTGTTGAGCCAGTCAAGCCTGTGGTCACACCACCTCTTGATACGGCGCAAGAAGCACTAGATCAAGAAGTTGTTCGAACCAATCTACCACTTCAGTTGCCGCCACATGCAATGCCTTCCATAGACGGGAAAGGCTCAATGGAGGATATCTTTTGTGTAGCTAAATCTACGATTAATCGAGACCCCTTCCTGCTAACTCTTGGTGGCTCCTATATTATCGATGGTGATTCGATCACCACCCAAAACAATGCGTCCGTCCCATTTGAAGCCGTCTACTACATCACTGATTTTACTGGTTCCGCAGATCCACTCGGCGGCACTACCACTTTTGCCAAGATTATACCAACGAAGACTGGAACTAAAATGCCAGCGTCACCCACTAACACTTATTTTCACGACGCATTTGATGTTCCTGTGCGCCCCATTTCCACGGCCAAAACAGTATACGGAACCTACATTAGTGATTATGAGGACTATATTGCAGAGCAGACGCAAGATCCTGAGTTGACAATGATGGATGTATATGGCACCGTCTTATCACTTGGCAACGACTCAGAATTAAATAACGCAGCGAGGAGAGTGTACCCTAATGGCACACCCCTAACGACAGACTGGCAAATTCAAGATGGCAATCAGTGGGCCGATCTCGATGCTGAATCACGGATAATCACATATTTTAGAGATTTCGGAGCTAATAGTGTTCAGCCTGCACTAAACTATAAAAACGTAATCTACCCCCACAACGCCGTTGTTTCAGCAAACAGTGCGTTTGCACTAGCAAAAGATTCTTTTCCATTCTATGTGAACTTCAACATTAATATGGCCCCCTCTGGTGATATGTGCAAGAGTCTCATAGATACGAAGTATGCAGATAAATTCACCGCCAATATCGGAGCCACAATCTCAAATGGAGATGTGTTCACGAGAGAGGATCTTGTCCAGCAAACCCGCGACGGCATAAAGAATTATAGGTCAAGAGTTTACGACGCAAACTTGCTGGCCACATATGATGCCTCATCCTTTATATCAAATTCGGTTGTACTGGGAACAGAGGAAGATCTCAAAGAAGCGTTTCCGAGCTTGCAGCCAACATTCAATGACGTCATCGAGGCCCTGAAGTATCTCATTGATTTAAGAAACTTGCTGACAACAAACGCTCTCAACTTTATTGACATTGCTTCAGGGAAGAAATGCTACTCAGAGGTGATTGTCTATAGAATAGCTAAGTTCTCCGAAGAAGATCCGCTGGCCCCAATTCAGAACTTTTATTTCTTCAATAGCCCTGACGCATCTACTTTCAACTTTATGGACTCACAAGTGGTTCCTGGCAAGATGTACAATTACAAAATCTATGCTTATTCGTTTGTTGCTGCAACCGCTTACGAATATGACAACATTACAGATGAGGAAGTTTTCGGCATCGCAAAGGTCAACGCATTCTCAAAGGCACAAATCGCAGAAACACTAATCTCAGAGACTAGGGCGTTTGTCACGAGTCTGCCACCGACAAGCCCAGAGGTGGAGTTTAGATCCTTTCTCGGAGAAGAGAAACAAATCCAGCTCCTCTTTCAAGATAGTATCCAACGGATTGTAGAGCAGCCAGTCATTTTGAATCAGGAAGAGAGGCTTCTTGCCAACCGTCTCAGGGTTTCGCAAGGTGTCACACACGAAGCCCCGCTAACTTTCTTTAATGATGACGAGACTAAAGTCTATGAGATATATAGAAGCACCGTTGCTCCTGACCGGGTTGATGATTTTGCCGACAAGCTTTCCCGCCGTGTCACTGGCAAAGTAGTTCTTGAGGGCCTAAGATCAGATCAGACTTACTACTATATGTTTAGGACTGTAGACAGCCACGGAAATATATCTAACCCATCTGTACCATTTGAAGTGACGCTCATCGGCGGCCTCTCGCCATATCTTTTGGTAAATGAATATTTATATCCTTTTGTCGCTCAGGAGAAAAAACAAAAGCAGAAGCCTTTTAAGAGGTTCATGAGAGTAAGGCCGGCCCTTCAGCAACTCATGCTTAATACTTCATCCGGGATACAAGATAAGAAGTCTTCTCTTGACGTGAATAATGTGACTCTTGGAGTTGCCACCGACGGAAAAGTTTGGGGAAAGAAATATAAAATTCGAGTTATCTCGAAGGAAACAGGAAAGAAAATAGACTTTAATTTTAAATATGATTATAATTTTGATTATAGAGAACAATAATATTTAAAAAACCCGTCTATTTAGTGTAGAATACTATTTATCGTTACAGGAGAATGTAAAAATGGCTTTTTTAGATAACAGTGGAGACATCATTATTGATGCAGTTTTGACAGATACGGGCAGATATAGACTTGCCCAAGGCGATGGATCTTTTAAGATTTCTAAGTTTGCTCTTGGCGACGACGAGATTGATTACGCTCTTTACGATGCCGACGCATCCGACGCCACGGCCGATTTGCAAATTATGCAGACTCCGATCTTGGAGGCATTTACAAACAACGCATCTTCGATGAAGAGTAAGTTGGTCTCTCTATCGAGGAACAACATTCTTTACATGCCTGTCTTGAGGGAAAATAATTACAACCCAAATGTTTTAAACGAAGAATTTCAAATGTATGTTGTAGCTGCAGATGAGACCACCGAGAATAACACAAACCAGACTGATGCCAATTGGCTCTTTGGGGAAAACTTTCAAAATGCCGGACAAATTAGGATCGATCAGGGTATCGACAGTGATGCTATTTCACCAAAGTTTTCCATTGAGTCAGACTTGGAAGAGTCCCAATATATAATCGAGATAGATAATCGCTTGGGAACCATTGTGTCGGACACTGGCCCAGCTGCCAAGATTGCGTTTATTGATGATGATAATATCGCAACTTATATTCTTGCACAGAACACCGACCCTTCGTATGTAACAAAGAACGCAAGTACTTCCCAAGCAGGCGAAGTCATCAAGGGCCCAAGGGGCACAACAATAAAATTTTCAATTCAATCTTCAATCGAAGTTAACACGAGTACTTATCTTTTTGATACGCTCGGCTCCACCGGCGCTGCTCCCATGACGGGTCTGACCGGCGGATTTAAATATATCGACACAACTGTTAGAATCCAAGGCGCTACTACGGGAGCGCAGATCGATCTGCCAGTCAGATTTGTCAAATCATCGTAGAACAGGGGTATAAGAAATGGCAACAATTTTTAAGAATTTATCAAGCGACAACATCACGTCTACGAGAACGCTTTTACATGAATCAGTTCCAGTGACGGGAACAATCGTTTCCGGCAGTGCATATGATGATTCGAACATCAAAAACTACTCTCACGGCATGTTTCAATCAGTATATGATTACCCCATTCTGAGCTCCTCTGCCAATCATCTTTTTGATTTAACCTGTGGCTATGCAACAGGATCGCACTTGAATGTTTCTACCAACTCAGAGAACTCCAAGAAGGTAAACATTTATGGCCAAATGGCGCAAGTGCTCGTTGGGCACGATTCTTCTGGAAACATTTTGGAATTTGATAATGACGGCAACTTTGCCACTACTGGTGACAAAATTACAGAAGCCTATTTTATTAATCTTTCTCGGCTCCTAACCAAAGACGAAATCAAGAAGGGAACCTTTTCTCTTGAGATTGGTGACGGTACAGCTTATGACACCCCATTTTCTTCAACAGAAATAATTTCCGACGCAGGAGCAGACACTAACTATAGAACAAACTCTCCAGCCGGCGAATACGGTGTTTTATACACAGGTTCGGCTCCGTTTACGGAAGGTACAGGCGTTGGACTTATTTACTATCAAGCCGGAGTTGCTGTCTTGACAGCCTCTGTCTTTGGTTCGGCAATTATGAATACTGCAGATGACGAAGTAGAGGCAGCTCTCACCGGGACCACTATTCAGGATAATGCAGATGATCTCCGCCACCGTTATGAGAATATGTCTTTCAACAATACAATTGAGTTGAACTCTACCATTTACTTCTGTAACGCCAATCACAATGAGTTTAACTACAGCTCGAATCCAACATACTTGAGCAGTAGCCAAATCAGAGTTAAGGATGGAAATGCCCAGAAATCTCCATCTTCATATATCACTTCTGTGGGCCTTTACTCAGCTGACAATGAGCTTTTGGCAACAGCGAAATTATCTGAACCACTTAAAAAGGATCCCTCATCCACGCTCACGCTTAGGGTGAGGCTAGATTATTAGACCCCTTTTCCGAAGAGGAGGAGTGAATGTCCTTTTACAAGTTTGATAAGAAAGATATTTTACTAAACAAGATTAGATCCTATCCTGAAGTCAAGATTTATGTTGACTCTGGTAATGTTTACTATAACAATTCTTACGTGCCAGGCATAAAGCCTGTCAATCATATTTCTGGAAGTGAACTTCGGGTTGCACAAAATTCATGGAACTGCCGACCAGTGTTTGTTCCGTCTTCCTCCTATGACTCCCCAACCGTTCTTCCTGACACGATATGGACAAAAGACTATTTCTTAAGCTCAAGTGCCAACATTTCATCTGACTACTTAATTGGCGCACCCGTTGTTTATCCCGATAGCCCTCCCGATCCAAAACTGTCGGCACTGAAGAATACTTTAAATTATTATTCTAAAAACAGTATCAACTACTCCTTCTCTTCGAGCATCGGAGGGAACTCTTGGTACAAGCCAGAGCAAGACATGATGCTCATTAGCATACCCTCTATCTTATATGGCTCTCAGATCCAACCCGGCAGTATTAAGTTGAGCTTTTATGTAACGGGAACACTCGCGGCCGAACTAACTGACTCCACTAAGCGAGGAGATCTCACCGACGATAGCGGCAGAACTGCAGGAGTGGCTCTCTATAATGAGGGGTTCTTTCTGCTGACTGGCTCTTGGGCGCTAGGAGTAAGCACAGATATGAACTATCCGGTTCCTGACGACAACCCCCGATGGAAGTATTTCGGATATCAGAACCCTGCATTGACAGACTCTACATTCAATATAAGTTTCAATGGCACGACTTATACTCCGTCGATGACGATGTTTGCCCACGCAAACAAGGGAGAACTAAATAGTTCGAATAATCCAACTTTTATTAAGCACTCGTCATCTTTGGACGCCAACCAAAAGCTTCTTGTAACGAGCTCTCATATGTACGTGGAGAACAGCATGCGCGAGGTTGAGAATGTTACCTCGTCCTCTTTCGCTTCTTCTGGGTCTTTCGAAAAAACGTCGTACCTATCCTCTATTGGGGTTTATGATGATGATCACAATTTAGTTGGCATTGCCAAGCTCGCCACTCCCGTTAGAAAGAGGGAAAAAGATAGCTACACGTTTAAAATAAAGATGGATCTGTGATATAATATCTATATGATCTGTGGCCTTGATATTAGCACTAGCATTACTGGTGTTACATTACTTGACAATTCTGGAAAAATAGTGTATAATGAAGCTTGGGATACGAGAAAATTCAAGGATTTTTTCGCAAAAGCGGAGTTTATTAGAAGAAAAATAACATTCCTTACGGAGAGTTACGACATTGATGAGATATATATAGAGCAATCTCTGCAGTCTTTTCGCAGCGGATTCTCTTCTGCAAAGACACTTTCGTCATTAAGTCGATTCAACGGAGTCGTTTCTTGGCTCATGTTTCAGCACACAAAGGTAAAACCAGAATACTTATCGGCAACTTCTGCCCGAAAGTCTTGCGGAATTAAAGTTCCGAGAGGCTCAAAGGCCAAACAGGTTGTTGTTGACTTTTTGCTTGACAATGAGCCACAATTTATGGTAGAATATACAAGATTCGGAAATGTTAAACCTGAATGCTTTGATAAGGCAGACAGCATAATTATAGCAAAAGCGGGATATAATTGTCGGCAGGACAGAAGTTAAAAATTCTAAGATCTTTTCTCGGACATTCACAGAAGGTCGGAGCAGAACATCTTTTTACATGCCCTAAGTGTAGGCACCACAAGAAAAAGCTTTCCATAAATATAGGAAAGGACAGCTTTAAGTGTTGGATCTGCGACTACAAATCTCCATCTATCGCCAGACTCGTTCGGAGATATGGCGGGTTCAACCAGAAGGTTGAATGGGAGAGGATTTCAGGAAGAATCGATCTTTCATCGCCGGAGTCTGACCTTGTTTCGATGATAAACACAATCGGGGAAACAGCGCAGGAGTCGCTAGAAGAGGTAATTTCTTTACCGACAGAGTTTAAAACCCTAACTGGAACGCCTACCCACATTTCCGCAGTTAAGGCGATGAGATATTTGAACTCTCGTGCCGTAGACAAGAAGGACATCTTAAAGTGGAAGATTGGGTATTGCTCAACAGGCGAATATGAAGACCGAATTGTGATCCCCTCATTCAACACCGATGGCAGGGTCAACTATTTTATAGCCAGATCGTATGGCGACTCTTGGATGAAGTATAAAAATCCACCGGCCCATAAAGATATAGTTTTTAACGAACTGTACGTTGATTGGGATAGCGATCTTATATTGGTCGAGGGTGTCTTCGACGCCCTTGTAGCCGGAAATGCTATTCCACTCTTAGGGTCCTCCCTGCGTGAAGACAGCAGGCTGTTCTCGAAGATTGTGCGACACGACACACCACTTTACATTGCACTGGATCATGACGCTGAGTCCAAGGCAATAAGGCTAATTAATAGCCTCTTAAAATATGATATGGAAATATATAAAATTGACGTATCAGGCTTCAGCGATGTTGGTAGTATGCCAAAGGAAATATTTAGACAAAGAAAGAATTCGGCCATCCCCATGACTGGCTCTCTTTCTTGTCTTGAGTATGCATTGAATGGACTCGATGCACAATAGGAGAAAACAAATATGGTAAGAATCGCTCACATTAGTGATACGCATATACGTAATTTAAAATTTCACAAACAATATAGGGCAGCTTTCGAAGATATGTATGACAAACTTCGAGAGCTTAAGCCGGATTACATCATTCATTGCGGAGACATTGCACACCGCAAGACAGACATATCGCCGGAACTTGTGGACATGACCACTGACTTCATCAGGGGAATGGCAGACATCGCTCCTACCCATATTATTTTAGGAAACCATGATGGCAACTTGAGGAACGACAGTCGGCAAGATGCCATCTCCCCGATCATTGCGGCAATGGACAATTCCAATGTGCATCTATATAAAAAATCAGGAGAGTTCGACATTGGAGATGACATTGTACTGAATGTGCTATCTGTGTTTGACAAGGACAACTGGATTACCGAGCCGACCAATCTGGATAAGATTAATGTCGCCCTCTATCACGGCCCAGTCGCTGGCTGTAAAACAGAGACTGGCTTCATGCTGGAACATGGCGTCAACATTTCTGTCTTGCAGAATTTTGATTATGGCTTGTTGGGCGATATTCACAAGACAAACCAGAAGCTAGACCATGAAGGCAGGGTCAGGTATTGTGGATCCACCATTCAGCAAAATCATGGCGAAACAAACGACAAGGGATTTTTGATCTGGGATATCGAAGATGGGGATAATTTTTCTGTCACCCACCACCAGATCTTGAATATAAATCCGTTTGTTACGGTGATCTTGACTCCAAAAGGAAAGGTGCCAAAGGGACTGGATATTCCCGAAGGCTCCCGCGTTCGTATTCGCTCCATGAACCAGATTTCAGTCGGTGCGATGAGAAAAGCACAGGCAGTTATTCAGTCGAAATTTAATCCGGAATCAACGACAACTCAAAACAATGTTAGTGGTGTTGTCGGCAGCGTAGAAGATGCAGTGAGGGAAGCTCTAGAAGAGGATCTCCGAGATGAGAAGATACAGGAAAAGCTAATCACGAACTATCTTAGCGATTTTGAATTGTCTGACGAGATGTTGTCGGAGGTTTTACAGATAAACCGTCGCATGAATACGCTGGCCTCCGCAGAAAAAGACGAGGTTTCCAGAAACATCCACTGGAAACTGAAGAACCTTGAGTGGGACAACTTGTTTAATTATGGAGAAGGTAACAAGGTGGACTTCCAAAAGCTGTCTGGCGTTATTGGCATCTTTGGGGAGAACTATTCTGGCAAGAGTAGCACTATTGATTCCCTGTGTTATGCTCTCTTTAATAATACAACAAAGAGCGTTCGCAAAGCATACAATATAATAAATCAAAACAAAAGCCGGTGTAGAGCCAAGGCAGTTATTGATATTGCTGGCCAAGATTATGTTGTCGAACGCCGCAGCGAGAAGTATGTCAAGCGTCTCAAGGGCGAAGTTACCAATGAGGCGAAAACAGACGTTGACTTTCTCCTCCTTGATTCATCTGGTGATGCTAGGGAATTAAACGGAACAACGAGATCGGCAACAGATAAGCAAATTGCAAGGTATTTCGGAAATATAGATGACTTTCTGTTGACCTCTATGTCTTCACAGACAGATTCTTTGACCTTTCTTAAAGAAGGCTGCACCAAGAGGAAAGAGATTCTTGCCAAGTTTCTTGATTTGGTTCTTTTTGAGGAGAAGTTTGCACTAGCAAAGACTGAGGCTTCCGATCTTAAGGGACTCATCAAGGCCCTTGAGGGAAGGGATTATGACCGCGAAATTTTTGATACTGCAGCTGACCTCTACAGAAATGAGGAGTCCCTTGCAGAACAGAAATCTGACTGTGAGAGGTACAAAGAAGACCTGAAGATAACAAACGATGAGATAGAGACAATCTCTCAGCAGATCGATTCAATACCCTCTGACATAATCGATTCAGAGAAGACAAAAAAAATGGTAAAATCCCTCAATAAAGAGTTGGTCGGAATAAAGGATGCCGTCATTTCGACAGAGAAGGATAGGGTAAAAAATACCCAAGGGCTTGAAAAGATAAACGAATTCTTGTCTACTTTCGATATTGACTTATATAGAAAGACCAGAGAAGAGATTACATCACTGGAGAGGAAGATCGCCGATCTCTCTGCCGAGGAGGACTCGCTATCAAATACGTTTGCGGTAGCGAAGAAGAAATCCACGCTTCTACGTGAGGTTCCTTGTGGAGACATGTTTCTTGGCTGCAAGTTTCTTTCCGATGCATCTGAGGCGAGGGAGAGTCTTCCTGAGTTGGAGGGCAAACTATACTCAATTACCTCAAGAAAGGATGAGGCTTCTGAGTCTCTGCGCTTGCTTGATACCACCTCTGTGGATTCGAGGATTGATAATTATGAAAAACTTCTCGACAAGAAGGTCGAAAAAGAGAGAGCTATCGCAGAGGCATCACTTTTATCAGAAAAACTCATGCTAGAGGCAAAAGAGAAAGAGAGACACATCTCAGATCTTGAGTCAGACATCCAGATTTATGAAGATAATATTGAAGCAATTGAAAACCTGGAAACAATGCTGAAGACCAAAGCAACGCTTGAGAAAGAGGCGACGGGCATCATGGAGAACCTTGGGGCCTGCGAGGAGCAAGTTCTTGAGCTGTATAAGGTGAACGGTTCTCTGGAAGAGAAGCTTGCAGCCCTTGAGAGGGATAAGGAGACCCTAAGCCACAAGAGAGAGGAATATGCTGCGTATGATTATTTTCTTCGATGTATGCATGCACATGGGATTTCCTCTGACATCGTAAAGAGGAGACTTCCTGTTATTAATGCGGAGATTTCCAAGGTGTTGTCTAATGTGGTTGAGTTCGAGATATTTCTTGAGACAGATGGCCGCAAGCTGGATATCTTAATTAAACATCCCAAGTTTGATCCGAGGCCGATTGAGCTTGGCTCAGGCGCCGAAAAAACACTCGCCGCCATAGCGATTAGACTAGCCCTTCTCAGTGTTAGTACTCTGCCTCGCGGAGATGTATTCATTCTTGATGAGCCAGGTACAGCACTTGATGAAAACAACATGGAAGGTTTTTCTAGGATTGTTGACATGATCAAGACGCAATTCAACAAGGTTATTTTAATCTCTCACCTCGATAGCCTTAAAGACACTGCAGATGTCACAATTGACATAGATAGGAAAGATGGTTTTGCTCATATTGATCAGTAATGACTATTTACTTCTATAGTGGAGGTGACTATTATGAGCACTGATGAAAAAATTAAATTAGATACAATCGAGGAGAAGATTGACCAAATGACGTCTAAGTCCGGAGTACTGGACAGACTGTTCAGCAAAGTGGCTTCTCGCAAGTTAATGGTCTGGATGACAGCAACAGCCCTTATGTCTGTTGCGGCACTGGAGTCCGAGCATTGGGTTTGGATTAGTATCGTATATCTAGGTGGGCAATCTGCTATTGACATCTTTGAAAGGATCAAGGGGTATAAAAAGCAGTGAAGGTTACAGTAACCATATCCAGAAAAAAGGTTCTGACCAATAAGAGGGGGAAGTCGCTGGTGATGGTTTCTGGTGGACTAGATAGCGTGGCAGCACTTGTGTGGCTTCTTGAAAACACCGATGACCTTATTCACGTGCACCATGTAAGGTTGTTTAATTATGAAGACAGATCTACCCCTGAGTACGAGGCATATAAGAATTGTATGAAATATATAGAAGAAAATTATAGACCCCTGCATTTGGTTACAGAATCGGTCGTCTCTTGGCCAGAGCCGTTTTGCCCGTGGGACATGTACTCTTATATGTTCCAAGGCGCCCTTCTGATAAACTGCTATAATCCCGGCTTCAACCCTACGAGGATTGTCACTGGGAGCATCGACGAGGAAGACCCGAACACTAATGTGCACGTTCGACGAGGTGTTTCGTGGGAGATGTTTAAGCTTTTGTGCGAACATGCTGTTGAGTGGTATAAGCCGCTGCTTCATATGAAAAAGCCAGAGGTCGCTGCCATTTTGCCAGATGAGCTTCGAAGAATGACCTTTTCGTGCCGCTCCCCCATTGTTGAGGACGGCATTTATCGAAGCTGTGGCGAATGCCGTCCCTGCTGGGCCAGAAGGAAAGAGGACTAATGATAAAATTTAAAAAGGCTGTCTTGTTTTTGAAACACTATTGGTATTTCCCTGTCTTGTTCATTGTAGCTGCAGTGGCATTTATTGTCCACAGGAAAAAGGTGGAGATGCTGATCGACATCTTGGTCGGGTCAATGGAGAGCCACAAGAGAGAGATCGAAGTTTTGAACGAGGCCGAGAGGAAGAAGTCAGAGAGGCTCGAAAGTGCCGCCCTAGATCATTCGAAAGAATTGCAAGAAATATTTTCAGATGAGGCATTGGCACTTGAAGATGCCGGAAAACAAAAAGAGAAAAGAGAAAAATCACTTCAGGAGCTGGAAATGGAGATGCTTGCTGACGAGATGAAGAAGGCTTTTAAGAAAGAGAGTTAATATGAAGAGGTTAGTTGTGTGTATTCTGTTGTTTAGTTTCCCGACTTTTGCAACAGATTTGGTGGTAGAGGGAATACGAAAAGGCCAGCCATCCCCTTTTGACGGCGTTGTTATGGATGCAGACACGGCTGCAAAAGTAATTGCTGAGCGAGAGTATGAGATCAAGAAGTGCGATATTAAGATTGAGCACGAGAAAAAGAAGAAAGATTCTCTTTGCGACTTAAAGACCGAGATACTTGATGCTAAACTAAAAGCAGAGGAAGAAAAGAACAATGCCATTACAAAAATCAAAACAGAAGAAATCGAAAGACTTACGAAGGCTCTTGAAAACTCCTCAACCGACTACAGCGAGTGGTGGTTTGTTGGTGGCTTTTTCGCAGGAATTGTGGCTTCTATCGGGGTGTTTTACGCCGCCGTAAAAACTTCTCAAGGTGATGTGTGAAGAAAGATTTAAATGAGATAGCTTCATTGGAAAAAGCCATTTCCCAGAAATACGGAGCAGACACAGTGGTTAATCCAAAATCCACTTGGGATGCCGAGAGGGAAGAGGATTATATAGAACAGTTGAAAAAAGTAGCAAAATCAGAAGCTGCGACCTCTAAAAGCCATTCTCAAGTCGAATTAAACGGTTTTTTGTTATCTCGAAAACTAATTAATAAACGAAGTGAAAGGGTTTGTCCTGTTTGCGACACATATTCTTTCAGCAAAAGAGATGATTTATATATGAATCGTTTCGAGTGTTGTTTGAAGTGTTACATTAACTTCGTAGAAGACAGAGAAGAAAGATGGGCTACCGGATGGCGGCCCGAAAAATTGGAGAAGAATAGAGATGATTAAAGAAAAATTACAAGAGATTATTGATGTGCTGTCTGCTGCAGATAGAGATACGCAAAAGTTTGATCGCGGAAATGCTACAGCGGGAACCAGAGTTAGGAAGAACGCAATGGAAGCTATAAAACTACTCAAAGATATGAGAGCCGAAATTATCGACATTCGCAACGAAAGAAAAAACCACTAATTAGGAGAAAAGTAAAATGTCAAATATTGGAGATATTGTAAAAGGAATTAATCAAGCTGCAGCTAACGCTCACGACGGCGCGGTGGACGAAGAGGGTGAGCCCTTGGATATTGGATTGCACCGCGATAAGCCGACTCCAATAACTGACCGCCGCGTCATGGACGGCTTCGGCGTGTCCATTAATGGTACCACGATGCGTGTAAATTACCACCGCGAAGTTGCAACCAACGAGGTTATGGACAACCGACTGAAGACGGATATTGAAACATCCATTGAAGAGGTGGCGTCCTTTCTGAAGAAGGAATACAAGAAGATAACTGGCGAAGCCTTAAAGCTCAAGAAGTTGCCAGGTGACGTGATTGGAAACGTCCAGTCAACTTCTCGTGTCCGCTCTTGGGTGCAAGCACACTGTGACTATGAAATTCAGGGCGCAGACGGCCACAACGTAAAAGACAAAGACGGAATTGATGCCTCTATTAGAACCTTCTTGGAGTTAGGAAAATCCCCCAAGAAGCCCCAGAACGTATCAATCAGTGCTGCCGCTAACGAAAAATAGGTGACAGCCATGACTGGCTACCAGCTCACAAAAAAGCAGATTATCAAAGAGATCGTTAAATGTGGCAAGGATCCGGTCTATTTCACCAACACATACGCAAGGATCTCCCACCCACAACTGGGACAGATCCCTTTCAACACATATGATTTCCAGACCCAACTGTTAAGAGACTTCACAGATTATCGATTTAATGTGATCTTGAAAGCGAGGCAGCTGGGCATTTCTACGATCTCTGCAGCCTATATCGCGTGGCTGATGATGTTTCACAAAGAGAAGAATGTCCTTGTTGTTGCAACGAAGTTTGGCACCGCATCCAATCTTGTTAAAAAAGTGAAGCAGATTATAAAGAATCTACCAGATTGGATGGCAACCGCCAACATTACTATAGATAACAGATCCTCGTTTGAGCTATCGAACGGGTCTCAGATCAAGGCATCTTCGACCTCTGGTGACGCCGGCCGCTCGGAAGCCCTCTCTCTTTTGGTGGTTGACGAGGCGGCTCACGTCGAAGGTTTGGACGAGTTGTGGATGGGCTTGTATCCTACTCTTTCGACGGGTGGAACGTGTATTGCCCTCTCAACGCCCAATGGCGTTGGGAACTGGTTCCACAAGACGTTTTCCGACGCAGACGAAAACAGAAACGATTTTCACTCCACCACTCTAACTTGGGATGTGCACCCAGACAGAGACAAAGAGTGGTTTGAAAGAGAGACACGGAATATGTCTAGGCGCGACATCGCGCAGGAACTTGAGTGCTCTTTCCTCGCCTCTGGAGAGTCGGTGATCCACCCTGATGACATAACGAGGCTGGAGGGGTTGGTTGTTGAACCGAAGTACAAGACCGCTTTTGATAGAAATTTGTGGATCTGGGAGGAGTTCAAGCCGGAGAACTCTTACATTTTAGTTGCCGATGTTGCTCGCGGAGACGGTAAGGACTTTTCGGTATTTAACGTTATCAAACTAGAGACGATGGAGGTCGTGGCCGAATATCAGGGGAAACCAAATCTCGAAGCCTTTGCTGGACTACTCAACACTTCCGGCCGCGAATATGGCGACTGCATGCTCGTGGTGGAAAATAACAATATTGGCTTCAATATATTGGAAAAACTTGTGGATGTGCAGTACCCAAACCTGTACTATTCAAGCAAGGGATCTCACGAGTATGTAGACCCCCTTGTTGCTGAAACCAAGTCGTCCGCCATTCCTGGATTCACCACCTCCATGAAGACACGTCCCCTAATCATCGCAAAATTGGAAGAATATATTCGTAATAAACTACTTAAAGTGTATTCTATACGCCTAATCAGTGAAATGAGAACGTTTGTATGGAATCATGGACGACCCGAAGCCATGCGTGGCTACAATGATGATCTTATGATGTCGTTGGCGATTGCATGCTGGGTCCGAGATACGGCAATACTTACTAATAGTAGGTCCGTAGAGTACAGCAAGGCTTGTTTGGACGCGATGATTGTAACAAATACTAAAATAAACACTAAAATTCCTGGACAAATGGGTTATAATAGTTCATTAGACGCAGATAGATCAAGAAAAAGAGAAGAAACTATTAAAGAATACCAAGATTACATGTGGCTTTACAAAGGATAGAATATGGCAGACAATACAAGAAACCCCAGAAACCCCCAGTCGGGATTATTCAATAGGCTCACCAGACTTTTTTCGGGCCCCATTGTCAACCGCCGGACACAAACTTATCGACAGCAACGCCGCCGCCAGCTAAACAAGTATAAGAAGCAGTTCTACTCCACAAGCGGCCTCCAGTTTAAGAAATCGACGTACAACCCGTTTGACGTTATGCAAACAAATCAAATATCCAACCAAAACCGCGCAGAGCGGTATATGGATTTTGACCAGATGGAGTACACTCCAGAAATCGCCTCGTCACTGGACATTTACGCAGATGAGATGACAACATATTCACAAATACAGGACATGTTAAAGATAAATTGTTCCAATGACGAGATCAAAACTATCCTATCATCATTATATAGCAATGTCTTGAACCTGCAATTCAATCTATTCGGCTGGTGTCGCACAATGTGCAAATATGGCGACTTCTTCCTGTATCTCGACATCGACGAAGAAGAGGGAGTCAAGACAGTTATCGGCTTGCCACCGCAAGAAGTTGAAAGGATGGAGGGCGAAGACCCAACAAATCCGAATTACATACAATTTCAGTGGAATTCAGGCGGCCTGACTTTTGAAAACTGGCAAGTCGCCCATTTCAGAATTCTTGGTAATGACAAATACAGTCCATATGGCACTTCCGTACTGGAACCAGCCAGAAGAATCTGGAGACAACTCACTTTGCTGGAGGATGCCATGATGTCCTATCGCATTGTACGATCCCCAGAAAGACGTGTGTTCTATATTGACGTTGGCAACATTGCTCCACAAGATGTCGAGCAATACATGCAGCGCATTATGACTCAAATGAAACGAAATCAAGTTGTTGATGCTCAAACCGGACGAGTGGATTTAAGATATAATCCTCTGTCGGTAGAGGAGGACTATTTCATGCCCGTGCGTGGTGATTCCTCTTCAAAGATCGAATCGCTGCCTGGCGGAACATTCACCGGCGACATCGACGACGTTAAATATTTAAGAGACAAGCTATTCTCAGCACTCAAGGTGCCGCAGTCCTATTTGTCTCGCGGCGAAGGCGCAGATGAAGACAAGTCTACTTTGGCGCAGAAGGATATCCGCTTCGCTAGAACGATCCAGAGACTTCAACGCAGTGTTCTGTCGGAAATAGAGAAGATAGGCACTGTTCACCTCTATACTCTTGGTTTCCGAGGAGATGACTTAGTAAACTTCTCCTTGAGCCTGAACAATCCATCTAAAATTGCGGAACTTCAAGAGCTGGAACACTGGAGAACGAAGTTTGATGTCGCAGCCGGAGCTACTGAAGGATTCTTTAGTAAGCGATGGCTGGCCACGAACCTCTTCGGACTTTCAGACGATGAGATTATCAGAATGCAGCGAGAAATGTTCTTTGATAGAAAGTTCGATGCTCAGCTTAACGCAGTCGGAGAAGCAGTGGAATCAGAAGGTGGAATGGGTGGCGACTTCGGCGGAGATGATATCGGCGGAGATGATTTCGACGACGATTTAGGCGGAGACGATCTTGGCGGAGACGATCTTGGCGGAGACGATTTGGGTGATGACGAAGATGAAACCCTTCTCGTAGCACCCCCTGGAAGGCGAAGCGATAAAGCTGCAATTGGAGAATTTACCACAACCCCGAAGTCAAAGGGGAAGAGATACAAGAAGCGAGGACAGGGTGGCCACAAAGCGGCTGCACGGAACTATAGCATGGACGCCCACGCAGGTGGTCACAAGAGATCCACCACGACGGGAAACACTGTTCCGGGCCTCGATGGCCTTAAAACTCTCGCAAATGGAATATTTGAAGAGAAGGGCACTAATTATAAAAAGGACGAAAAGAAAATCCTATTGGCCAGCCACGAGCTTAGGCGTTTTGCGGAATCTTTAGTCAGTTCGGAAAAACCGGAGAAGGATGAAAATGGCAAAGCATAATAAAAAAAGAAACACTGCGTTCATTTTCGAAGCACTCAGTCACGAGATGACTCAGGCGATTGTATCGAAAGATGACGTCAGGCGACAAAAGATTGTAAAGATAGTGAGGCACCACTTTAAAAAAGGAACAGAACTCAGGAAAGAGCTGGATCTCTTCCAGGCACTCTCCGAGAACTATGGCACCAAGGACGAAGCTTCGAAAATTCTGCAGGAAGCCAAATCGAGACACTCCAAGGTCAATAGAGAGAAGCTGTTCTCTGAGCAGACAAAGCTCATCAATCGCATCAACAAAGAGTTATCAAAGGGCGTCTTCTCAAACTTTGTTGGAAACTACAAAGATTTGGCAACTATCTACAAGGTATTCAATGATGACACTCCCATCAAGGAGAAGATTTTATTGGAGGAGGTTGTAGTTTCTTCTATGGTCTCAGACTCAGATTCTGAAAAGATGAAGCCAGTAGATGGTGTTGTGTACAGCACATTTGTCAAGAAGTTTAACGAGGAGTATTCAAGGAAACTCCCAACTGAACAGAAGGAATTACTCAACAGATATGTGAGCTCTGTATCCGACAATGGCTTAGAATTCAAATTCTATCTTAACGAAGAAATCGGGCGCCTAAAGAAGAGGGTTCAAGAGTCGCTAGAGGTCGAGGAAATAAAGGCAGACCTACAGATGACAGACTCAACCAAGAGGGTTTTTAAAATTCTTGAGGATCTTTCTGAAGAGCCCCTTGGCGAAGAAGTGGTTAAGAAGGTAATGAGTGTGCAGAACTTTATATTGGAGGTAGATTCATAATGGCTATTGAAATAAAGGTGGATGCTGAAGCCACGCCATCCAAAAAAGAAGCCACAAATGAAAGGCCCCTAAGCTTCTCGCTCAACGCCCGTCGAAGCATCGACGGGAATATTATGATTTTCGATCATATTGACATCGATATAGTTTATGCACCTGGTGTACGCAAGGTCATGACCTTTGCAAAAGATATGCTAAGTGATAGTGTTTATGCCGCCCAAAACAGAATGTTCGAATACCTCTCAAAGCACGGAGTCGTAACGAGAGACACTGTTCAGGGAGGGAATGTTTACGGCTCAATGGAAGGAGCCGTTCCTGAGCCAGTTGGCGATCTTGATGCGACCAAAGTGTTCATGATGTCTATCGGCAAGTTCTTGGAAGAAGAAAAGCCCTATTTCATGTATGAAAAAGCGTACAAGGAGCAAGAACTGGAGGATCTGGTCGATCCAGACGCTCAGGACTCTACAGAGCTTGGAGAAGTCCCACAGGCTGCCAAGAAAGGCTCCATCGGAAAATTGAGAGGATACTGGAACGTCTAATGAACCTCTTGATGTTTGTTTTGTGTGCCTTTGGCCTAACACAAATAATAGTTTATGGTACAATTTTTGATAAAATGCGCCCCACAGAGGGGTGGCTTGGGTGTCTTTTTAATTGTTCTATGTGCGTTGGTTTTTGGTCTGGGGTATTTCTTTGGGGAATAAACGATTTTACAACACTATTTATCTTTGATAATAGCATCCTAACAGGGTTTTTGCTGGGATGCTTGTCTTCAGGTACTAGCTATATATTATGCCAGGTGGTTGGAGATGAGGGAGTAAAGTATGAACGGCTGGACAAAAAAGTGGATGCTTCAACCAGTAAGACGTTGTTGCAAGGGTAACTGACTCGGACGGGTAATGCCCGTCTTTTGATTTGGAGAAATTGATGTCAAAGTATTTATTAACCGAGTATTACGAGCTTTGCCCAAATGGGACATGCGAAGACCTGCTTACTGAGGCAGAGAAGCAATTGGTCAAGAACGGAGCAATGTTTTTGACTGGAGTTATGCAACGAGCTAACGCCAAAAACGGCAACGGCCGTCGCTATCCAAGGCCCGTGCTTGAGCGCGAGATGGAAAACTACAAGAAGCTCGTCCGAGATAGACGCGCCGTCGGCGAACTCGACCACCCGGACTCTGATGTTGTTAATTTAAAAAACGCATCTCATATTGTTACAGAGGTTTGGTGGGACGGTGACGATGTTAAGGGGAAGGTTCAATTACTAGACACTCCTTCCGGACAGATTTTGAGATCACTGGTGAATGGTGGCGTTAAGTTGGGAATCTCTTCTCGTGGACTTGGCTCTGTTGCCCAGTCCGGCAACGACACCATTGTTCAGGAGGATTTTCAGCTGATATGTTTTGACTTTGTTTCAGAGCCCAGCACCACCGGTGCCTTTATGGTAAAGGAAAGTAAGAGTCGAGCCAACAATATCACCACAAAGGCAGATAGAATAAACAGAGCTTTGAACAACATTTTAAAGCCGTGGGAGAACAAATAATGAAAATCCGCAAATCACTATTAAAAAAGATCATACAGGAAGAAGTTACTAACGCTAAGTTCATTAATGTCCGAGAAGATTCTGAAGAGCCAAGCATCATCGCCCCCGGCTTGGGAGACTTCGGCCAAGACGCCATCGCTGTATTAAAACAAACCAGAGAGTTTATCGACAAAATGATCGAGGAAGATCAGGTTTATGGCAATCTAGTGGACAGTTCCATTGCAAGGCTGCAAGGAATTGCCAAGTTTCACAAAGAACTGCAAACTCGCATGAATGAGGATAACTTTTTTGACACCTCTACGGAGACTGCTGAGGCTGCCGAGCAAGAGGCCGAGGACGACACTGCGCCAGTAGACGAGTCAAGCCGTCTTCTCGACGAAATCATCGTTCAGGAGATTATTAAAATATTGGGCGAAGGACCACTTAGCCACACTCATCAAGCCAGAGCACTGCAGAAAAAGGCCAAGGAGCAAGGTGCACTCGGTCATAACGATGCCGCAGCCCTGAAATATCATTTGGCTCAGTCTGAAAAAGAAAAAGCCGCATTGGGAGAAAAAGCCAATTGGGGCGGAAACAAGGGCGATCAAAACCGATCCGCAAAGCGAGGAGAAAAGTCCCTTGACGGCGCCGAAGATTTCGAGCCAGTTTTTGAAGAAAAAGACGACGACTGGATGGGCGATGTTAAATCGACTGGCGAGTGGACAGATTATACCGTAGCTGAATTAGAGAAAAAGAAGGCGACTCTCATGAAAAAAGAAAAGAGAACTGCTGACGAAGTAAAGACAGTGCGTCAATTGAATTTTGCCATCAGAGCAAAGAAGGGTGAGTTGAGTGAAGAAGAGCGAACTTAAAAAGATATTAAAACCCATCATTAAAGAATGTATTAAAGAATCTCTCTACGAAGAGGGTTTGCTTAAAAATATTGTCTCTCAAGTAGTTGAGGGCTATTCGGCTGGTACCCCAAAGATCGTGGAAGAAAAGGTCGTAAGTCGCATCGATAGCGATGAACAAGATAAGCATGCCGCGAAGATAAAGGGAAAGCTTGAAGAGACTAAAAAGAAGATGTTGAATGCAATTGGTTCATCGGCTTACGGCGGCGTAAATGTATTCGAGGGAACCACTCCAGCGCCCAGTGAGGGCGTTGCACACGCTAATCCGATGGAAGGGGTTGAGCCGACAGACTCTGGCGTGGACATATCGTCCATTCTCAATCCTTCTTGGGGAAAGATGATTTAGAAAGGTATTTATTATGGCAACCAACGTAACCGTTAAGCAGAGATCAGGAGAGTCATCAGAGAAGCTGATAAAGAGATTTATGAAGCAGGTGAAGAAGTTTAAAATCATCGAACAAGTTCGTGATAGAAGGTATTACAAGAAGAAGTCAGATGTGGAAAGATTGGCCCGACAAAAAGCCCACCGTGACATGCAAAAAAAGAATGCTAAGAAAAAGGCACTGGAGAAGAACGTATGAGCAACTATTATATAAGAAAGCCGGGGATTAATGAAACTTCCCCGTATCAAGTTAGCGGAAAGCCATTTGCCACAGGCTCTTTTGGCACCGACGGATCCACTGGCACCCCAACGGTGATTGAGTTTCCTACCGTTACGAGATGGATTTATATTGTCAACGCCGGCGCCCGCCCTATTAAATACGCCTTTCATGCGGACGACTTGGCTAGTGATTATGCTGTAGTAGACACCGGCAAGCAGAGTGAGGTACTAGAAGTTAGGGCTAAAGAAATTCATTTGATTGGCGCAGGAGTTTCTGCCACCACGGATATTTCAATCTGTGCTGGCCTAACGTCCATTGCGACAGGATCACTTTAGGAGTTATTATGGCAAACTACTACATCTATAAAAGCAGCCTCGGCTCAGTAGCCGCATACCAAGTTAGCGGAACACCGCAACTTAAGACAGATGCTCCACTTGCGATGCCCCTCGTTGGAGATGCTGATGTTACGTCCATAGACTTCAATTCGGTCACAAACTGGATTCAAATTACAAACAATAGTCTTGCAGATGTTCGAATTGGTTTTTCTGCCAATGGCACGAAACCTGCCACTGCAGTGGCAAACTACTTTATAGTCCCATCTTTTACCCAAACACCAAAACTTCCGCTAAAGGTCAGGCAGATATGGACAACCTCAGATACAACGATATTGGCCAAAACAATTTCTGTTGTTGCTTCGTTAACTTCCATATCTTCTGGATCGATAGAGAGCAATTGGTCGGGATCTGTAGGCGTTGGCTAATTCTTTTGGATCTGTGAAAAATTTTCATTCTTCAAAGAAACTGGCCCCCGTAAATTAAATAAACCTTAGAATAACCCTTTTTTTTCGCATACTTAGGTTCGTGAGCGAACAAGTTTGCTTACAATGGAGGGTTAATTTATGACTACGAAGAAAAAAGGCATTGCTGTCATAGCTGACAGCGGCGACGTCGCATTCAAATTCCTCGATGATGGTACAAGTATTATAGGTAAAGATGAAAACAGTGTTCATTCTTTTACCGGGACTGTCAATGTAGAAGGCAAGATGGACATCAAAGGATCTCTATCTATGTCTGAGCGCATTGGCGGCTATAAATTTGGCCTACCATCCTTGAACGAAGACGGCACTGATGATTCAGTTGCACTTGAAGAATTACGTACTAACGAAAATGGAAAGTACAACGGTTTTATGTTTTATCTAAATGCTTCGTCGTCAGCCCCATTTGATCAGGAAAAGAAGATTTACTTTTGTGAGAACGGTGTTTGGTTTCCAAGCCCCTTTGTTGCTTTTAATAGTGAAGAATAATTTTCTGATTTTTGAAAATTAGGTGTTGGGTTTCGTGGCGTAGGGGAGGTACTTGTGGGTACCCACGCCCGGAGAGGCAGGAGAGTTGATGAGGTGAAAAAAAATTTAAATATATATTTGAAACATCAATTGGCCAATCCCGTACCGTGCCGACTAATTAAATACACGAATTCAGGAGGACCATATCATGGCCATTAAAAAAGTAAAAGGAATAAAAGTATCCAAGTCCCTGTCGGACAAGTTTAAGTTTGACAAAGAGGGAGAATCTCAAATAGGCTCCGGCGGCGAAGACGTGCATGTCATTGTCGGAGAGTCGGACATTGGTAATGATATGTCTCTAACCGGACAGGCCCATTTTGAAAAAAGAATAGCAGAAACACTCTTTGGAGTCCCGCAGCTCAACGGCGCCACACAAACCGCCGAATTACAAGATCTGATAGACAATGCTGCCGACCACGAGGGTTTTATTATTTATTTAACGGCCCCATCGACGACTGCCCCTTTTACCCAGGGAGAGAAGTTTTATTTTTGCGAAAATGGTGTTTGGCACCAAAGCCCGTTCACTTCTAGTGATTCTGATGAGCCAGATCCCGACGACACCGACGGCGACGGAATAGATGATGTTGAAGATCCGCAGGTTACAGAAACGGTATCCACCACAGGAGCCACTGTTCAGGCCAGCGCCGCCGCACTGGAAATCCCCCCAAATGCATTGCCCGCCGCAGTGGACATATCAGTTGAAGTTGTTGATCCGGCCACAGTCTCAGACGCCGTTCTTGATGAGAAAACATTAACATCAGACGTGATCACCTTAACTCCTCACGGACAACAGTTCGCTGAACCAGTGAAGGTCACGATTAATGTTTCTAAATTCATATGGAACCCAGACATTTATATACAAAGCTCGCCCGGTGCCACTTGGGAGCTTCACGAAACCCCAGTAGATGTGGACGGGAACAAGGTTTCTTTTGAGGTAACTTCATTCAGCTCTTATGCTGTTGTGGAGCCACCCCCCTCTCAGTACATTGTACTTGTTTACGAGGGCGACGGGAACTATTCTTTCAGGGCCAATTTCGGCGAGGCCATCGGCGGCTTTCAATTCACGTTCGACGCCGGCTCTGCAGGAACCATTACACCTACCGCCGGCGCCCAAGTCGCCGAAGCAGGATGGTACTTTACCGCAAGCCCATCCTCAAAGACGGTATTGGCGTTCCCGTTTGACGGCAGGGAAATCGGGGCTGGTGAAGTCGAGCTCATTAGGTTCCATGCCTCGTCTAATTACTTGCCAACACCTCACTCCAATCTTCTTGAACCAATAGTACTCTCAAGGATCGACGGCACTCGAATTGATATGTCCGGTTTTGATTTTGACGTTACACAATTGGACAATGCAGGTAGTTTCTCCGGAGTGGGAGATGCTGACGGCGACGGCGCGAATGATAATGTTGACGCATTCCCGAATGATCCATCTGAAACCCAAGACACCGACGGCGACGGAGTAGGCGATAATGCAGACGACCTCCCCAATGATCCCAGTGAGACTGTAGATAGCGATGGCGATGGTGTTGGAGACAATTCAGATTGGAAACCAAACGATCCCGCTGAATCTGCTGACACCGACGGTGACGGAGTTGGTGACAATGCCGACGCCTTCCCAAATGATGCATCTGAAACAGTAGATTCCGACAATGACGGAGTTGGAGACAATTCAGATTGGAAACCAAACGATCCCGCTGAATCTGCTGATAGTGATGGTGACGGAGTTGGAGACAACGCCGACGCTTTCCCGAATGATGCTTTGGAGACTGTTGACACCGATGGCGATGGCACAGGCGACAATGCCGATGTCTTCCCCAACGATGCCACCGAAGACACCGACACCGATGGCGATGGAGTTGGCGATAATCTCGACTACGCTCCAAGCGATCCGGCAATCACAATACCCCCACAGCCCCCAGCCGGCTCAACGTTCGTTCTTAGAGTCTACACAGATGATGAAGTCCACGTTCCGGGCTCCACATCCTGGGATCGGTGGGGAGGACAACTTGTTGTTGACGGAACTGATTACAGCGACCTTCTTTCTACAGAAAGTGAGGAAACCATAACACTACCATATGATGCTAATCAGGTTGGGTATAGCACTGTTGATATCAATGACATAGGCGGCGACGGGGGGATAAAAGTAGAATTTCTTCACCCCGTATATGGCTGGCAATTCCCCGTTTACAGCATGGGCTCCATGAACCAGTCCGGCTGGCCAAATGGTGCTCCCGCCGGGGCACAAAACTTTTCTGATCCAGCACACTGGGAGGGCCCCCTGCCTGTCACGTTTCAATACTTAAGCACAGACGCAACGGACTTCGTGGTCAGGGATCAGCAGAATAACGTAATGGTCTCTACCGATGATCTCGGATCTGTTCCGGCCCCCCCGATGGTATTCTTTGATAATGCCGATCTAGTTGTAAACGAGACTCACCCCCATAACTCCAATCAGGAGGCGTATGCCGGCTGGCGCCTGATGACAGCACTGGCAGGCGATGTTTTGTCCATTGATACATCAAAGTTCACTATTGAAGATCTAGATGATCTTCCCGCTAACACTACTGTTAAATTCTACTGGCGGATGAGAGAGGACAACGAGTCAGGAGGCAAAGATGATAAATACATTACACCCGATGGCGACACTTCGTGGGGTCGGAATTCCGGTACCGCTACGAACACCATTACAATTCCCCAAGAATTTGCAGCGGCGAGTTGGTATGAGAAGCCGGCGAGCTCCTTTATTTATCTGGAGATGGATTTGGAAGACGCGGATGGAAATATAAAACAGATCAAAAACAACTCCGTCGGTGACACTGTGATCTACGCTTTAAATGAGAACGAAGTTGAAATGTGGAGCCGCTTAAATGACGGCCTTACAGTAGATACTCCTGTTGATTCAAGCCACATATCCCTCAGTCGTGAAAAGAAGTATGATAGCGAAGGTAGACTGTTTGTTGTGGAAGGAGACACTGTAACATTCACTCCACCAGAGCCAGTTGCCACAGTCAAGGATCCTTACGGAAACGATATTTCAGGGCCCTTTGAAGCACAGTGGAGATCACGCGCCATCGTCGACAATGAATATGTTTATCATCTTTCTTCTGCACCTTGGATTGCCAATTTTTATTCCGCCTCTGACAAGCCGTCGTTCTCCATACCGGAGCTCCCAAGCCCTTCTTCTTGGTATGAGTTCTTCTATATTCAACAAAAATGGTCGAATGGAGATCATCTTTTCCCCACCTATGGCGCCGCGTACTCACAAATACTGCGGCAGACAAAGAATGAAATGGACTATATGTGGCTCACCGAGCCGTTAGCAAGCTTCGATGCCCTGTGGGAAACAACAGAACCATCTTGGTTCGACGATGAAGATAGCCTTACCAACTCGGCCAGCATGCACCTGCGCCAACTTTATGATCTGTATTACGTCGCTGCAGCCAACAATGGCTCACTCGACGTCAGCCATTACGATGTGCACTTTGAACACCGCATCGGAGACTTGAATTCTCAAATTGCTGTAGTAGATAAATACTTTCCTGATACCTCGACAAGTGAGCATCACGAGAAATATCAGGAACTCGTGGCATGGGCATCGACATATGAAAATCCCCTCACCCCCATGATGGAAGTTCTTCACGATGCATCAATTATAAAAGAGGAGCTCGTCGCCGACTACACCATCCACGCCCTCAGAGACTACGGAATGTATTTCCCAGAAAACATCTATGGTCTGTGGCAACACGCTTTAGACGCTGAACCGAGCGATCAAGGCACTTGGCGCTGGTGGGCCCACAACGATGACGGCACAGACCCCACAAGGTTGAATGTTGATTTTTCTTCTGTGCTGTCTGAATATCCGAACCCTGCAGACTGGGCAACAGCACAACTTAACGCACTCAGCGAGATGAGAGAAGACATATCGAACGAGTTTGGTGGTTATGATGAGGCTGCCTTCGAGTCGGCAGATTATGGAGACTACTACTGCTACTCCGGGTGGAGTAACTATGAGCAAAAAAAACCTATCTCTTACAATTCAGTCATTGATTTTCTCACTGAAGTGAGTGAGCTAACACCACCTGAGTAAAGGTTTGCCTACGGCGCCCCTTGAGGGGCGCCAACAATCCGCCTAAGCGCCAAAATGCGGCCGCCTTTGCTAATTCTTTTGAGATCTAATTTATTATCGCCCCTTAAAAATCGGGAACAAAACAAATAAAATTAGATCAGATTTACCCAACATTTACAGCTACTTACTGGCACGAGAGTGTGCCATTTTTTATAATGCATACTCTCTACTTGTACTCCGTAGGCGGAGTGCAGGTGTTAACTTAAAATTTAATTCCTTGGAGGGAAAAATATTATGCCAGATAATAATAATAAAGTGAAGGGTTTGGCCGTTTTTAGCGGCACAAGCACCGTACACAAATTTACAGAAGACGGCAAAGCTAACCTTAATGATCTACTTGTTGTAGGTGAAGGTGAAACTAAGGACGTCGTTGAACTTAAAGGTCGTGTCTTTTTGAACGATCTTGATAAAGATAAGCCACTGCACGAAGCCATTAACAAGATGGTCAGTGACGAGCAGAAAACACGTGGCGAAGAAGTTGCGAGATTAGACGCAGAAGATTCTCTGATCAAAGCCGAACTCGCAGGTGAAGCTAAAGCAATCCGACAAGAGCTCGCAGGTGAAGCTAAAGCAATCCGTGGAGAACTCGAAGGTGAAGCTAACGCAATCCGTGGAGAACTCGCAGGTGAAGCTAAAGCAATCCGTGGAGAACTCGCAGGTGAAGCTAAAGCAATCCGCGAAGAACTGAAAGACGCTCGCGGCGAACTCGGTGGCGAAGTTGCCGATGTTAGACGTGATCTCGTTGGCGAAATGGACTCAATGAAAAACGATATCGGTGGGGACATTGATCACGTCAAAGGTGAGTTGGAAACAAAGATCGACAATACCAAAAGTTCGTTGCAAACTAAAATTGATGAAAACAAAGATGCAGCCGCAAACGCTCGCTCTTTGTTGGCTCAAGACATTGCTGATAACACCGCCGCAATTGATTTTGTTAAAGATAATGCAAATCCAGACGCTATCGATTCCTTAACTGAAATCATTAAAGCGTATTCAGATGCTGACGGTGAATTGACCAATGCATTTGTTGCTTTGCTCGGTGAAGAGAAGAAAGCACGTGGCGAAGATTACATACGCCTGAAAGACAACCTTGCCAAAGAAGCCAGCATGCGCCAAGCCGACGTTCAGTACTTGGTGGGTGAAGATAACTTCTTTTTCCAAATGGGCATGGATGCTCTCAGCCAGGTTGATAAAAAGGTCGATGCCAACAACCAAATCATTGGCCAAAATGCCGTGAGTATCATCCAACAAAGCCAAAACTTTGATGGTTACGTGGTGGTTAACGACGCCAAGGTTGATGCGAATGCGACCGACATAGCCAGCCTCCAGCAATTCGCTGGTGCCGCAGTCGCGGATATCAATAATCAACAAGTGATTCAAGATAACGCCATCGCCGCTAACACCACGTCGATTGGTCAAAATGCTCAAGATATTGCAAACAACACCGACAAAATCACTCTTGATGTTCAAACATTGGAAAATACCATCAACACCTCTTTTGGTGAATTCAAAGATGAGATGAGTGCTGAACATGGTAAAATTCGCGATGATGTGAATGCTGAATTCGTCCGAGCGAGAGGTGAAGAAGACGCCATTCGCGCCGAACTCGCAGGTGAAGCTAAAGCAATCCGTGGAGAACTCGCAGGTGAAGCTAACGCAATCCGCGATGAACTCAAAGGTGAAGCTAGTGCAATCCGCGAAGAACTCGCAGGTGAAGCTGATGCAATCCGTGGAGAGCTCGCAGGTGAATCTGCTTTTCTCCTTATGAGGCTCGAAGGTGAAGTAATGTCAGTCCGCGATGAACTCGCAGGTGAAACAGCATTGATTCACAGTCGCATGGGAGATCATCAGGCAACTGGTCATCCGACCCTCGCTGATGCTATCGTTGCTAATAAGAGCGCAATTGATTTTGTTAAAGATAATGCAGATAAAGACGCTATCGATTCCTTAACTGAAATCATCAAGGCGTATTCGGATGCTGACGGTGAATTGAACAATGCATTTGTTGCTTTGCTCGGTGAAGAGACGAAAGCACGTGAAAAGGATGTCAAAAACCTGAAATCTGCACTCGAAGGTGAAACTAGAGCAATCCGCGAACAACTCGCAGGTGAAGCTAAAGCAATCCGTGGAGAACTCGCAGGTGAAGCTAAAGCAATCCGTGGAGAACTCAAAGGTGAAATCAACAACCTACAGGGTGAATTAAGCAGTGATCTTGGCGAGTTCAAAACAAAGACTGGTGAAGATCTCACATCTTTGATGAACTATTCAGACGGCCGCGATAATACTATCACGGATCATGTTAACAACCTTACAGAAAAGACCTTTGATGGAAACAACATGAGTCTTTCTGGTTTTGCTCAATTGAATTCGGTTGAAGCAGCTTCAGTAGCTGTTACTTCTGCTTTTAGAATTCCACACATCACCACTGTTCAACAGTTGACTGATATGCAGGATACCTACACAAAAGCAAACGGTATGATGTTCTATTTGGACATGGCTGATGATGCTGGTCGTACTGGCTTCGAAGAAGGGTATAAATTATACTTCTGCGAAGGCAACGAGTGGTATCCTTCCCCGTTCCACAGTGAACCACAAAGTGAAGACTCTGAACGAACTGGCTCTACTTGGGGAGAAATCCTCACTGCTGCCGGCGAAGAACTGGAGTCCTTTGACCCTTTAGCGTAGAGGGATCTAGTGGAAGTAAGCCTGATTTTTCAGGCAACTTCCCTGATCCCGGAGTAAATCCATTTGCTGGATACTCTTGGTCTGCCAGTGTTAGGAGCATGGTTGAGCCCGACGGCTTTATCTCTCCTTCTGCATGGGCTGCCCTTCCGGCTTCAAATGTTGAACCGTGGGACGCTATTAAGGACAATGCTGAATGGCTTGGCCTATGGAACACCTATGCATCTGCCCAGATAGAGCATGCTCGCCAATATTGGGAGTGGCTCGCTCTTTGGGAGGGTGGCAAACCACCTTCTTCAGTAGAGGCACTGGCTGATGCTGCAAAAGATGCCCAAACCGCGCTGCAAAACGCCATCAATGATGGAGAAGTCGGCCGCGCTGTAGCTGGAGCATATTTAGCAGCAGGCGTCCAAGATAAGAGAGATATAGACTCTTACTCTACTGATATGATGGATGAGGCGAAAAAATCATATGACGCGGAGCGAAAAGTCATGTTTGGTCAACTGAAAGACTTTGAAAGGCTTGTCGTGGATATGAGAAGAAAGTTCACTATTGGTGTCCGAGAAATGCTCATCGAAGCAGCTAAGTCTAGTTCCGGAGTAATTAATGATCATCCGGTCATTTCTTATACTGGAAGTTACACCATCAACGTGCTTCAGGGCGATGCCGCACCAGACCTTTTGGCTGGCGTGACTGCTACTGATGACCAAGACGGTGATTTGACAGCTTCAATTGTCGTAGATGACGATGGCCTCGACATGAGTGAGGTTGGGTCATACACTATCGTTTATAGTGTTACAGATTCCAACGGCTCTGAGTCGTCCAATAATCGAATGGTTCAGGTTGAGCCAGATGTCAACTCTTTGTTGGCTTCTGATCTTCCGGTACCAACCCTTGACGGGTTTGATTCTGAAGGACGAGCTGTTATCTCAACAGGAGAAATAAGTCTCCCATTTAATCCTAATCATTTTTATTATGCGGATTCAAATGGAGATAGGTACTTCCTAGAGCTCAAGACCGGATGGTATCGCTTTGGCGACACTTCCAATGTTGTGTGGGGATCCAGTGTCCTTCTTAATGCAAATGCATCGCAATGGACAGAAGACGAGAATGGCAGATTTGTCAGTCCCGGCTGGACCTATGCGATGTCGTGTCAAGACGGTACTCCAGAGAACTACACGAATTCTTCGGCCTATGGCAAGAAAATATATGACGGTGACACCTACTGGTACAAGTTAGATTGGAGGAAGTATAACCAGAACACATATCAATATACCGATGTGCACAATTCTGGTGATACACTTTCCGTCTCGCTTCCATCAAGGCCGGCTCCAACATTTCCTGCAATTGTGACAACGGATGTTTCATTTGTTCCTGACAACTTGCGAGACAATCCCCACAATGTAGCTGGAATTTTGGATTTTGAAATGCCTTGGAGGTTTACGCAAGATCCAAGTTCATACATGGACAGTGGCAACAGAGTAGTTCTGGATAATGGAGATACGCTATATGCTCAAGCCCACACCAGAACCAAGGTTTTCCGCGATGGAGAGCAGATAGCGTGGTCTGGCTGGTCTCAGCGTTGGGGATCCGATTATACTTATGTCGATTTAGTCGATGACGGAAACGGATTGTATCAGATCACCAATGGTGGTACAGACACAAGAACACTTAACTTCTGGAATCACAGCACTCAAGAACTATCTTACGAAATGCAGTGGGGCGATACAGTACGCTTGACTCATGGTATGGTTCTTTATTTGTACGATGCCGATGGCAACTATGTTGCGTCGCTGGACAACTTTGGTGTAACACCAATGGTTAGCGAATTTGTTCTAGAAGAAGACGAATAATAATTTTACAAATGGGGCCCTCTCTGCGGAGAGCGAACCATAATAATAATTTCCAAAGCACCCCCCTTGCGGGGGTGCTTTTTTATGTAAACTGTAGTGGGGGCCCCAAAGTGATGTTTTTTTTGAAAAAATGGTGTTTACGGAATATAAGCACTATTTATATTAGATAAAAGCCCCATTCTGGCTCTAAAATAAAGATTTTAACAGGAGTAATCACATGTCAAATATGTTCGAACAAGCAATCATCGATGCGACAGCCCTTAAAGAAGCGGCATTAAAGAATGCAGAAGCAGAAATTGTTGAAAAGTATGCACCCGAAGTAAAAAAGGTTATGGAAAGTATTCTTGAAGCAGAAGATGAAGATCTTGCTGATGAGGACGCCCTTGATATGGGTATGCCAATGGACGCCTCCGTGGAAGATCCTACGGCTATGGAATTGCCACTGGGCGCTGCAGCCGGCGAGAACGCTTGCCCGTGCCCAGACGAAGATGAGGAGGTCGTATTAGACCTGCCTGGCTTGGCTGCCATCGTAGCGGCCGAAGAACCAGCAATCGATGATCTAGAAAACACCGAAACTGCACTGGATCTTGATAATGCCGAGGAAGAGCTTCCACTTGAAGAGGAAGACGTGCTGTCCACGGTAGTGGCAGAACTCCTTGGTGAAGAAGAAATTGAAGAAAATACCGAAACCCTTGAAGAAGAGGAAACTGTAGAAGAAGTATCTCTCGAAGAAGGGTGCTCTGACGAAGAAAAAGTCTCAGAAGAAAAGCAGACGAACGAATCAGTCGATTTAAGTAAAATCGCGGGAAAAACAAAAGAACTTTTAGGAACTATCAAGGCCCTCCAAGAGCAGAATGATAATTTCAAAGAAGGTAACACGAAACTGTTATCTAAAATGAACGAGCAAAAGGATTCTATCCAGAAGCTCACCACGACGTTGGAAGAACTTAGTCTCCAAAATGCAAAACTACTTTATGTTAACGAAGTATTAAAGACCGACTCCCTGAATGAGCGACAGAAGCAAATTGCTGTCGAGGCACTTCAAGAAGCAAAGTCAGTTGAGCATGCAAAGACTGTTTTCGACACACTTCAAAGCACAGTGGTGTCCACCAAGAGGCAAACCGGACGACCTGAATCACTAAGCGAAGTAGTTAGCAACAAGACGTCGATTAAAATGCCTCGACGCAAAGAACAAAAAATATCTAATCCTCATGAAAACCGTTGGAAACTTCTGGCGGGGATTAAATAATCTAACTACAAGAAAAAGGAGACTTTAAAAATGTCTATTTTAGGAAAACTTACTGAAGGTATTGTTGACCGTGATCTCTCCAAAGAAGGAACAGCCCTCTTAAACAAGTGGGAACAAACTGGCCTATTGGAAGGTCTTGGCAGCGACCGAGATAAAAATTATATGAGCCGCTTACTCGAAAACCAAGCAAAAGAACTTCTTCGTGAAGCTTCATCTATGGCCGGTGGCGATGTCGAAGGTTTTGCAGCTGTTGCATTCCCTATCGTTCGTCGTGTATTCGGTGGATTGATTGCTAACGATTTAGTTTCAGTTCAGCCCATGAGCTTGCCTTCTGGTCTGATCTTCTTCATGGATTTTACTTTAGGTACAGATCGTGGAGAGCAAGACGACCTTAAGGGAACGTCCGTATATGGCGGTGGAAAAGTCGCTTCGGAAATCACCGGAGGCGTATCTTTGACTGGCGCAAACGCTGATGAGAGTTTTTATAACTTGAACAGTGGTTACAGCTCACCTACTGGTTCTGTTTCAGTCGCTTTGGGAACTTCCACTACTCAGCTATCCGCTGCAGTGGATAATGCCGACTTGAATGTACCCCAAAAAGCTGCATTGCGTTTCGACCCTGATGCTATCGCCAATACTGGTGCCGCGTATATTCAGCTTACTGCCGCTCTCGGCGCAACGATGAACTCTGTTAACTTAGAGAACCTTATCGATGTTGCTTGTGATGGCTTGGGTACTGACCGAATGATTCGTCGCTTGACTACTCGTGATGGGAACAACCTTATCATTACTCTGATTGCAGACAATGGTACGATTGCCTTCACACCAGGAACTTCTGTAAATCTCAGCTATCCCTTGAAGGATGCATTTACTGATAGTGGCATTGCTTTAGGTGCTGTTGCAGGTACTGACCCTTGGGGTCTTGAAGGTGCAGGCGACGCAGGTTCAGTATATGACGGTTTAGCTCGTGATGAGATTCCAGAAATCGACATCAAAGTTGACAGTGTTGCTGTGACCGCAGTTACCAAAAAGTTGAAAGCAAAGTGGAGCCCTGAATTGGGTCAAGACTTGAACGCTTATCACAACCTCGACGCCGAAGTTGAATTGACAAGTATTCTCTCTGAGCAAATTGCTTTAGAAATCGATCAGGAAATCCTGAACGACTTGGTAAAAGGCGCTACTGCCAGCACTTATTACTGGAGCCGACGTCCTGGCAACTTTGTTGACCGTGACTCTGGCTTGTCTGTAACTGCCGACTTTACCGGTACTGTTTCTGAATGGTACGAGACACTTCTCGAAGTTGTCAACGACGTATCAGCTCAGATTCACCGCAAAGTGCTTCGCGGCGGAGCTACCTTCTTGGTTTGTTCCCCTGAAGTTGCGAACATCCTCGAATTCACTGCTGGCTTCCGTGCCAAAGTGACTCACGATGATGACAAAGGTACTGCCGGTACTGTTAATGTTGGTACTTTGAGTGGAAAATGGGACGTCATGGTTGATCCTTACTTCCCACGTAACGTAATTTTGGTTGGCCGCAAGGGCACCAACTTTCTCGAAAGTGGTTACGTTTACTCCCCATATGTTCCGTTGCAAGTCACTCCTACCATTTTTGGTCCCGAAGACTTCACCCCTCGCAAGGGCGTGATGACTCGCTATGCCAAGAAGATGGTGCGTCCTGACATGTACGGCTTGGTTATCGTCGAAGATTTACTCGGCTAATCAAAACCAATACATAATATATGAAGAACCCGTCCTTGTGGCGGGTTTTTTATTTGTGCTTCCTTTACTTGGAAAATATACTACTTACTAAATGAATTATAATATCTTATGAGGTATCCCGCATGGCAGCTCCCGTCTTAACTCCAAAAAGCAATTCCAGCGTCTCCGTTCTTCCTGTAACGGGAACACAAGGAAACGTCTTACCGGCTCTTGCCACAAAAGTATACAAAACCAGCGATTTCGTCTCTGGCGCACTAGACCAGGTCACCTACACTTACCGCAAATTAGGCGGTGATGTACTTGACCTTGAAATCAAAGAAGAGAGTGTCTATGCTGCGTATGAGGAAGCTTGCCTAGAGTATTCGTACCTCATCAACATCCATCAGTCGAAGAACATCCTCTCTGATGTCCTCGGCGCCCAGACCGGAACTTTCGATCACAAGGGCGAGATGAAAGCTGGCGTCCTGAGCTCATCTCTTGGCGGCGACCATGTTAGCTTAAAATATCCACTGTTTGATTATGCATATGCTCGCCGAGTTGCAGACGGTATTTCACAAGAAGCTAATGTCGGCGGCAGCGCCACTGTGTATTCGGCATCTTTTGACATTAAAAATCAAGTGCAGGATTATGATCTGCAGGAGATTATCATGGCTAGTGGCTCCTCATTTAGCGGCAGCGTAGATAATAAAAAGATCCTAATTAAGAAGGTGTTTTATAAGACTCCAAGGGTTATGTGGAGGTTCTTTGGGTATCAGGGCGGCCTAAATGTTATTGGCAATCTAACGTCTTATGGGCAGTATGCAGATGACAGTACATTCCAAGTCGTTCCGGTGTGGGAGAACAAACTTCAGGCAATGGCCTATGAGGATGCCCTTTATACCAGAACATCTCAGTGTTCTTATGAATTAAGAAACAATAAGTTAAGGATTTTTCCAAACCCATCTGCATACAACATTGAGAAGATGTGGTTTGAATTTACGATACCTGGAAACAACTGGGAAGCCGAAGGCGACACCGATATTGGTATAGATGGCATCAACAACATGAACACCCTTCCTCTGGATAATATCCCCTATGAGAACATCAACTCTATTGGTAAGCAGTGGATTCGAAGATTCGCATTGTCACTGAGCAAGGAAACACTCGGCCTTACGAGAAGCAAGTTTGCCACAATACCGATTCCTGGCGAGTCTGTTACATTAAACGGTGAGCAACTGGCTTCGCAGGCAAGAGAAGAACAAGAAAAACTTCGAGAAGAGCTCAAGACGATCTTAGACGAAATGACCTATGGTCAGTTGATGTCTAGTGATGCTGAGTTGATTGAGAACGCAAACAAGATACAACAGAAAATCCCCTTACTTATCTTTGTGGGATAAGGAGGCGATAAGTGTCAGATAACGACAACAAATGGGAACAACCGGCAGCTCCTCCTCCCCCTCTGTTTACGGGTAAGAAAGAAAAAGACCTCGTAAAACAGGTGACTGATGAGGTCATTGAACGTGTTATTGGCACGTCCATACTTTACTACCCCATCAGCCTTGCACATTCAGATTACCATCCGCTCTATGGCGAGGCCATAAAGAAGACCTATCTGCCTCCCGTCCACGTAGAAGTGCTTGCAGAGTGGGAGGGCGAAGAGACAACCACTACGGGATTTGGCATAGATAAGAAATCTTCTGTGACCATTCACTTCCACAAGCGCCGCCTGACGGAAGATCAGAATTTATTCGTCCGAGAGGGAGATTTCATCCAATATGGCGAGCAGAAGTACGAGATCATCACCCTTGGGCAACCAAAGCAGCTATTTGGCCAGCCAGACTCTAAGATAGAGATTTCGGCCAAGTGTATTCGCGCCAGAGACGGCACTTTCCCATCGGAAGCATACCCCAATCCGGAAGAAGATGATCCGCGATTCACCGCACCACCAGCCTGCGATCCAGTTCATGAAATACGAGTTTTAACGGGAGATACCACATCTACTGGCGGCGCCGGAGAGCAGCCATGCGAACAGGTCTACGAGAGACCCGGCACCCCGCCACCACCACTCTTTACAGGCAAGAAAGAGTCGAACTTGGTGAAGCAGGTCGGAGATGAACTACTAGAGAGGGTCATTGGCCAGCAAATAGTTTATTTTCCAATCTCTCTAGGAAACTCAGATTATCACGAGCTCTACGGAGAGTCAATAAATAAGACTTTTTTGCCACCCATTAGGGTTTTCGCCGCCGTAGACTGGAAGGGCAGCGATACAACCACCACTAATTTTGGGATTGACAGGAAGTCCGAGATTGAGGTGAAGTTTCACAAGAGGCGCCTCACAGAAGACCAAAATCTCTTTGTCCGCGAAGGTGATTTTGTCCTCTATGGTAAAATATTGTATGAGATCGTTACAGTCGGCCAACCCAGACTTCTTTTCGGAAAGATAGATGAGAAGTATGAGGTTGTTGCAAGCTGCATTAGGGCTAGAGAAGGAACTTTCAGGCTATCAGAGGTGCAGGGTACAGTTAGTGAGTTTGATCTTGATTCTGTAACGGCATGCGAAAATGCCAATCTCGTAATTCCCGACGGCGTTGATAATACCATGTCAAATGTTGGCGCTGGAGCAGGGGTATTTAAGAATAAGACAGGCATCAACTTTAACATGAAAACTTTGGTGGAGGGGGACAACATAACCCTCACTTCCACTGCAGATGAGATAACCATCAATTCTGTTGGTGCAGGCGGTGATTGGGATGGACAGAGAGATGGCGACGCAGCGATTACGGGGTCTCTTGTAGTGACCGACTCCACCTTTTTTGGAGACGCCCTTAGCGACACTCACACGTTTACAGGCTCAATCCTCCAAACAGGCTCAGGTGGGACATCTATATTTAATGATGAAGTCCGCGTTGCGGGAAATTTTTCTGCATCGTATCTTTCTGGCGACGGCTCCGGCCTTACCGGAGTAACAGGAGATTGGGATGGTCAACACATTGGCAACGCAGCAATTACAGGTAGCTTAGAGGTCTTAAATTCAACCACTTTCGGGGCCCTCTCAACAGACGTACACAAATTCACAGGATCTCTTCAAATCGGTAGCGCATCGGCCCAACACGCATCTAACTTATCTCACGGAGGCGTACCAGCCTTCGAGGTTAGAAACAATGGACAACTTAGAACTAAAAACGACGGCGCCAAAGGATTTGAATTCGTGTCCGAGAATACCCCCAACGGCGGCGGCGGCAATGTTGCCACATTTTATATGGGCGACACCGATCCCGAAAACCCGAAAGAGGTTATGCGATTGGACAGAGCCGGCGGCTTTTATGGCAAAGAAGCTCTGCATCTTACGTCACAGGGCTCTGGAGACAACAGGGATGTCCGCATCGCCGGCGCCTTTGATGAGGCGGGCGGCCATGCCGGCATCTCTCCCTATTATGACGCTACTGACGACGGATTAACCGGCTCCATGCTTGGGAGAGCTCACAAGAGGTGGAAAGAGGTCCACGCGAGAACAGCGTCTTTTGAAGAAGCCCGAAAGGTGGTTCCAACCACCTCCATCAATCATCACGGCTACGAACCCTACCTGGCAAACCACAACTATCTAACAAACTTTACAGCATGGGGGAACCCTAGTGTCTATGACCCGCTTACCAACAACATACTGGCGCGAGGAGATATCAAATTTGATATAAGTAGAACAGTGTATGACTCGGCCGGAGTGGAGATTGCAAGTGATGCCTCTGGCAATATTGCCTATCCCGCAGGTCCACTTAGCAATACTGGGCTTGGGCTCCCATTCGATGGGGTCTATCAACAGTTGTGCTGGAACCCGCTAACGGCGAGCACCGTCATTAAGACAAACATTGATTTCACTACTAACGAATACTATGGCCCGGCAACCTCATCTATAGTCTACTCTCTTGGGAAGGTGGTGGTCCACTATGCCTCTAACGCAACCGGATCGTCCGTATCGGGGAGAATAAGGAGATACGACAAGAACCTCAGCTCCTCATTTTGGCATCCACTGGATAACCTGCAAGATATTTCCACAGATCCCAGATACACAATTCATATGCTGGATATCCCCAATTACAACTATATGGAGGAGCTAGAAATCTCTATAACAGCATCTGAAAATGGCTACAATCTGGGCGGCGCCCCCTCTTATATGGCTATCTCGGAAATTGAGTGCTTCCTTGACAATCTCATTCCCTATAATCACAATCTGCCCAAAATTGATGGATATAGCGACAATGCTATGTACGGCGACTTGGATATGCGAGGAGGGAATGATCAAAAGAATATCGTTTTAGATGCCAGCACCGGAGATATTACGATGTCTGGCACTCTTTCAACTCATGGGGTGACAATGAGGGGCCACATCCTGCCAGATGAGGACGACGTTTATGACATAGGATCGCCATCTAAGCAGATTAGAGATATCTATGTGTCCACCGGATCGATCATTTTTGGCGGCACTCACGCGATAAGTATTGATCCCGAATCCAACGGCTTTTCCTTTGGTGTGGTGGACGGCGTAGATGTTCCAGCCGCTGGCTTTACTATACCGCAATTAACTAACGAAGAACTCTCCTCTTTGCAGCCCAAAAACGGAACAATGGTCTATGACACCACTCAGGAAAAATTCCTTTTTTGTCAAGGCGGAGAATGGCTCTCGCTGGGATCTCAATCCGGAGGAGGAGAACAACCTACGATTCCACGAGGATCGGGAATCCTCAGCCTGACGGATGATGGCGACGGCCCCAATCGTCAGCTGCTGGAGGAGTATGCGGAGAATTCTGTTAGTTATTCTGGGAAGAGTTTATATTTGGCCAATGTATCGGGAATACCACTAGAAGCATTCAGCCAAGGTGCCAAGTTCTACTTTAATGAAGGTGGTGTGTGGCACCCATCCCACTTTTTCAGCAATGATAAGGTTGAGTATCAAGGCGATCCGATTTATCCTGATATGCAAGATATATTATCTCTCAATGGTGCATCCGCTGCAGATCGGGCAATTCTCACCGGATTGGATCAAAATGCGTCATCTTACGGCGGCCGAGCTATTTACTTAGGTGCAACCGGAAGTGCTCCCATTGGAGTGTTTTCCCAAGAGAATAAATACTACTTTAATGAAGGTGGGGTTTGGCATGCCAGCAGCTTCTATACACTGAAGGATGAGGATTAATAATGGCAGAAGAAAAAGATAATAATAACGTTGTTGCTCTGGAGCCATCAACCATAGAGACTGTTGACTTGGCTATGTTTGAGTGGTTGAACGAGAACATGGATTTACATACCACTTCTAATCGCGGCTACAACAAGGTTCCGGTAATCTGGGTGTCTGCAGAGAGAGCCTTTCAGTCAAAGCGAAGCAGGGACATGAGGGACAAGGAAGGCGCCCTGATCCTGCCGCTGATCTCGCTAGAAAGAAACGGATTCCAGAAGGATCCGGCCATCAAAGGGGTTGCCTGGGCAAATGTGCCCCCAAATCCAGATGTTAAGGGCGGCGCCTTTACAATTACTAGAGAAATTAAACAAAACAAAACGGCCAATTTTGCTAATGCCGACGCTAAAAAGCAAACTGGTCAAATAAATTTTCCGAGGAAGAACAAAAAAATTGTTTACGAAACCATTTCAATTCCTTTTCCCGTCTCTATTAATGTTAATTACGCCATTAAGATTCGTACAGAATACCAGCAGCAGATGAACGACTTGTTGCAACCCTTTATGACTCGCACTGGAAATATCGACTATTTTAAGATCAAAAAAGACGGCCATGTTTATGAGGCGTTTATAGATGGAGATTTCACCTCCGAGAGCAATGTTGAGGATATGGGCGAGGACGAGAGAATGTATGAGGCCGAAGTGGGGGTCCGAGTTTTAGCATATCTCGTCGGAGAAGGCTCTAATCAGGAGAAACCCTTTGTGGTTCGTCGAGAAAACGCTGTTGAGATCAAAATTCCTCGTGAAAGAGCCATGCTTGGTGAAGACGATTTTGATCTTTTGTAGAAAAAACCCACCTAATACTCATAAAAAACACTTTTTCGGCTTTTGAAACTATTAAACACTAATTAATATGGTATATAATAGTGTCATGGTTGTATCTGCAATCAGACCCAAAGAGGAGAACTCAAAGATGTCAGCAAAAAAGTTTAGATTCGTATCCCCTGGAATTTTCTTGAATGAGATTGATAAATCTCTTTTACCAAAAGAGGGAGCCCCAGTTGGGCCCGTCGTTATTGGACGTACTGAGCGAGGTCCTGGCCTCCGACCCGTCACCGTTAACTCATTTTTGGAATTTACCCAGATTTTTGGAAACCCAATCCCCGGTGGCAACACCAGCGATGTTTGGAGAAATGGCAACCGGACGAGTCCGACTTATGCTTCCTATGCCGCACGTGCATGGTTGAAGAACGGCACCCCCCTGACTGTTGTTCGGGTTCTCGGAGCAGCCAGTCCAGATGCCGACCCGACCACTGGAGTAGCCGGCTGGAAAACAGAGAATTCACCAAACGTATTAGCTTCCGACAACGGAGGCGCCTTCGGCCTTTTCGTTTCCCCGCAAGTCCCATCAGGCGCAGACCCCATCAACGGAACATTGGCAGCCATCTGGTATCTTGATCAAGGATCAATCAGGCTCGCTGGCGAAGGACAGAGCGGTAGCACTGTCGGTGCCTCCGGCTCCGGCGCTGGCCAACTGGTCAAGTGCAACGGTTCAGATTTCCAGTTTAAGGCGATTATCACAAATGCTGAAGATAATTCAGTCTTAACCTCATCTTTTAATTTCGATGCATCTTCCGACAAGTATATCAGAAAAGTGTTTAGCACGAACCCAACTCTTTTGGGCTCAGATAATGGCTCTCCGATTGAATATTTTCTTGGAGAGAGCTTCGACTCTAGTTTGAAAAAGACCCTTCCTGCCAGCGCCGCTGGAGCAGAAGGATCAATGGCGTTTATTGTCGCCCTTAAAGGTGCAGACGACCGCCAAAAGGATTCCCAACCCGCAGAGAGCGGGATGGTGATTTCCCAAACGACAGGAGATCCAGGCGAGGCTCTTGAGCCAAAAGACCTTTTTAAATTTGTCGCCTTAGACAGCGGAGAGTGGATTAACTCTAACGTGAAGGTTTCGATTCGAGACATCGCCCCCTCGACAAACCCCGACTTCTCCCCCTTCGGGACTTTTACTGTCGAGGTGAGAGACGCAAGAGACACTGATGCAAAGAAGGTTGTACTGGAGACATTTTCCGGATGTAATCTTGATCCTGATTCCACGAACTATATCGGCGCCAAGATTGGCAACAAATATGCTACTTGGAATTCCACTGATCGCCGCTTCACTGAGTTTGGAGATTACGACAACAAATCCGCCTATATTTATGTTGATACATCCATTCTAGACAACAAGCATCCGGGCGAAACACTTTTGCCTTTCGGATTTAAAGGTCCGTCGACCTACGCTGACTTAACGGGCGTCATCAACACAAGTCTTGGGGATTTCGGCGAAGTAGATATTCCACACGCACCGAGCAACACTTTTGTGTCCGGCGGTGGTGGAGCAAACAATCCACTTACCATGTCAGGCCCTCAGATGTCGCTTCGATTAAGCAGTTCAACGGGCGGCTTTTCCGATCCTACGGACGCTTATTGGGGTGTCACCACCGATGCCCCAGGTACTACAGTGTTTGACGGCTCCTACGCAGACATGGCAGGAATGCTGCCGAGCGTTAATGATGACTACATAAAAGCGGATACTTTTACGTTTTCGCTGGACAATGTTACATATGTTTCTAGTTCAACTACTGGTATTGTAGAGTGGCAGGCTCGGTATGGTTCCGATCTCTATGAAAATGACCTCTCTATTAATGCAGGGGGCGACACACCAGACGGACCACTCAGTGCCAGTTACGAGAATGTTCTTAACGCCGGCCTGAATCGCTTTACGATGCCAATGGTTGGCGGATTCGATGGTCTCGACATCAAACACCGCGACCCACTTTCCAATGCTATCCTCAGCGAGAAGGACGAATTAACGAGCTATGCCTTTAACTCGATTAAGAGATCTATTGACAGCGTTTCAGACCCAGAGGTGGTAGAGATGAATGTTGCCACCGTTCCTGGTGTCACCAACGAGTCACTAACCAACCATCTTGTGCAGGTTTGTGAAACCAGAGCAGATTGCTTAGCCATCATTGACCTACCAGGAGGCTACGAGACAGAATATGAGTCATCCGCAGAAGCCTCAGAAAGAGTAGGCAGTGTTGATGCTACTGTCACAGCCCTCAAAAACAGAGCCATGAATAGCAGTTATGCATGCTCTTACTATCCTTGGGTACAGTCAAAGGATGAATTCGGCTCAGGAAAGGTACTGTGGCTTCCACCGTCAGTGGCAGCTTTGGGTACTTTCGCCAGCAATGACCGAAAGTCAGCCCCTTGGTTTGCTCCCGCAGGATTCACTCGCGGCGGACTTTCCGACGGTGCAGCAGGTATTCCGGTAATTGGAGTACGTGAACACTTAACTCGCAAAATGCGAGATAAACTGTATGACAACAATGTTAACCCAATTGCTAAATTTCCAGCAGAAGGGATTGTTATTTTTGGACAAAAGACGATGCAGGCAGTTCCATCTGCCCTTGATCGCGTGAATGTTCGACGTATGCTCTTGCACGTCAAGAAGGGAATCTCAAACATTTCCTCTACCCTATTATTTGACCAGAACGTTAAAACAACCTGGGCAAGATTCTTGGGCGAAGCAGAGCCTTTCTTGAGAGATGTTCAGGCCCAACTGGGTTTGACTGAATACAAGATTGTTTTGGATGAAACCACTACCACTCCAGACTTAATAGATCGCAACATTATGTATGCAAAAATCTTCTTGAAGCCTGCACGATCAATCGAGTTTATCGCAATTGATTTTGTAATTCAAAGAACTGGAGCATCTTTTGAAGATTAAAGGTTAAATGGTACTATTTATTTGTGAAGAATAATTCATAAGGAGAACTTAAAAAATGGCAAACTTTTGGACAAGCCCCAACCGAGACCCGAAAAGGGCATATAGATTTTTAGTCAACTTGGCAGCATTTGACGGAGGCGCACAGTGGTACGCTAAGTCAGCAACGAAGCCAAAGTTCACCGTTACGAATCAAGAGCACAAATACATCAATCATACGTTTAATTATCCTGGCCGAGTAACGTGGGAGCCGATCACCATTACAATTGTTGATCCTGTCGATCCCAACGCCGCTCGCCAAGCCGCAGAAATCCTCCAAGCATCCGGCTATTATATTCCGGGTAATGAAAACGCACCTATTACAACCATTAATAAGAAAGACGCCACCGAAGCCATGAAGCGTGTAGAAATCATGCAGATTGGAGAAAATGGCGACGATATTTTGGAAAAATGGGTGTTAAACAATGCTTGGATTGAGACAATCAATTTCAGCGACTTGGACTATGAGTCTGATGAACTGACCACTATTGAGCTCACTATCCGCTATGACTGGGCAGAGTTAGAAGTTACCGACGCAGACGGCACCACGACTCCTTATTTTACGACCAACAATAATCCCGGCGCATAAGAGAAAGGGGTGACTAATGTCATCAACTAGAAATAACCAAGCGAGGCTCGACACTACTTCAGTGGACGAGGCTCCGCAACCCGCTAAAGAAACGAAAAAAGAACAGGCAGCATCGTTGAGCTTTGCTGTACCTACTGAATTTGTTGACTTACCATCTCGCGGCCTGTACTATCCGGAAGGCCACCCACTTCACGGTGTGGAGAGTATTGAGATCAAACATATGACTGCCAAAGAAGAAGATATCCTGTCTTCTGAGACGCTGATCAAAAAAGGCGTCGCAATAGACAGGATGTTACAAAGTGTAATGATTGATAAGGCCATTAAAATTTCCGACATGTTGATCGGTGATAAGAACGCCCTCACAGTCGCCGCTCGCGTTACTGGCTATGGTGCCGAGTATGAAACTCGCCTTGCATGCCCATCTTGCGATTCTGAGCAGGAGTTCGAATTTGACTTGGGCGATCTTGAATTTGTTGGGGCATCTTTTGACGATAGAAGTGAATTAAACAATCTTCTCGACGGGGTGGAAATCACCGACGACAACACATTCATTATCACGCTACCAAAAAGTAATCACAGTGTGGAATTAAAAATGCTCACAGGAGCAGACGAAGATAAACTTAATAAATTCCAAAATAAAAAGATTAAATCCCAGAAGGACAAGCTTCTTCCGACTACCTTGTTGACAGATACCTTAAAAATGGTCATCATCAGTGTCTCCGGGGTTAAGAGCCGAGATCAGATCAACCAGTTTGTTGATAATATGCCGGCGATGGACTCTCGGTATCTGAGAGGGGTATACCAGAAGTTGGCGCCAAACATTGACATGACCCAGACGTTTGTCTGTGGAGATTGTGGACACGAGCAGGACCTGGAGGTTCCTGTTACTACGGACTTTTTTTGGCCTAGACAGTGAGTATATTGAATCTGTTTATGAGGAAATTTTCGCTCTAAAGTATCACGGTAATTGGGCATTTGCTGAAGCTTACACACTTCCTGTCCAGATCCGCCGATGGTTCCTCAGAAGACTTCAGAAGCAAAAAGTTATGGAAAACGAGGCCGCTGAGAATGCGTCCAGGGGAAGAAGATAGAGAGAGATTTTATAAGTCCTCTCTATTTTGCTTTATATACTAATTATTAAGTGTTATAATACCATTGGAGGTTTTACAATGGACAAGGAACTACAAGAATATACAATCGATTTGGGCGCCGCAAAGCGAGGAGAGGTAAATGAGAGTTATCTAACCATGTTTGGGTGGGCCATTAAATCTATTATGGGCGCTATGTTTGGGGGCTCCAAAATCCCCGTCACTGTCAAAGGATCTCAGAGCCAAGTGCGCGATTTCGCCAAAGTCTTGGGGAAAGAGAAAAAATATCTCAATAACTATAAGAAGTTTGGGCTGGACAACCCACAGACGTACAAGAGCAGATATGCGCTAGACTCGGCTGTCAAGAAGTTCGAGAGAACCACTGGCTTAAAGTGGCCCTTCAAATAATCGGAGGATAGCGAGTGGCAGACCGCCTAATAAATGCACAAATAACCAACTTAGCAAAGGCCATCAATGCCCTCAAGGAACAGCTGCATGTCGATTCAGACACGAACAAGTCGAACTTGACGGAGTTGACGGAGATCGTCTCAGATCTCAATGCGGAATACAAAGAGCTTGTCGACACTCAGGCTGATGCAAAAGATATACAGGCCGCTGAAACAAAGGTGAAAGAGGCATATCTTGAGCAAGAGAGGGAACACCTCAGAGTACTTGAACGCACCAAAGATGCAAAAAAAGAGGATATAGAGGCCAGCAGGGAAATTATTGCAGGCTTAAAGAAAGATCTCAGAGCCAGAAAGAAGGCCACCAAAGCTCAAGAGGACTACGCCGATGCGGTAGCGAGTACAACAGATAACTTAGGCGAAATGCTCGGTATTACGAACCGCACGAATACGGGCCTAATCAAGAACATCAAGGCCATCACCAAAAGTGCTGAAGCAACAAAGTCTTTTGGAGAAAGCTTGCAAAAGACCTTTTCAGGTGCGAATATAGCCATCGGAACGGGCCTGAAGTCCATTCAAGCCCTCGCCGTGGGTTTTGGAGCAGCCTTTTCAGAAACTGACGAGGGCCTAGCCTCTCTCAGTAAATTAACGGGGATGAGCGCAAAACTTGGCTCAGCAATCACCACCGCCGCCGCCGGCGTTCGTGAGTATGGCGTCACAGTGACAGATATTGCCCATGCCCAGAATGAGCTCATGAGGAGCATCCCTCTCAGTGAGCTTAAAGATCAGGGGGTGGAGGTCTCCAAGCAGTTTGCCACGTGGCAGAAGTTTGGTGTAGGCGTTGGCGCCTCAACACAGGCTTTTACAGCATTGGTGAGATCTTTTAAAAGATCAGATGAAGACGCGCTCAGCCTCCAGAAGAGGATAATGAACCTTGGCGATGAACTGGGCATCGGTGCCCCAAAGATGATGGAATCTTTTGCCCAAGCAGCACCCAGATTGTCGATTTACGGAAACCAGGTGGAAAAGGTATTTGCAAATATGGCGACTGCCTCGGCCAAGCTCGGTCTGGAGGTCGAGGACGTGATGTCTCTCGCGGAAGGCTTTCAAACTTTTGAAGGCTCAGCTAAAGCTGCAGGCCAACTAAATTCTATTTTAGGAAGCGGCCTCATTGACAATATAGAGTTGATGAACGCTTCATTCGAAGACCCAGCTAAAGCCGCTCTTATGATTAAGAACGCATTTAAAGATGCAGGACAGACAGTTCAAACTCTCGGACCAGCCGGAGTCAAAGCCGCAGCCGCTGCTGCTGGTTTTAGTGATGTTGGTAAATTTACAGCATTTTTGAACGGAACATTATCTGCCGCTGAGCTCACTGGCAAAGAGCAGCTCGATAACGAAAAGGAAACCCTGAAGGCAGCCCAAGAAAGCATGAGTTTTCTGGATGACTTGAAGGCAGCCTCTGTTAAGTATTTCCATGAGATGACAGAAAAATGGCTGCCGAAGGTCATAAATGGTTTTAAATCACTTAGCACAGGGTTCAAGGCCGCCGTTATGCTTGTTGGGCCGATATTGGGCACCGCCATCGTGGGCGGCATCATGAACGCCATCGGCGGCCGCTTCGCCACAAACGTCGGCCGCACGATTGCATCGCAAATGAGGATGGGCCAATCTATTTCGGGACAGGCCAACCCATTGGCACCCCGCCGTCAATTTAATTCTAATAATGCTGGCCAATTTAGCAATTTAACTCTTCAAAACAATAGCAGCCGGGCACCTAGAATGTCTAATATGAAAGTCGCCGGCATGGGACTCGGTGGTGCCCTTGTTGGAGGTGCCATCGGCGCAGCAACATCGGGTTCTGCTGCAGCAGCCGGCAGTGCCTTTGGCGGAGCTATTGGATCATTAGGATATCTCGCTGGTCCCTGGGCGATGGTTCTGGGCCCACTCGGTCAAGCGGCCGGAGCCGCCATCGGCGGAATCGCTGGAAAATGGATCGGAGAAACATTCAAGGACGAGAAAAAGAAAGTAGATTCGTCAATGCCAACTAAAAAGACGCCCACCGACGTGAGGCTCGATACACTTACTGATAACATCGCAGCCCTTGCCAAAAAGTCGCAAGACATGAAGGTCAAACTTGAGGTTGATGAATACGCATACAAGAAGGGCTTTAAGCTCTCCACTGCAGAGGTGGTGAGCGGTGGATAGGAGATTGAAAAATGGTAAAACCTAAAACTATTCCAGACATATCATCAGCAGAGGCCGCACTCTATAACAAGTTTCATATACAGCTGCAACACCTGCCCAGCGAAAAAAGCGTTTACTTTAAGGCGATGGTTACTCAGTTCGAAGATCAATATACTTCTGATTGGGCGCTGGAGCATGTTTTTGGGAGAATGGATCCTGTTCGCACCTTCAGGGGAACACAGAGGATAATAACTCTTGGTTGGGACGTTGTAGCCGGCAGTCTAGAAGAGGCTCGTCATAATCTGGCAGAATGTTCCACTCTACTCTCTATGCTTTATCCATCTTATGAAGGCGGCGCTCCAAATGTAGCCGACGCCACAGCGCCGGAACCCGGTACCCCGACCCAAGAGGCCAATGAAGCCGCCACCACTGAGCCACAGCAGGGCCCAACCACCACCGGTGGTAACGCAGCAACTATCAAATCAGCACCACTTTTCAGGATAAAGTTTGCCAATCTCATTCAAGACACAAAAAATCCCACCCCGACGCTCGCCATTAACGATGGCTTGATTGGTAGCATCGATGGGCTAACTTATGCACCAGATGTGGAGCAAGGGTTTTTCGACCCAAAGGACGAAAAGGGAGTCCTATACCCCCAGACTATAAAACTTTCTTTTGGGTTCTATGTTGCACACGATCACCCACTTGGTTGGAGTAGCGAAAACAAAGGCGCCCTCCGATCAGGTACGGTATTCCCGTATCCAAAAAAGGGAGGCAGCTAGTAAATGTCGAGATATAAAAACACAACCATCAAAGTGAACAATTGGGAACTATATAAGAAACTGCGGAAGGAAAGAGGGATCCCAGGCGGAATCACTCAATACAACTTAACAAAACTTCCCAAACTCACCGTAGAGGACGTCTCCACCGTCAATTCTGTTGGCCACGTATGGTCAACTGGAGACAGACTATATAAACTTGCATCTCAGCACTATGGGGATCCTAAGCTCTGGTGGATTATCGCCTGGTACAACAACAAGCCCACAGAGGGGCATCTGGCCATCGGAGAGATCATTCAAATACCGCTCCCTCTTGAGCATATTTATAGCTTCTTGAGGATGTAACGATGCGCTTTGTAACAGCCAGAGACAGCAGTTCTTCCTATTATCTGTTTGCTTTCAAGGAAGTTGATCAAGACCCGAACTCTTGGGCGGTTGAAGTTAGCCACATAATAACAACCTACGGCTCCGTCGACGACACTGGTGCCAACATAGACGGCGCAAGCGAGATCATACAGGTCATGACGTCAGATGCGTATGTGACCGACACCGCCGGAACCGATGCCATCGAGTTTCTTTATACTAAAAACTTCCTTGAACAGTGGCTCACAGCACCACAAGCTCAGCTCGTGAACACTCTTCAGGGCGCAGATACACCAGATGCATTTGTAGAGTTTTTTATACCAAAAAACATTACGGTTCAGATGAGTCCGTATATAGAGTCGCCCACTACCCCCAAGTTGAAAGATGACCTTGATATCGGCGCAGAGATGATAGGATATGAACTTAAGCAGATTGATACACTTGGGATCAACGTACCACTGAGCGACGTTAATAAGAATTCCCACGTCTACTATCACCAAGGAGAGACAGATGAGGTAGTAGAGAGCCCCTATGCTGATGAGTTCATGCCAGATGAGATAACTGTTAAAAGGGCCGCAATCATCGGCGCCAACATTCCAAGGATATTTGTAGGGCCAAACCAGACTCTAGACCCCAGCATTGACAATTTCGACCCCGAAGAGGATGTATTGGAAGGCGGCCTCACTGACGAACAGCGCAAAAACTCTCTTCCACTGAATGAGCAGGCCATTTTATTGTATCGTCTCGGCGAATTGATGCCCCGAAATAGGAAAAAGAGGAATTCTAAAGATTATGATCGCTTTGCATGTCTGGAGTGTAAGACTGCCGACGAAATCGCTAACCTAGTCAACTCGGTCACATCACCGCCAAACCGCGCACCTCTTTTTGATCTGGTGAGACCAATCCACCTTAGTGCTGTCATCCCCAGAGTTAGGTTATTTAAGATGTATGACCCATCCGCGAAGAGAATGAAGAATACCAAGAAGCCTGCGAACACACCAAAGATACCAGTGGAATATGAGTTCGAAGAATTCTCAAACAGGGATTTGTTGAAGGAGACTCTCAGCACAAACACTGGTGTTGGTATCGAGTCATTTAACTTTGATTTCAACGGAACAAATAAATTTTCTGCTGAGAGGCTCATAAGTGCTGAATTGAAGATACGGGCAAGAAGCATTGATGAGCTTGAACGCCTGCGCGTAAGTTCAGCAACAAAGCGGCCATACAGGTTTTCGGATCTTTTTATACCCGAAATGATCCAGCAAGACAATGCCAACAAGCGCCCCAATAACCTCAATTATATTGAATATAAGGCAAAGCACTTTGAGAGCCGAATGGTGGTGGAGTATGGCATCGACACCGAAAGTGCCGTTTTCACCAGCCGAGAGGGAAAACAAATTGCAGATGCATTTTATGAATCGAAACTCGAAATCAACCTTAGTGTCACAAGTCACTCAATAGATCTAAAAGATGATGGGTCTATGGTGGTCACTATCAACTTCGTCGGACGCCTCGATGCACTTGCCAAGGATCCAAATAGTGGCAACATCCTCATGGACACGAACTTGAGTGATAAAATGCGCTTAGAACTTCTCACGGAGAGGAATGCGGCACAAGAGGCGGTGGATCTGGCAAGAGAAACGAAGGACGAGGCCGAAATAGACAACGTGACAGAAGATGATAGAGTGCGCGATGGCCAAACGCGGCAGACGAAAGAGGAGACAAACGCTATTGCAGACGAAACTATCGCTACGAACACCGAAACATACAACCTTGGCCAAAAAGATGGCGAAAGAAAATTTCTTGAAAAGAACGGTGACAACTTGTCTAAGTTGAGACTTTACCGCTCCATCCTTAATGGTCTCATTCGCAAAGAAGCAGTCAATATCGTGGAGATTGATCCCTCCAACATTGCCCTGACAACTCAATCAACTGAGGAGCAGGCACTTTCCGCATCTGAAGATGGTGGAAAAGCCGGCAAAGAAATAGCCAATATCGAGACGCTGAATACAAAAGAGCAAATTGACGAACAATTTAAAATCCTATCAGACCGCATGAAGAAGGGCATTGTTCCCATGTTCACATCCAATGCTTATTACATAAGATTCTTTTATTTTGGCGATCTCATGGACGTGGTTCTTGATCACATGTATGAAGGCCGTGAAGATGCGGCACTTGATATAAGAACGGTTTTGGGCCCAATCGAGATCAGGAGAAATTTGTTTGACTCATACCAATTCTCAGGAGAGGGTGTAAGTTTTCAACATAACGGCGCCATCGTCGTTACCGATAAATATGGGACTTTCGATCCCAAGGCCACAAGAAGGCGCAAAGCAGCAGTAGAGCAGGTTGAGGAGGGACTCAATAATGGAAAAAAGGCACCCTCTGCAGGCATTGAAGAGCAGACTCTGCTTGCATCCCTAGCAGATGTGCCGATCTCCCTCAATCTATTTTTGAGGTGGTTTGCAGACAACATCTCCAACAAGGGAGCTTTTGGGTACTCCTTTAAGCAGTTTTTGGTCGACGCGACACAGGGCTTGATTGTTGCATCTTTAGAGGCGGATAGTTCTCGAATCTTGCTTCCGAAGCAACAGAGGATTGTAAGAACTGTTACTTGGGATTCTGCCACAGACCTGTCCACACCGGACGTTTTTGGCTTTACACACAAAGATGGCCAAGAATTGAAGATCGAGCTCCCCACTCAACAACGAAATTTGGTAGCAAAAGAGGGGCTTCAGATCTCTCGCCTTAGAGATGAATTCAACATAGCTCACACCCTCTCAACGGCTCCATACATGAGTGACTACCTTATGGTATACGCAGAGGCCCCTCGATATAATAGGGCGTTCGAAGGAACGCCCACGCAGTATAAAAGGGATCTGAAAGACGGTATCTATCACTTGAGCGTCGGAAGGGATGTTGGCATGGTGAAAGATGTTAAGCTTTCCGCTGTCACTGTTCCCTATTACGAGGAGATGCAGATTCAGAGGGCAGCCAAAAATGGTGTGCGCCCAACAAAGAGGATCTATGAAGCCACAGTAACACTTTTTGGGGTTACGTTCTTTCGACCGGGCCAAACAGTATATCTTAACGCAGCTGCTTTCGGCAGCCGCGAGAACTTGAAGGCCCACGGCTTGTGCGGGTATTATTCTATTCGAACAGTGTCCACAAACTTTTCGTCTGGCAATTTCGAAACCACATTGATATGTGACTTTAAGCATGCGGGGTAAAATATGAAACCAACAAGAGGCAACAACAGTTTAAGTTCAAAATATTCATACATACAGAGAGAGATGTACGAGGGAGAGGTAGATAAACTACTGGAGGCCAAGGAAGGGCTTACGCTTATCGACCTCAGAAAGAAAAGTCTGTATGGGAAAATAGATCTCAAGAACAAGGTGGTGGTTCCAAGACTGGAGAACCTGTCCTCCTTTCAGGGCGTCGCAAATGTGTTTCCCTTTGTCCGAGATGCCCTTGACGACCTCTCCTCCAAATTAAAAAAGAGGTCAGATCGGGGAACGATCAAAAAACGCGGCCCATACTCCACCCTCAGTGCAACCCCGCGCCCGAAGACGTGGCAAGATGAGTACGCCAACTATTTGAAGGATATCAAGGAATCATATCAGGATAGAATTCGCTCAACACCTGGCCTTAAAGATAGTGTGGCAGATTTCAAGCAGTATGTTTTTAATTTTCTTGAGTTCTCTACAATAGCTAATCCCCGCTACCCGCTTACTTTCTCGAAATTTTACCTATCATCTCACAGCTCTACTTTCGCCACAGGTATTACAGTGGACTTGAATTCAGAAGAGTACGGCGATGATTATGTTTCTTTTTCAAAATATTTTGGAGATGTAAATTTTGACATTTTCTACCAAGAGGCCCAAAACCACGGCTTTCTTCTTGACCGCTATGCTCCTTGGCGCCTTGTGGCCAACCTAACATCGCAGCCGATGATTAGTTATATGAAAAAGTCTGGATATGCCAATATGCAGGACGTGTTCTCTGAACTAACCTTTAACCCCCTCTCGCCAGAGTTCTATGAACTCGTGAAAATGATAAACTTCTCTTACAGCGAGGTGTTTAAGCCCAATTCAACTGTGGCCGATGTGTGTTACCGAGAGGGCAAGACTTCTTATTCCCTCAAGCCGAGGGAAATGTTTGATCCTTCCCAATTTAAATCTCTAGAAGAAATGGTGGATTACATGGGATATGCGTTCTGGCTCCGAGCATACGCTTTTATCAAAGCGCGGGAGATAAATAAGAACTTGACACAGAAAGAGTTTGATGATATAGTAAAAGAATCTATAGCTATACAAAAACATGTTGACACGGAGGCATCTTTGAGTTATATTAATGATAAATTTAATCCACTGATGAATTCTGATTTTAACAGGAAACCAACTTTTACTTTTTAGGTGATACATGAAGTGTTTCGTTACACTGGACGACAAAGAAGAATGCGTAGGCGTATTCAGCAACGGTGAACTTTCTTTTTCGCATATTCCCGCTGGGTTAACTCACACTTGGGAGTACAGCCGCTCTCTGCTATCTGCTGACGTTAATGATGCCGAGCTGGCCATCATATACGCCAACGGTGCAACGCTGACTGATGTCTGCCCACCGCACCTTCAAAAAGAGTGGTCAGCGATAATGAAGCGCATGAAGGCTTATCAAAATTCCTTTATAGAGGCAAAGGTTGATTTGGGAGAGAACTGCATCTTTGATCTTATTCCGCTGAGCTACTTGACCAAGTTTTGCCACCTGAAAACGGAGATCACTAAGCACGTTTTTAAAACGGCAGATAAGCCGGAAAATTATGATTTCATGAAAGGGTTGGTGCACCTGTTGGCCGAGATATCTCAAAGGAAAATTAAGCTCAATCTCGACTCCATAGAACGGAATATTTTAACCAAAAGGGCCAGAGACTTTTGCGCCGACATTCGCTCTGGGAAAAAGGACTCTTTTGTCAGGTACGATCCCTTTAAGACGAGGACTGGTAGACTTTCGGTTAAAAAGGGATCCTTCCCGATACTTAACTTAGACAAGGAATTCCGCTGCGCCGTGGAACCAACGAACGACTGGATAATGGAGCTGGATTATAATGCAGCTGAACTGAGAACACTTCTGGCTCTCGCAGGAAAGGAGCAGCCCACAGAGGATATTCATAAATGGAATTCAGACATTCTGAGCGTATCAAGAGACGAAGCGAAAAAGTCCGTCATATCTTGGCTGTATGGCTCGAAGACATCCGATATTGGCGAAAAGCTTTCGCAGATGTACGCAAAAGAGGAAGTTCTAAATAAATTTTATGATCCCGAAAAAGGGATCGTCACAACCCCTTTCGGGAGAAAGATCTCAGCAGACGATCACCACGCACTGAATTATCTGGTTCAGAGCACCACTGCAGATCTGGTGTTTGACCGAATGTTGGAGATCCGGGATCTATTAAAGGACAAAAAAAGCTTCATCAAATTCTGTCTCCACGATTCAGTGGTGATCGATTTGGCCCACGAGGAGAGGGATGTAATTAAAGAGGTTTTTAATATTTTTGCAGACACCAAGCTGGGGGCATTCAAGCCCTCGATTAGTGCGGGAACCAATTTCGGCTCCTTAAAGGATTTTAACATTTAGGTGATCTGTGCTATAATAGATCTTCAGGAGAATGTATGATTAACATTATTGGACTTGGCAAAACAGGCTGTAGTTTAGCTGACGAATTTTCCAAACATGGTCAATATGACATCTATCGTATTGGCATTGACTTACCAAAGAATAAAAGGTCCAGGGGTATGAAAAAACAAAAGACGCCTGAAGCCTATGAAGAGAAGTGTCCAACAATGAGGCATTTTTTCAAGGAGCTGACGGGCCGAAGTATCTTGTTGGTGAACGGTGGAGAACCCATTGCAGCTGCTACGCTGAGGGTTCTGGAGCATTGCCGCCCGTGGTCAACCTCTGTTGTCTACATCCAGCCAGATGAGTCCTCTCTCAATGAGACCCTGCAGGCTTCCGAGAAAGTCATCTTCAATGTTTTGCAAGAATATGCTCGTTCCGGCGCCATTTCAAAAATGATTCTTGTAGACACCAAAAATGTTGAAGAGGCGATGGGAGACGTTCCAATTATCGGCTACGAAGAAGTCTTTAATCAATATATCGCATCTTCTCTTAATTTAATAAATTATTTTGAACATTCGGAGCCTGTTTTGAGTGTCGATTCTGAAGGCGTTGATTGGTCGAGAATCATGACCATAAGTATGATCTCTCTGGAGGAAAAGAAGGAGCACCTTTTCTTCAACCTGGACAACATTCGAGAGAAAATGTATTTTTGCGGAATTAACGAAGATCAGCTTAGAAACGACAATAAGCTGCTTTCCAAATTAAAGAGCTTTATAGATTCCCAGCGTGAAGGGGATCAAAGAACTTCATATAGGGTGTACTCTACAACCTATGAAGAGCCACACGTTTTCTGTGTTCAATCATCGGCGATGATACAGAAGAGATCAAAAGGTGCTTGACACCAAAGTGATCCCGTGGTATAATAATAACAACGAACCAGCACTAGGGGAGATTTGCCCTGGTGACTTTAACAGGAGATAATAATATGGCAATTGATATGAGCAAAATGCGGGATAGACTAAATACCCTGCAAGCTAAGGGCAACGGTGGCGGATCTTCCGCTTTTTGGCGCCCAAGCGATGGTAGTCAAACTATTCGAATTGTGACACCGAAAGACGGAGATCCTTTCAAGGATTTTTATTTCCACTATAATGTGGGCAATAACTCTGGCTTTCTCTGTCCGAAGAAGAACTTTGGCGAAGAGTGTGCAGTCTGCGATTTCTCTCGCAAATTGTATAAGGCCGGCGATGATGACAGTGTGAAGTCCGCTAAGGAATTGACTGCTCGTCAGCGTTTCTTTTCACCCGTAATAGTTCGCGGTGAGGAGAATTTGGGAGTCAAGATTTGGGGCTATGGAAAAATGGCTTACGAAACCTTGTTGAACCTTGTTTTAAACCCAGAGTATGGAGATATTACAGATGTGGAGTCGGGAACAGACTTAGACTTACACTACGGTAAGGCTCCAGGCCAATCCTTCCCTCAGACCAAGTTGACGCCAAAGCGTTCTACATCACCGGTCTGTGTAGAGGCTACTCCAGAAGCATGCCAAGAAATCTTGGATTCGGTCCCTGATATTGATTCTCTTTTTGAGAAGAAATCATCCAAGGAAGTTGCTGGATATCTTGCGGAGTTCATGGAGAGTGGATCTTCGGCCGAAGAAGCCTCTAGGGAGGCGACTAAGTTTGCGCCACCAGCCGGTGCCGAGTCTGTTGACAAGTCTTTCACTGACTTGTTGGGCAGTGCCTAATAAAAACATAACCCCAATAGGCGACGGGCATTTGCCCGTCGTCTTTATTTTCTATTTACAGGAGGTGTCCTTTGGCCACAAATTTGAAAAGTAATAAGAGCAAGCTTGGCATCAAGGGCATCGCTGCAGCTTTGAATAAAAAGAGCGGCATGACCGTTGCACATACAATGGGGGACGATAACCCATCGGCCGTCACTGATTGGATACCTACTGGGTGTACATGGCTCGACGGCATCATTTGTCGAGGAAAAATTGCCGGCATCCCCGTCGGCCGCGTAACAGAAATAGCTGGTCTTGAGGGTTCTGGAAAATCGTATATGGCCGCACAAATTGCAGCAGGAGCTACGCAAAAGGGCTTCGAGGTTGTCTATTTTGATTCGGAAGCTGCATTGGACTTTGACTTCTTAAAAGATGCCGGCGTAATTGAGTCCCTATTCTTGAGGGTCACACCACAATCGGTTGAAGATATGTTCGAGACAATAGATCTTATTCTTTCTCAGGGCGCAGAGAACACTTTATTTATTTGGGATAGTCTGGCCAATACGCCAACTAAATCTGACAATGCAGGTACGTTTAATCCTCAAGAAACAATGGCTTTAAAGGCTAGGATCATCTCCAAGGCGATGCAAAAGTTAACCGTTCCACTGAATGAGTCAAACAGTACATTTTTGGTCTTAAACCAGTTAAAAGTACACATCCCAAAGCCCGGAGATCACATCTCTGCGATGATCGACCCTTATGTAACTCCCGGCGGCAAGAGTATGCAATATGCGTCATCACTGAGAATTTATTTAACGGGCAGGAAATCTAAAGCCTCTTACATAACCGATGAAAAGGGATTCCGAATCGGCTCAGAGGTTAAGGCTCGCATTAAGAAATCTCGCTTCGCATCCGAGGGCCGAGAGTGTATTTTTAAGATTCTGTGGGGTGATGAAGTCCGCATCCAAAATGATGAGAGCATCTTTGAGGCCATCAAGGGCTCCGAGAGGTTAAAAAACGCTGGAGCATGGTATACCCTCATCCACTCAGATGGCTCCGAAGAGAAGTTCCAGTCAAAAATGTGGCTGGACAAGATGCAAGAAGAGAAGTTTCGTGCTTCGGCAATGGAGGTTTTTGAAAACGAGATTGTCCTAAAGTTCGCGAACAGAGAAGGCGCGGCTTCTGATTTTTATGACATTGAAGCCGAATCGGACAAGCAGTAGCGGAGATTCCCTTGGAAAAGAAAAAAAGATTATTAATAGTAGATGGCATGAACATCTACATGCGGAACTATAACGCAAACCCCAGCATCTCGACAAATGGTGATCCAATTGGCGGATGCAAAGGATTCCTGATGTCCTTGCAAAAGATCTGTCGGGAGATCGACGAGGATATAAGTGCGATTGGGAAAATCGTAGTGGTTTGGGATGGCGTGGATGGAAGTGTCCGCAAGAGAAAGATGAATCCAGCCTACAAAGACGGCCGCAAACCAGTTCGCCTTAATCGAATGGTGCGAGGTCTTCTCACTGAGGAGCAGGAGATAGCCAACAGAGCGTGGCAGTTCGACAATGTTGTTCATTATTTGGACTTTTTATCGGTGCACCAGATAAGGATCGATGGGTTCGAGGCTGATGACATTATCTCTTATGTAAACAACCTCCCTCAGTTTGAGGACTGGGATAGAATAATTGTCTCGACAGACAAGGACTTCTACCAATGTACTTTTTCGTGCGGACATGGGAAGACTGTTATTTATAGGCCCAAAGAAAAAGGTGCCTTTGAGCTTATTGGGGAAAAGACAATACTTGACTCCTTTGGGATCCACCCCCTAAACTTTGCTATAGCGAGAGCCATCGAGGGAGATAAATCAGACAACCTCAAGGGCGTCCCCGGAGTTGGCCTAAAGACACTCGCGAAGAGGTTCCCTTGGCTGGCTAACAGCGAGGAATATATGGTTCAGGACATTTTGGCAGATTGCGAGAAGAACGCTGGCAAATTAAAGATGTACGATAACATAATAGAGAATAAAGAATTGATTTTAAAAAATTACCAGATTATGCAACTCTCTATGCCGAACCTATCCCCGCAAGCCACTCGACAAATAAGATCACAATTGGAAGACGAGCCGCTATTTAATAAGACGGCCATCACTACCATGATGATCAAGGATGGCTTTGGAAGCGGAAATTGGGACGTCCTATTTCAGATCATGAAACGACTTACGGCTAATTCTTTATTCTAGGAGAGACGATGAAGAGAGAGACACCAACTTTCGCCCACTTTGGAAAGACCTTTCAGGAAGGTCTGGCTCGGCTCATCATGGATGAAAGAGTTTTTTCGGATCAGATCAGTGATGTGCTGGATGTGGAATTTTTCGAACACCAGTATCTGAGAGTGTTCACGCGCCAAATCCTGCAGTATAAAGAAAAGTATGATTCCCATCCTACCCGATCCACAATTGCCTCTGTCCTCAATATAGACCTGAAGGATGAGCCCGAAGTGGTGGTAGAACAGGTCAAGAGCTTTTTTGCAAGAGCGACTGCCACTCACGATGAGGTGGAAAATTCACAGTTCATTAAGGACCACTCTTTGGACTTCTGCAAGAGGCAGAAAGTCAAAGAAGCAATGTTGAAGAGCGTTAGTCTTGTAGATAAGTGCAGTTTTGAGGAAGTTGAAAAGACCCTTACGGATGCCCTTAAACTTGGGGTGGACAATGATCACGGCCACGACTACAAGAGGGACAAGGAAGATAGATATGTTGTTCGGTCAAGAAACCCAGTTTCAACTGGCTGGTCAGAAATCGACTCTCTCCTTCGCGGCGGACTTGGGAGGGGAGAATTGGGTGTCATAATTGCCCCAACTGGCGTTGGTAAGTCAATGGCCCTCGTTCACCTTGGAGCACAAGCAGTTCAGCAGGGACTTAGTGTGATTCACTATACACTAGAAATGCCAGCCGAAGATATTGGCCTCCGCTATGATGCGTGTATAACCCAGACACCGCTGCGCTCTCTGCATGGACTGAAGGATGATATTCTAGAGGAGGTAGATAAGGTTCCTGGAAGTTTGGTTGTCAAAGAATATCCCACTAAGTCGGCCTCTTCCCTGACCTTGAAGGCCCACCTTGATAAGCTCCGACGCAGAGAAGTTCCGATTGATATGATTATTGTAGACTACGGAGACCTTCTGAGAGCAAAATCTACCCAGCGTGAAAAGAGGCATGAGTTAGAATCAATATACGAAGAGATCAGGGCCCTTGGGATGGAGCATAAGTGTCCGGTATGGACGGCATCTCAGACCAACAGGTCGGGAGTAGAGGCAGATCTCGTTGGAACCGAAACAATTGCAGAGGCTTTTAGCAAGTGCCACGTGGCAGACTTCATTTGCGGCCTGTCTCGCACCACCACCCAAAAGAACAACAATCAGGCGACCATGAATGTTTGCAAGAATCGCGGCGGCCAAGACGGTCGCATTTTTCCAATGCTTATGGATACCTCTCGCGTCCGGCTAGAAGTGCTCCCATACCAGGGCGACACCCCAGAAGGAATCAGGGCCATCAACGCAAAAGAACAACACGAACACCTTCAGTCTCAATACAAAGAGTTGATGGGAAGTCAAAAAAGGTCTTAATTAAATTTTAAAAGTGAGATATGATGAACGTAGAAGCAACTGACATAACTAAAGAGGAGAACAATATGTCTAAGGTCGAAACAGCAACGAGAGAGACTAGAGAATATTTCAATGGAGACGATTTAGCTACCAATGTGTTTATCACCAAGTACGCTCTACGTGACAAGGAGGGAAATTTCCGTGAAACAAATCCAAACGATATGCACATAAGGCTTGCTACTGAGTTCGCTAGGGTTGAAGATAAGTTTGGCGGCAAAAAGATGTCGAAGGAGACCATCTTCGATAGTATAAAGGGATTCAAGAAAGTGGTGCCGCAGGGTTCGCCCATGTATGGTATCGGAAATAACTTTGTCAATGTTTCTCTCTCGAACTGCGTTGTGGTTGACTCCCCCAAAGATAATATCTCCTCCATTATGGACTCCGGAAAAGACCTCGCAAACCTCTTTAAGCGCAGATGCGGGGTCGGCCTAGACATCTCAGGCTTACGCCCCGAAGGGGCTCCTGTAAGCAATAGCGCAGGCACCACCACCGGAGCGTGGTCTTTCTCTGACTTCTACTCCTATGTGTGTCGAATGGTCGGCCAGAATGGAAGACGCGGTGCGCTCATGATCACGATGGATGTGCGACACCCCGATATTGAAAAATTTATCACAATGAAGCACGACTTGACCAAAGTGACGGGAGCCAATGTCTCAGTGAAGATTAGTGATGATTTCATGCAGGCGGTGGAGAATGATGAGGAATTCACGTTGACCTACCCCATCGGCCGTGCACGACCTAAGATCTCCAAGACAGTTCGTGCGACGGAGGTTTGGAGTCGGATTGTTGAGTCAGCAACAACGACTGCCGAGCCTGGTATTTTGATGTGGGACAACATCACCAAGAGCCTGCCAGCCCATGAATATCCGGCATACAAGACTATTTGCACCAACCCATGCGCCGAAATCCCACTCTCAGCTTATGATAGTTGCCGACTGATCTCAATTAATCTCAAGAACTTTGTGACAGACCCTTTTACTGGTTCTGCATCTTTTGATTTTGACGATTTTAGTGCCACTGTCCGCGAGGCCATGCGTATGTCTGACGACTTGGTGGAGCTAGAGATTGAAAAGATTGAGTCCATCATTGGTTCGTGCGATACCAAAGACGAGAAGGAACTATGGCGCAAGCTGCGAGATGCTGCAAAGAATGGCAGACGCACTGGCCTTGGCACTCACGGACTGGCCGACACTCTTGCATGTCTGCGCCTGCGATATGACAGCGACGAAGCACTGGGTGTCATTGATATGATTTACAATACCCTCAAGGTGGAAGCATACCGCGAGTCTTGCAATCTTGCAAAAGAGCGAGGAGCTTTCCCGCACTTCTCTTGGCAGCTGGAGAAGGACAACGCCTTCATTAAATCCCTCCCAGAAGAAATCAGGGAGATGATAAAAAAACATGGAAGAAGAAACATTTCCATCCTCACCAACGCTCCCACTGGCTCGGTCTCAATCATGAGCCAGACAAGCTCAGGACTCGAACCAGTTTTTAGAAACTTCTACACCCGTCGCCGCAAAATTAGTCACAATGACACCCACACCAAGGTTGACTTTGTGGACGACGTAGGCGACAAGTGGCAGGAATATAAAGTGTTCCACCACAATGTTCAAGACTGGCGCGAAGAGAATGACTTCCACACAGGAGAAATGTCCGACGATATTCCAGACTTTTTTGTGGAATCAGATCAAATAGACTGGATGCGACGAGTAGAAATTCAAGAGACAATCCAGAAACACATTGATCACGCAATTTCTTCCACGATTAACCTTCCAGCTGGCACCAAGCCTGAAGTGGTTGGCGAACTTTATAAAGAGGGTTGGAAACGTGGCCTCAAAGGAATTACCGTTTACGTGGATGGCTCTCGAACCGGCGTCTTGGTCTCGGATGCTCCCGAAGAAGATGCTTTTGTTCAGAGAGATGCCGCCCAGCGCCCGGAGCTTGTGGAGTGCGAGATCCATCGCCCCACCATCAAGGGCGAGAAGTGGGTTGCCCTGATTGGCCTTGTTGAAGGAAAACCTTATGAGTTGTTCGCTGGCCTTTCTTCAAAAATAACCTTGCCAAACAAGTATACTCATGGTATAATAGTAAAGCACCCCCGCAAAACAACCAGATCAATTTATGATTTGGTTCTTGGCGAGGGCGACGATCAGTTGGTTATTAATGATATTATTAACATCTTCGATAACCCAAACAATGCGATTATGACTCGCATGATCTCTCTTTCGTTGCGCCACGGTGCAAATGTGAAGTTTGTGGTTGAGCAGATGCAAAAGGATCAGGACACCGACTTCACCTCCTTCAACAAGGTTTTGTCGAGGGTGTTAAAGAAATACATTTCTGACGGTGAAAGAGCGTCAGATAAGAGGTGCCCAAGCTGTGAATCAGAAGGGTTAATTTACCAAGATGGGTGTGTAACTTGCACTCATTGCGGTTATGCCAAGTGTGGTTAAAGGAGAAAACATGACTACAGATAATAATGAACCAAAAGTAACCAAAGAAGAGCGCATCGTCGATTACATTAAGTCGGTCGCTGCTATTGACGAGGCCCTTGAGCCATTTAAGGAGCAAAAGAAAGCCTTGAAGACCAACTATGTTGAAAACAACTGGCTTGATAAAGAAGAGATTAAGATGGCCATGAAAGCGTACAAGATGATTAAGGACGATGTTGACTTAGACCAGCTTATGGATTTTTATGAAACTGTTGGAAGGAGCGTCTAATGGAGGTTCTCCCAAAGAATAAAAACATACTGGTGGCACCACTGGATACAAAACCAGAAGATCCTCCTGCAGTCTTACTGCCCGTCGACTACCAAAAGAAGGGTAAGTACGTTGTGGCGAGGGTTCTAAAGGTCCATGAATCAGTTAAAAGCGAGATCTCCGAAGGGTCTCTCGTTGTTGCAGAGCCGAATATGGTGAGGGAAGTTTCCATTGAGGGGAACACTCACTATTTAATTCAAGCAAATTATATACTTTGCGAAGTAAAGCTCTGAAACTGTGGAGGTTATGCCAATGGCAGCAGAGCTTTATGACGATGTAATAAGGGTCGTCAGCAATTCCCAAATGTCTTTTGGGAGCTGTTGTAATGAGTCAGGCAAACCCAACCATAAGTCAATTCGTGAAACAGGTGTTCAGGGAATATGTGCTTCCACTTTTCTGGTTAGCTGTACTCCCGGCGTTTTTGATGCTGGTTTGCATCTCATCGGAATCCGTTAGCAACTTTATATATGAGAGCTTTCACATAATTGTTTCGACCGGAACCACTCTTTTTGAATCCGCCGCAACCTGTATTGTTTTTTTACTTCACAGGGCATAGAAAGGGATCTAGACATCAGATATGAAGGAATCATTATTGGCGGCACTCTTGCTGCTTTAGAGAGGGCCTTTAGTTCTGGGCTCCCCCTGATCGGGATCCCAGAGGAGCCCCCCTTTATATTCCCTGAAGAACTTGAGAGATATCGTGAGCTATCATTTTCCCTCTCTCTTTCTGGGCAGCTGCCGTTTTATAACAATTTGGTGGGCATCCGGATCGACGAGGAGAAGAGGGAGCTCCTTTGCTTCACTCGCAACTCCAAAATAGTTAAGGTAGCCTTCTCCTCCCTCATTGTTGTGGACGATCTTGAAGTTTCAGGTCTCCCCGTCGCCACATCTTCCGTGGCTACAGAATATCTTGTGTTGGACTGGATAAACGTCCGACGAGGAGGGAGCCACCCCTATAACTATATTGAAGATGAAGATAGCGATTTTGTTAAGAAGATTGTCTTTTACCCTAGCGAGAGGATTATGGGGCGCCGAACAACCGTCAAGGATGCGTGTGCAGTCTCGATCCTGACGGAGAAACAACTAAAGAACAAAGACTATTCAGAGTCATATTCTTTCTTAAAGGCGCGAGACATGATGACCAACGCTGGCATCGTGGGGAGCAAAAATGGAACACAAGCATACAACGGCAAGCCGGCCTATCTGTCTTTGAAGATAGAGGTTTCACATCGACAGACCTTTAAAATACACAAGAGCACATATGAAGACACAGCTTGTGTTGAGTTTGATACTCTTTCGCGCAATGAATACCTAAGCAGATTTTCGGGACTATAGGAATGGAAAAAGAACTAGAAGGAGTGAGAATCCTTCGTGAAAAAAGAAAGTCAAAGAAGGGAAAGTACGCAGTTGGCGACTTTCACCTTGCCGGCATTGTGCCTGTAACTGGCGAGAAGCTAGATTTCAATTTGCCGTGGCACGATTCTCTCTTACCCTTGGCCAAGGATTACTTGGCGGTGGAGCATGCTGTCTATGAGTGTGCCTGTGCAGGTGTTAGTACCATATGGGTAGTATGCAAAGAGGGGACGACGCCCCTAATTCGACACCGGCTAGGAGACTGGATTCACGATCCAGTAGAGATTGACCGGATCGCAAAGAACCCAAGATCTATTCAGCGCGACAATATTCGACGAATACCCATTTACTATGTCAAGATAAAGCCCATTGATTTCGAACGCCGCGAAAGCCTTGGCTGGAGTACTCTTGTCGGAGCTATCACCTCTTTCCGCATGTCCTTCAGGATCAGCAAGTGGCTTGTCCCGGACAAGTATTTTGTGTCCTTTCCTTATGGCGTTTATGATGCAAATATTCTCCGTAAGAAGAGGAATGTGCTGCGCTCTAGCAGCTCTTATGTTATCACCCATCATGGGCAGAGCGTTGCAGACGGCTTGCACACTGCGTTCACTTTTGATAGGGATGTATTTGTCTACGCCCGTCGGGAAGTAAGGAAGTACAAAACCGGCCTTGACGAAATTTTTAAATCTGTTATAATGGATGAGCCAAAGCAGATTGAAGTTCCCTGGTATCACCAAGTCGATACATGGGATAACTACAGGGGGTATTTAGCCTCCGACAATGAGGTGCAAAAGCACGTGGAGAGCGCAAATGGCATCGTCACCTTCCAGAAAAAAGAAGGCCAAAGATCTTATAGACTCGTTGGAGCAGAAAATTGAGCTCGCCAATTATGAGCTGAAGGTGGGAGATTTAGTGAAGGTCAACATCCCAGTTGATTTCGAAGATCCCGACACCACGTTCACTACTTATCCCGGCATCGTTCTCAAAGACAGCGACGGCATAGCATGTTTTGTCCACGTCTTTTACGATAACCAGAGCTACTATGTTCACTGGCAGCAGGTGGAGAAGATAAGCAATGCCGCAGAGATTTAGCGTTGGCGATCTTGTGGAGTTAAGAACTCCAGTCGAGTACTCCCTACCAGACGTTGAGATAGGGATTGTTGTGCAGGTGATCGAATCAGAGCCCAATCAAGCACTAAGGGTTGGTCTCTGTTCCGGCGTAAAAGTTTGGGTGGTAGCCTACCGGCTGAAGAAAATAGGTTGACAACTAGATGGTTTTCGATTATAATAAGAAGATGCTACAAAAAACCCCAGGAGAAAAAATGACAGAAGTTAAGCGAGAAACACCGAAAGTAAAATACGTGGGACTCCACGCACACAGCGTGGCAGGCTCACCCTTCGATGCATTGGGCTACCCCAACGAGCACATGGAGTCTGCCTATAATAATGGCATGGACGCGCTCGCGCTGACAGACCACGGCAACATGAATGGTCTCGCCTATCAGGTCCTCCACGCAAAAAAGATGCACTCCCAAGGGAAGGATTTTAAGCCGATCTATGGTTGTGAGGCATATTTTGTACCTAGTTTGAAGGAATGGCATGAAGAAAAGGAAGCGGCGGTACTAGATAAGAAAAGGGCCAAAAAAGATGCCGAAGCAACAGGGACAACCGTCGAAGACGAAGAAGCTAGTAAGAGTGCTGTTAAAGACATTCTTTCTCGGCGTAGTCATCTTGTTCTTGTTGCCGCTAATCAGACGGGCCTAAATAACTTATTCGAGATGATTTCGAAGTCTTATACGCCCGAAAATTTTTATAGATACCCTCGCATTGATTTCGATACACTAGCAGAGCATAGCGAGGGTATTATTGTATCAAGTGCATGTATGGGCGGCGTTTTCGCCAGTGACTATTGGAAGAACCGAGAAGAAGGTGAAGAGGCAGTTTTGGAAGCCATGCGGAAAACCGCAACCCGATTCAAAGAAATCTTCGGAGGCAACTTCTACGGAGAGATTCAGTGGAACGCAATCCCCGATCAACATGCCATTAACAAATTTGTGATTAAGGTCTGTGGCGAGTTGGGAATCGAGCTTGTCTCCACTTCTGACAGCCACTACCCTAATAAGGAAGTGTGGAAAGACAGAGAACTCTATAGAAAACTTGGCTGGCTCCGCACAGGACTCGAAGAGGCCACGCTTCCCGAAACCATCGATGAGACCCGATGCGAACTCTACCCCAAGAATGGCGATGAGATGGTGGAGGCAATTCGCAAATACTCCAATCCAGACAATTGGATTTACCGCGAACGAGATACGCCTGTATTTCCTAGCGACGTCGAGTATGACGAGCAGCTCATGATAGAGAGTGTTGAGCGCACATACGAGATCGCACATGAGAAGATAGATTCCTTTTTCCCAGACAACACTGTACGACTACCAGAATTTGTTGTGCCAGAAAACATGAACGAGGATGATGCCCTCTATATATATGCCAAGAATGGCATGAAGGCCCGTGGCCTTGTGGGGAACAAACAATACGAAGAGAGGATGGAGAAAGAGTTCGATGTCATTTCTTCTCGCGGCTTTAGTAAATACTTTCTGACCATGAAGGCCATCTCTGACAAGGCTCAAGAGGTCCAGCTCGTCGGTGCCGGACGTGGCTCTGCTGCAGGGTCTCTCATCGCCTATTGCCTTAACATCACTCAGATTGATCCCATCAAGTATAATCTTCAGTTCGAGAGATTCCTCCGCAAAGACGCCGTGGATTATCCCGATATCGATTATGATGTCGCTGATCCGATGGAGCTCAAGGATATGCTTATCGATGAGTGGGGAGACAACGTGGTGGTCCCAATTTCGAACTGGAACACACTACAGCTTCGCTCACTCATCAAGGACATTTCCAAGTTCTACAACATCGACTTCTCAGAGGTGAACACGGTCACAGGCCGCATGCTCAGCGAGGCAACGCCAAGGGCGAAGGAGGCCAATGGCATCGCAGCTGGTGTCTACACCCCCACCTTCGAGGAGGTGATGGAGTATTCAGATAGTCTAAAGAATTTTCTAATCAAATACCCGCACGTCAAGACGCATGTTATGCGTATCTTTGGCAGTGTTCGGTCGTGCTCTCGACACGCAGGCGGAGTCTTGGTCGGCGAGGACTTGGACAAATATATGCCCCTCATCGCTTCCGGTGGTGTGCGTCAAACACCGTGGAGCGAGGGCCAGAACGTGCGGCACTTAGAGCCAATGGGTTTTATTAAGTTTGATATCCTTGGTCTCGCTTCTTTGCGAATGATCGAAGGCGCCATACGCCACATCTTAAAGCGCAAGTATAAGGTGGAAGAGCCAAGCTTTGACGATGTAAAGGAATATTACAATAAACACCTTGACCCAAGTGTGATTGATTTTGATGATCAGTCGATCTGGGAGGGAATATTCCACAAGGGCAAATGGGCCGGCGTATTTCAGTTCACGCAGCAAGGCGCACAGAAATTCTGTACGGAAGTCAAGCCAACGAACTTGGTCGACCTCGCAGCCATTACTGCAATCTACCGTCCGGGGCCCTTATCTGCAGGCGTCGCAAAGGACTATACGGCAGCAAAGCGAAGTCCAGAAAATATTGAGTACGGCCACCCCGTTATCAAGGAGTGCCTTGAGGAGACTTGCGGGTTTATTGTTTTTCAGGAGCAACTGGCTCTTCTGGCACACAAGCTCGGTCGCGACGTCTCTCTTGATGAGGGCAACATGCTTCGTAAGCTTCTAACCAAGAAGGGTACCGGCAAAGGAGCCGAGACTCTTGAGGTGATTCGCCTTAAGTTTGTCGATGGTTGTGTGGACAAGGGAATAACCGAACAACAGGCAATGGAAATATGGGAAAAGATGGAGTACTTCTCTGGGTATGGCTTTAACGCCTCTCATGCGGTTTCCTATGCGACCCTATCTTATCAGTGCGCGTGGCTTCTCCACTACTACCCAGTGGAGTGGGTTGCAGCCTTCTTGGACAAGGAACCCGAAGGCCGCAAAGAGGCGGCCATCAATATGGCCAAGAGTCTAGGATTTAGAATCGAGGCACTGAACGTCAACACTTCGGGAAAGGTTTGGGAAATCTCAGAAGATGGCCAAGCCCTAATTCAGCCACTCACTTCGGTGAAGGGTTTGGGTGATGCAGCAATTGACCAAATCTTCAATGGCAGACCTTTTAACAAGATTGAGGATTTCCTTTTCAATGAGGAAATTACATACAGCAAGCTGAACAAAAAGGCGCTGGATGTATTGGTTAGGAGTCAGGCTCTCAACTCCCTTATGGATAGCAGGTTCTCAGGCTTGAAGCACTATTGGTCGTGTGTTGCCGTTAACAGACCTCGCAAGGAGAAGGACCTGGAGGACAACATTGCTGTTTATACGCCGGAGGGAGACTTCTCCATCGAGGAAAAGATAGAGTATCTAACGGACCTGACAGGCGTGTTTCCAATGCACTTGGTGATGGACGACGTGATCAAAGAGAGATTAGGCGACCACTGCGTTCCGCCCATCTCTGAGTATGATCCGGATCTTGGCCTTGTTTGGTTCATCCCTCGAAAGGTCATCCCTCGAAAAACCAAAAATGGCAAGACGTACTGGGTAGTTGAGGTGATTGATGATAATAGTGTTTTGACAAAGATAAAGTGTTGGGGCGTGAAGCCAAGGGATACTTTACAACTCAACAGGCCATACATGGCCAAGCTTGATCACAGCGATCAGTGGGGATTTTCATCGCGCAGCATTTACCACAACTTTAGGATTCTTGGATGACAAAAAGATTCAATTCTCTTGTGGTGATCCACAAGAACAAATTGAAGATTACGGAGAGGAGAACTCTGCGAGGCAGAGAGGAGACGGAGGCAGCTCGTGAGGAGCTGTGCAAGAAGTACGAAGATAGCGAATACGATGTTTTTGTTACCTATGGTGGCCCATTCGATGTATTAGGGTGGATGCTTCTTAGGGGACTAGAAAAAACAGAACTTAACTAAGGAGAACAATATGATGTTAGAATATGCTAGAGTTAGAAAGGGTGCTCACCCACCAGAAAGAGCAAACCCATCCGATGCCGGATTGGATTTATACTTTAACCCAGAGGACGCAAAGGATGTCACAATTGAACCGGGAACCAGCGCGGTTTTGGCAACGGGTTGTCGCTTTGGCGTCCCTCACGGATATATGCTTGAGATAAAGAATCGAAGCTCGGTTGCTGCTAAGAGAAGTCTTATCGTAGGCGCCTGTGTGGTCGACTCCGGTTACGATGGTGAGGTTTTTGTGAATCTCCACAACATTGGACGAGAGCCTCAAACATTAAGCCCTCAAGATAAAATCGCCCAAGCCGTGATGGTTCCGGTGGTGCATTTCCGAGCACTGGAAACACACAGCGGCGATCTTTATGGCTGGTATCCCATCACAATGAGTGGTCGAGGCGATGGTGCCTTGGGCTCCACTGACGGAGGAAAAAATGAAAAAGCATGATATGAATACGCTCTTCAGCAGCAAAAGCATGGAGTGGGCAACCCCTAGAGACTTTTTTCGTAAACTAGACAAGGAATTCGGATTCGATCTAGACCCTTGTGCACAAAGCCACAACGCAGTGTGTTCTGCATTTTTTACACCAGAAGAAGATGGCCTCCTTCAGAGTTGGGAGGGGAAGACAGTTTTCGTCAACCCTCCTTATGGTCGGTCCATTGGCAAGTGGATCAAAAAGGCATACGAAGAGGGGTGCAAGGAAAACACTACTGTCGTGATGCTTATCCCAAGCCGTACCGATACTAAGTATTGGCATGATTATGTGATGAGGGCATCAGAAGTTCGCTTGATTAAGGGGCGCCTCAAATTTGGCGGAGGCAACAATTCTGCCCCATTCCCATCAGCCGTTGTTATCTTTAGAGATGAGACCGGGAACGCAATTGAGAACCCACCCAGCTTGACGGTGATGTAATGGTGAGAAAAGTTAAGAACAAAAAGAAGCACAAGGACATTCAAAAGGACTTGAAGCAGAAAATGGGCCTCTTTGATCAGTTGCCAACTGAGTGTCTGGCATGTCAGGAGCCATTTGATCGAAGCGACCGAGAGCAGGTCATGTCTTGGAATGTGGTTGTTAAGAGGGAGCCAGACTTGGTTCGCCTTTATTGCCCCGTGTGCTGGACAAAGGCACAGGAGGTGGTGAGGGACTTTGAAAAGAGGCTGAGGGATCGAGATGTCGGACAGTAAGATAGAAGAGTATGGTTGGTTGAACAGGAGGGTCTATCCTAGTCTCTACTATGACAGTACCGATACGGTGTACGTGAATCTGATCATGAAGCTTGAATATGAAAAGCTAACTAAGACGGAGTTTTTCCGTGCCATTGTCGACGGGTTTGTGGGCGATGATGAAAACATTAATAATTTTATTAAAGAATATAAGGAGAAGAAGTTGGTGGATAGTAAAAGAGGGCGCCGCCTGATGGCAAAAGAAAGGCAAGAGGCTGAAGAAATAAATAGAAAGTTTGCGCTATCTCCGGAGGACATTGAGAACATTTTCGATCTCATTGGCGATGGTGACGCCGATGTTTAAAGACCCTCTCAGCATATATACCGAACAGGATGCTGCTACGGCCCACATCGATGGCGATCCTCACAAGAGAGAGTGCGTGGCTGCTTGTGAGTCGGCACAAGTTTCTTGCCCCAACAAGGAGTGCAGGTATTGGATAGATTATGCCGATGACCTGAATTGCACTTTCGTAACAGTTGATAAAAATGAGGGCGGCCTAACTTTGCGGGAGATAGGAGAGCGCCTCGGAGTCAGCTTTGTCCGGGTTTGTCAGATTGAAAAGGGTGTTTTGGAGAAGTTGAAAAAGAAAATCCAAAATACCGTTTTAGGCAAATAAAAGGGGTTTTTACAAATAACCACACTAATTATAGGAGTTATTCTGCATTTCGCAGAGTATATCTTGAAAAAATCGATTTAAACTACATCAAGAGGAGATAGTACTATGAGTAAGAAACTTTTAAACGAATCAACAGTTCGTCGTTTCATGGGATTAGCTAACCTCGCTCCACTTTCGGAATCCTTCCTGGATAACCAAGTGAACGAGGAAGAAGAGATTGCCGAAAACGAAGAAGTAGTTGAAGAAGCAATTGAAGAAGGTGGCGCAGCCGCTCGAACCGGAAACGAGGGCCACGACGTGGGCAAAGGTCGCATGACTGCTGATCGCATCCACGAAGACGAAGCTGTCGAAGAAGAAGTTAAAGCCGAAGGCTTGGTAAACATCCAAGAAGACGAGCTTGAAGACGAAGAAGAAGCCGCAATGGACGATGAGGTCGCTATGGACGCAGCTGTCGACTTAGGCGCTGAAGAAGATGAGCTTGAAGCTGAAGCCGGAGATGACTTGGCCTCAAAAGCACAGGCAATTTTAGCTGATTTAGCTGACTTGCTGACTCAAGCTGGCATCGAAACAACTGTTACTTCTGACGAAGAAGAAGCAGCTGCAGACGACATGGCAGACGCATCCGACGATATGATGGACGCTGCTGACGACATGGAAGACGCCGAAGAAGACTTGATGCAAGAGACTGGTGCTAAAGACACCGGCGCCTCTGCAGGCGACGACTCTAAAACTCATCCTGGCGAAAAAGACTACACCACCAAAAAGGGTAGTGATCTTAAGCACGATGATGACGACGGAACATGGGGAGACAAGAAGGGTGAAAAAGCCTACAATGAATCCCAAACTACAGCAGTTGACGCTTTAGTTGCTGAAATTACTTCCAAAGTAATCAGCCGCTTAAACAAGTAATCTTGTTTTAATACTTTACAAAAGCACTGTAATGTTATATAATGTAACAAAGCAGTGCTTTTTTGTATGGAGTAGAAAATGACAATACTATATGTTATCGGAGCCTTTATTGCTGGAATGCTTTTTTACAAAGTATGCAGCGCCTTGGCAATTATCTTTGGCTTAAAGAGCCAGCTTTTGCATGTGGTGGAAAACGAAATCATCGAGTTTGCCTTGACTGTCTACAGTCGCCTAATCATGTCCCTCGAAACTGGTTACATCACAATGCGAACTTCCGGCGTTTCGGAGGAAGCAATAAAAAGAATCAGAAACGAAGACGAGCACGATTTGCGAGAGTGGAAAAAAGAGGTAATGGAGAAGTTCGTCGACTCGTACCCCAATGTCTACAAGGACATGTTGTCGGTAAGGACATGGGAAGACGCAATGAAGCAGCTCACCGCGTATAAAGAATTCCCAGAGGAGGCATCCCGTGATGAAAATTCTGCTTGAAATTGTTGAGGCCATCTTTTCTCTTTTCAGGGGCGTAACTAAGAAAAAAGTATTGACGACTAATCTGGACTACCAGAAGCTTGGTGTTGACATCAACGGACACGAGATGGGCACAACTGCCGATTTAAGCGAGGAGGATCTGGAACACGCAAGACATCAGTTTCAGATAGACTTTCAGCCAGAGAAGAATATAATCTGCAATAATCACGAAGTCTCTATCGATTGGGAAGATACGCTACTTTGGACGGAGCCTGGTGCGCTGATGTGCAAGTCTAACCAATACAAAACCATCTCCGGAAATCGTGGACAGTCCATTGACAAGATTGTGGTTCACTGGGATGGTTGCCTCAACTCCGCACAATGTGCCAAGGTGCTTGGACAGAGAGGGCTCTCGGCGCATTTCTGCATCGACAACGACGGCACGATCCACCAGCTGATGGACACAAACCACGTCGGCTGGCATGCCAGAGGTGTCAATTCGAAGAGTATTGGAATCGAGATCTCTAATGCAGTCTTCATGAAATATGCCGAAAAATATGATCCACCACGGCCCGTTACACCCGCCAGCACTCTGCACGGAAAACCATTTCCAGAGCATCTCGGCTTCTATGATGTTCAGGTCGACGCACTCAAGGCGCTATTAAAAACCCTTTGTGGGTTCTATAATGTGCCTTTAGAGTGTCCAAACCAAAATGGCGAACTAATTAAGGGTGTCATTAAGGCATCTTCGTTCAAAGGCATCATCTGCCACTATCATGTAACGGAGAACAAGAGCGATCCTGCGTGTCTGGACTTGGCAAAGGTTATCGAGGAGATTAAAGATGAAACAGATTGATGAATTGGTAGAAGAAGTGATGAATGAAATCATAGAGGGATACAGTCCAGCCGGCTCGGTAGGACACCCCATCGGCGCATCTGCATCCGCAAATGGACCCTACACTCCTGATTCCCAGAAATTTAAAGGCATCGATCCCGACGAAGAGGGGATGGAGCGATTCTTGGCCGAGGTAAAGAAAGATTTAAAAGTTACCTGGGAAACCCTCCCGCAACCAAGCGTAACAGAATTGCAGTGGGCAGATCCCACAAGTGCTGAGCGAGCCGAACTGGAGGCATTTCTTAACAAGGTTGCCCCCGGAAAGAATCTTGGCGAAAAGCTAGGAAAGATACAGGACGTCATAGAAAAGGGGTTCACTAAAAAAACGGCCATGTCGACGGTGCTATCTTACTTGGTGTTCCTGAAGACGCTCACCTACATTATTACTTCCTTTAACAGTGCGAGCGCCGGATTTACTTTTGAATCCTTTCTTGGCGTCTTGCTCGGAGGAAAGCAGATTCCTGCTGGCGGCAACACCATCGCCGACTACATTGACGGAGAAGGTGAGTTCGTCTCCCTTAAGTTACTAGGAGTCAGAGGTTCCGAAGGAACGGACAGCGCCTCCACAATTGATGGTTCGTTTACACAACTTATTGACGACCTCTCTGGGAGCAGTGTTCCTGCAGGCGGTAAGATGAAATATATTATTGCCCTCAAGGACTTGCAAGGAGAGGGAGATAAGCTCGGTGGCGTTATAACTGTTTATGAGTTTACATTTAGTCGCGACAATCTTGCTGACTTGATGGAGCTTACTCCAAAATCACGAGCAGCTTTTTCCCTGATCAAGCCTGAATACCGCGACCGCTGGAGCGAAGAAGATTACAAGATGGAGTTTGAAGATTGGCTAGAAAGGGCAGTTGTACAGGATGAGGGCGATGCTCCCGATGAGACAATTGTAGCTGCCGCAATGAGCCGCCTTCTAAACGCCCCCATTGATACCATCGTCGCTCATCTAGGAGCCCTTGGCCTCGAACTTTCGGATGACATCACGCGCACTCCACCAGAAGGCAAAAGCCTCTACAGTAACGCCAAAAGCAGCAACACTGGTGTAAGAGAGACAGCACTAGGCCAAATCCGCAAAGAGTTGGCAGAGGACGATGACTTTATCACAGCGGTCTCTAAATATATCTACGAGAAGGCATATACCACCGTGAAGGCCAAGAGAGATTTCGAAGATTGGAAAGGGCTTTCGGCACAAAAGAGGGAGGATCCAAAAACAAACAAGCCAGATCCAAGCTCTGGCGACTGGTCGCGAGGCAAAAAGCTCGACAAAACGGGCAAGGCAATAAAGGGCGCCCTTACAAGTCTGTGGGACAAGCAAACAGCAGATCTTCCAACTCGCAAAGATTCAACCGATGCCAAGAAGGGAGAACTAAAGAAAGCCAAAGAAGAGATGATTATGTCTTTTGACGATTCTGTCGCTGAACTAAGTAAATTCCCCAAAGGCAAAAAAGGCGATGCAGAATACTATGACCATATCAAGAAGTATTCTATGGGCTACGGAGGAAAGGGAGAGCCACAGTTCCAGCTAACGCAGAATGACGTGATGACTGGCAGGGCCGGCTCCGGCGTACCAATCGGGAAGCTAACCGTTGGCCGAGAAGCAGTTGAACGCGCCCTCAAGCAATCTGTAAACGATATCAACGAGAAAATGTTTGCAGCTTTCAACAAGATGAGTGAGCTCTCCAAGAGCTTGCAAAACTTCTTCTTGAAGGGGCTTCGAAGCAAAGAAGGCACAGACGCTATCTCCGCCTCAAGGGGAATTGCCAAAGATACCGGCGACCTCATGAAGCAAAAAAACAAATAAAACACTTTACAAATTCCGATAATTGGTTATAATATATATAGGTAACAATTTTTAGCGGGAGTTTCAATGAAGAAATACAATAATGGCAACGACTTAGCCGAAAGAATTCTTTCTGGCGTGAACAAGCTTGCGGACAACGTGGCATCAACAATGGGCCCCGGAGGTCGTAATGTTATTTTGCACCAAAAGGGTGGCAACCCCATTATCACCAAAGACGGTGTAACGGTCGCCAAGTTCGTGGAGTTTGAAGATCCCTTTGAGAACGCGGCCGCGCAAATTATTAAGCAAGCATCCGAAAAAACGAATTCACTCGCCGGCGATGGCACCACCACCGCCACTGTTCTGGCACGTGCCATTCTCACTAACGCACAAAAATACTTAAAGGCCGGTTCTAACCCCGTTGACCTTAAGCGAGGCATAGACCAAGCGGTTGAGTCCGTAGTTGACTCTGTGTCTGAGCAGTCAAGGCCCATCTCCAGCGAGGAAGACATTGCAAACATTGCGACCATTTCTGCCAATGGAGATACTTCCATTGGAGACTTGGTAGCCAAGGCAGTAGACTTGGTTGGGAAAGATGGGGCCATCACTATACAAGAGGCTCGCTCTCATGAGACCACGCTGGATGTGGTCGAGGGCTTTAGATTCGACAGCGGGATCTGTGCCAATGCTCTTATCACCGACGAGCGTCGAGGGATATCTAAGCATGAGGATGCACTGGTTCTTGTTACCGACTCTTCGATTGAAACTGTAGAACAAATTTTCCCACTTCTTGAGGTCGCGGCCAGAGAGAGTCGGCCACTCGTGATTGTTGCAGAGAACGTAGAGGGGCAGGCCCTTGCCGCACTTATCATGAACGCCGTCCGTGGCACCATGAAGGTGTGTGCAATAAAAGCCCCACGTTATGGCGAAGAGCGCAGAAACATATTGAGCGACTTGGCCCTGTCCGTCGGTGCCACCTTTGTATGCCGGGAAAGCGGCATGAGACTGCAGGATGCAAACCTTGAACATTTGGGGAGAGCCAAGACCGTAGAGGCAAGTAAGTATAACACTACGATTGTCGGTGGGAACGGAAACCAAGAAGATATTGATCACCGCATCGGAACCCTAAAATCATCCATGACTGAAGTTGAGGATTTGCGAGAGTGTGAAAAAATACAAGAAAGAATCACGAGACTCTCCAGCGGCATCGCCATAATCAACGTCGGTGGCGCCACAGAAGTAGAGATGATCGAGAAGAGGCATCGTATCGAGGATGCCCTATCCGCAGTAGACTCAGCGCAGGTTGAAGGCATCGTTGCCGGCGGCGGAACTGCTTTAGTAAATGCCTCCAGATCTCTTGACCGCTTGTCATCTCGCAACGAGGATCAGGGACTTGGAATTGAGATAGTCCGCAAAGCTTTAGAGGAGCCATTGCGACAAATGGTCAAGAACTCAGGCAAGTCTGCAGATGTAGTACTCGAAAAGGTGAAGTCTTTCAAATCTCCCCACAAGGGTTACAACGTCGCCACCTCCAGGTACGAAGATCTGGTATCTACTGGTGTTCTAGATCCAGCCAAGGTCACAAAAACCGCCCTTCGGAACGCAGCTTCAGCCTCCTCAGTTTTGCTGACAGCCGACTTCGCTATTATCGAAAGTTAGGCATACAAAATACTACTTACTGTTATGGGTGAGGAAATATATTATGGATGAAAACCAATATCAACTTTTGGCTACCGAAGTTAAAGCTTCTCTTGATGTCCTTTCTGTAAAGATGGATGATCTAAAAGAAAAACAAGAAGAGGTCGCGGCCATTGTCAATCGAGTAGAGAAGTCCCTCTATGAACCGGATCAGGGATTATATGCTCGCGTCCGAGATCTGGAGCAGTGGAAGAAAAACCAATCCAAGATGATGGCAATGGTGGGTACCGCAACTTTATCGATGGTTGTTTATTTTATAAAAACGGCTATTGAGTATATCGTATCGTAGGAGAAGATAGAGTGGCCGAAGAGACACAGAGAGTATCAATTCGCTATAGTGTAGATCTGGCGGAGGTCCCCACAAGGGTAAAGATTATGCTTGTGGAGCTGGCCCAGGCTTGCGGTGGACTTTCCAAGTCTATTAGGGAGACCGGCAATATGGCCGAAGAGGATCCACACACGTGCAACCAAAGAATGACGAAGTTGATTAGCGTTTTAGAGAAAATGATAGTGCGCGTAGAAGACTGTCTTGAGATTTCAAACGGATTTCTTCAGTTGACAGAGGAGCCAGAGGAAGAGCCCCAGCCTAGTGGTTCGGGCGATTCACCGCCCGTGACTCCATACAAGCAAGTGACGACGCTTGTTAGAAAGTAATCTTATGCAAATAGAGTGTAATTTTCGAAGTATCCCAAAAACATCTTTTGGAAAGAGCGGCGCCCCTCTCAAGCAGGGAAGATATCTATCCTCGGTATTCAAGGTAAGTGGCTATGGGGAGAGTAAATGGATTGTGGGGTGTTATTTAGACATTGACTATGAGCCATATCTTAGGAAAATGTCAGAACAAGAATTTATGCAGGGATGCGTAGAGTTTTTGAATCAGCCGCCCAAGAGAAAAAGATATGAGAAGAGGAGAAAAACACCCCTCTACGGGACTCTGGAACTCTATGACTACACCTTTCGTACTAGCGGAGAGGATCGTTTTGTAGAGATTATGCTAATTACTGACGACCCCAATAATGAGAACTTCTGGGGAAAGGGAATTAGCTATGGAGTCCAGAAGAGAAGCCGCCGCAAAAGAAGGGCTTGAGAAAATAAAAACATTCCTCCGCGATAACGGAATTAAGCTCACAATGTCTTCGGGCGAGGAGAACTACCTCGATCACGCCGAGGGAGAAATTGTAGTTTCCAGCGCACAATCATCTGAGAACGTCCTCTATACCATACTCCACGAGGTGGGCCACTATTTTCTGGAAACGGAATTTTATAGCAATACGCGCATCGGCCTGTTGGTTGCCGAGGTCTTGGCCTGGGATCGGGGGCATGATGTGGCAGCTGTACTACAGATAGATATCCACCATGAGGCGTGGCAAGCTCTGATGGAGTCTTGCTTGAGCGAATACCTCCAGCAATAAACATCCTCCTTTATATAAAATAATCCACTACTTACTTATGTTAAATGGAAAACAAGCTATACATCAAGGTGAAGTGCTCCATCTGTCGAGGGCAGAAGCCTCTTTCCTGTGTGTATTGTGATACTTTGGGAGAAACATATATTCAGGCTTCTGATAAAACCATTATGAGAATATCTAAGGCCATAATACCAGATTATGAAATAGAGAGTTTTTTTAAAGAGGAGCCAGACGACGATGTTTGATGATAAATATGAAAAAGATGCGCTAATGGATGAAGCCTACAAGGTTTATTCCCAGATCTTATCTTCCGCAATAAGGGATGGATACATCGATGACCCTTTTAAGATGGTGAGCCTCTTCCTTGGACTCAACATCGCAGAAAATATCATGTACCAAAAACTTCTGGACAGTGGGTGCACAATTGAGAGCGTTGAACTTTCAAAAAAGAAAATAACAGATATTAGTCAGAAAATAATCTCTCAAGTGAAGGGAAAAATGATGATTCCGGACCAAGACGGCGACATTTAAACAAATCGCTGTACAAACTTTTGAATTTGTGATATAGTTATATATATGGCAAGAATTAAATTTTTATTTATTTTATTACTTCTTCCTGCCACAATTTCCTGTCAGGGGTGTGATGAGGAGTTGGTGCGCGTTTGTCCACCACCTGTTGATTGCATCGTTGACGAAGACGGGAACGTAGAGACCCTCACCTCCATCGTCAAGATGCACACTGACGTTGGCGAGTGCAACATCGGCCGCACCGAATGTGATGAGGACACCAACCTCGTTTGCGTCGGCTATGTCACTCCCGCACTGGAAGAGTGCAACTCCAAAGACGACGACTGTGATGGCCTCATCGACAATGGTATTTCTTGGGACAAAGATGGCGATGGTTTTAATTCTCTCACATCCTGTCTCAATCCTTCTGATTGTGATGACGACAATGCGTACATCAATCCAGGACATAATGAGATCTGTGATGGGCTCGACAACAACTGCGACAGCGTGGTAGATGACATCAGCCCCGTGGAGTGCTGGACAGGCAGCGTAGATGCTATCCTTGACGGAACAACCCCTTGCGAGACTGGCACGATGGAGTGTACCAATGGCACATGGACCAACTGCCAGAACCAAACCCTTGACGAACTAGAGCACTGTGATGGCTTAGATAATGATTGCGATGGCACCATTGATGAAGACCCCGTTGAATTATCGACAGCCATCCAGAGGATGTGCGGCTATAATGATGTGGGTATCTGTGCTTATGGCACCAAGTATTGTGTCGAGGGAGATGTCAAGTGCTTCGATGCGATTATGCCAGAGAACGAAATCTGCAACAACATCGATGATGACTGCGATGGCTCCAAAGATGAGAATTTATATCAACCATGTGAAAGCATATGCGGAGAAGGCATGGAAGTTTGCCATGCAGGAAGCTGGGAAAACTGTACAGCACCACTCCCTCAAGTTGAGTTGTGCGATAACATCGACAACGATTGCGACGGAGAGATTGACGAGGGGTGTTTGTGCATCAAGGACGATGTTCAGGTATGCCGCGAAGACATTTACGACGCTGACGGCAACCTTGTGAACTGCGGCTATGGCATGCAGGTCTGTGATGAGTGGGGAATCTGGGGGCCATGCATCTACCAAGGCATTGAGCCAGAAATTTGCGACAACTGGGACAACGACTGCGATGGCAACATCGATGGTATCGTTTCCATGTGTGGCAACAACCCGAACCTCCACGGAATTGGGCAGTGTCAGATGGGCACAACCACCTGCGAAGAAGGTACATGGGGCAACTGCGAAGGCGAAGTTCTCCCCGAAGAAGAGATCTGTGATCAAATCGATAATGATTGTGACGGAGAGATTGATGAGGAGCTTAACGCTCACGAGAAAGTGGATATGGTTTTTATCATCGACACCTCTGGCTCTATGTGTCCGTACATCGAGGCACTCCATCAGGGCATCGCTGCATACGTTGCCGACTTCGAGGAAACCGAACACCGCTTCGGACTCATTATACATCCCAGTCAGTGGCACTCAAATATCCACGGAAACGCCGTACTCATGACATCAGCAGGTATGGTAGACGCTGCAGGACTCTCAAGCCTTCTGGCCGCCCTTGGCTGCAATGGCGGAGGATGGGAGAGGACGACAGATGTTGTGATGGCAGTTGTTGATCCTGCAAACCCACTTGGAATTCCCTGGAGAAGCGACGCTTATCCTTATGTTATCAGCATTAGTGACGAAGGTCCACAAACATCTTACAGCAATTACCCTTATGACGTTGGCGCGTTTGCATCTAGTTGTCAAATCGCCGGATGCCAATCAGGAGATGAGGTGGAGATTTACTTTATTGACCAGTTGAGCTCGCTTACCTCTTGGATGGATGCAGCGTTTTTTGATCCCGCAAGAACAATAGATATTCACCCGCCTTCTGGGTCTCGCTATACAGAAATTTTAAGAAATATTTTTCAAGATGTTTGCTTTTAATATTCAGACAAACCAATACTTTACAGGTTATTCTACTCTAGTTAGTGATATGACTAAATTGACCAAAGGAGACCTTGTTTGTTTTGATGGTGATGAGGAGGATTTGCTTCTTGGAGTGGGCCTTGTCATGCAAACAAAGGGTGATGTGGAGGACTTGGAGTACTTTGAAGACTCAATAAGGGACTTTTATGACGAGGAGGAGTATTGGAAGATATCCCACATTCTCCCGGATGCCCCGATGGTGCTGGTTTTATGGAGCCGCTCGGCCCCTCAAGAAGAGAGTGATTTTGATCTTTACAATATGGAAAAATTGGGTTATTCTTTTATGTGGGTGTATCCCACTGAGGTCAAGGTGATCTCTCGAAGCAAGAAGGATTAGAGATGGAAGAGAAGGAACAACAACCGATCATCGAAAGAAAAATGATGAATACTTTACAGCTCATGGCCCTCGTGGCTATGTTGTTGACGCTGCTGACGGGCGAAAGCCGCGCTTTTGCAGTGGCAACAGCCATGATGTGCTCTCTTAAGTTGGTATCGATGGTTATCTATGAAGACTCTAAGGAGGCCATTTTTGCAACCATCTACGCTGGTTTCGCAATTATGTTCTTTTTTAATCTTTGAGGAGTAATTATCAGTATGATTAGATCTTTTATTAGAGTTGCGGCATTGTTGTGTATACCGTTTTCTATTCCCGCAAGCAGCACCGAGGTTGGTTCCTTGTGGCAGCCAACCGCAATTTTTCACAAACAGATAACCAACAAGACCTGTGCCACCATCCCAGCTAATAAGCTCCACAGGGTGCCCGGATATAAATTTACATATCAGCAGACAGATGATTGTGATTATTTCTATCCTTCGCACACTTCTTTGGCAATGCACGTCTTTTATGTGGAGTGGATGAATAAGTTTGGGGACAATGATGGGCTCCTCTTATCAGCCCTCAACGAACTCATCATTGAGTATGGCACGTATCAGAGGCTGGTTGCTCGCATTTATGGCATGGATGGGGATTTCCGTGCCGGCCAGAGTGTGGTCAACGGTCTCACCGGCAACCGGGGGAAATATATTTTTGTCTGGATTGGCAAAGGAAGTCATCCTAAGTTGGCTAAAACTTCGTTCGTCCACGAGCTCGTTCACGTCGCCATCTATGCGGCCAACTTTGGCGAGCATGGGGATCCCGATCATCTTGGAGACAAGTACAAGGGCTGGACACACATGCACACTAAATTTATTGAAGATACTAACGAAATCCTAAAAAGCATGGATTTATAAACTAAGGAGACGAGAAAATGCAGAAAAATATTGTCATGGGAGTCAATGCGGCAATGGCGGCTGAAAACTCATCTGAAGAAAAGATTACCGTAAGTGCCCATCTTAGAGAGGCATTTAATGCAATGAAGAGCGATATTGAGGCCCTAAAGAGGGAGAACAGCCTGTTTGCTGCCAAGGTAGAGGAAATGAGGGCCGAAAGCGAAGATCTTAAGGCTAAAATCAATGCCCTCCTTTCAAAGCCGGCCAAGAAATCGAAGGCCAAGAAGAAGGCAACTAAATAAATAATGAATAATGTGGGTGTGGAAATGAGTATTAAAAAACAATTGTTTGATAAGGCGCAGGACTCCTTAAAGCGTCAGCGCGAAGCAGAGGGTCATTCGGGCGATGTGCCAGCAGAATGCGAGGCTCTCGCCGAGGAGTACTGCAGCGACGTTTTTGCACGTGCTTCTCGTGGTGAGCTGAAGGTGTCTTTTGAGATGCAGGGCCACAGCATGGAGACGATTAAGGTTGTTTCTATTTTGATGAAAGAGAAGCTGGGCGATGTGCTCATATCCTTTTCTCCTCGCGGCATCGAAGCAAACTGGAAGATGAATGATTAGGTTCGTTTTATGAATTTGAGTGTTGGTGATTTGGTGCAGGGTCTTAGGCCCTGGAATAGAGATGCGCTACTAGGGGTTGTTATAGCTGAAGGCACAGAGGAGACCCATACCTTTCAGGTCCACTGGGTTAATTCGGGGAAGAGCTCCTTTGGTTCAGCCATGCCGGTGACGTGGGAAGTGAAAGACTCCCTTGTGAGATTGAACAATGAACAGTAAGAAGAGATACGACGAGATTTTGAGACTAAATGTTGAGAGTGTTGCAAATGAGCCAGGTGACTGGATCTCTCCACCGGAGAACGACCTCCTTATTTTACAAAATGCCATTTTCCAATCACTTTTCAGCTACTTCAGCATTTGTGCTGAGGACTCCAAGCTAGATCTGCAGTACGAAATAGGCCCAGAGAGGATCATTAATGCAATGCTAAAGAGGACAGAGATCGAGATCGTGGATGCCCTCATAAAGTCCTATAATAAAAGGATTTATGGCGACAGCGCAGAATAGACTTGACAAATGATCCCACCTGTGATAGAATAGCTTTTTTAGGAGTTTATATGACAAAAGACCGGCTAGACAGTCTGATTGAGAAAAAACAAGAAGAAGAGGATGGGGACACCATCTCTTTCCTTGAGTCCCTTAAAGCTAATCTTGAGAAATGGGGGCGCCTTACTGAAAAACAAATGGCCGCATTTGAAAGGATCGAGTATCTTGCTTCTGATGAGGGAAAAAAATATGTTGAGGATTGGCGAAAAGAGTATGTAGAAAATCTAATGCCATCTGCCCTTATTTGCGCGAGGTATTATTTGGCTAACCCTCCATATTTTAATGATATTGCAAACAAAATCATTGCCAACCCATCATTTGTGCCTACTGAAAAACAATACCGAGCACTCTGCGAAAACAAGTATGCCACGAAGGTGCTGGCGGAAGCAAGAAGAGAGCCAAAATATGAAAATGGAGACATCGTACAAATAAGAGAAGCACAGGCAATGCCTTATCACCTTTACCCGATTAAAGGCAAACCCTCAGTGGTTATCAGCAACAAGACGGGCATCGTAACTACGCATGCCCAAGGTGCAAAAGTTTATAAAATTCTACCATTTGGACAATCACAAATGTTTGAATGTCAAGAAAGATACCTGAAAGGCTTCAGGGATCCACAACGCTCCTCACCGGGAGCAAAGGAGGAAGACAATGAACAGTGAAATGATGAAAGCTCTTAGAGAGTCTGCTATCACTACTTTGGCAAAAGGCGCCGATATCGCTTTTAAGACTGCAGTTGTAGTTTTGACGTTAAAGTTTTTAGGCATTCTTCAATAAGATGAAGACAGTAATTCATGTCAACCAGAATAAGATTCGCCAGAACACTAAGGCTGATCTGTGCGATCTTGTTCCGGTTTTAACAGTAAAAACATATAAATCTAACGAATACGGTTACGAGGCCATAATTAAAGATGATGAGGGCAACCATGTTGCTAAGGTTATTTATTCCCCACATAAGCCACTCTCTTGTGGCGCACGAGTGTGGATTGAAACAAAAAATGAAGTGGAGGTGATTAAAGATGTCTGAGGAAAACAAAAAACTCTTTACGATAACAGCGGCTCGAAAATCAGAAGAGGGTGTAGAGCTTGATTTTGATTTGTCAGAGGAGTTTGTAGAGCGTTTCAAGAAAGAACAGAATTTAAAGAAATGGTCCAAGAAGAGGTTTGATGAATGGGTGACTCAAAATATTGATGTCCTCCTTAAGCTCTTAGAAGAGAACAAGTAGAAGATGACAAGACACCGCTTTAAAGTCGGCGATTTGATTCGGATGTGCACCACCACTGAGGAGACGAGTATTCAGCCAGAGGACATTGAGTGGTGCTATGGTATTTATGTCGCCTCCGTCGAAGAGGAGCGTCCCTATGATGGTTTCTGTGGACACACAGAGAGGTACGACAGAATTTTACACAACGGCCGCTTTATGAATTTTGATCACTACTGGCACATAGAAAGGATATCCTAATGTCTGACGCCGAACGAAAAGCCTTCGATACCATGATTGGCCACCACATTAAATCTTTTACTCAAGACGACGAGCACAAGCGGGAATTCCACCGCGAAATGTACGAAGTAACCAAGCATGTCTTATGGGACTTGCAGGAAGAAAAGAAGACAAATGATAAAAACCCTTGAATATGGTGCTTTCACCATCATGCTTGCTTTCACCAGTGTGCAGGAGAAGATGATTGAGGAGGTGACACCTATCATCGTGGAAGAGTCCCTCGCCAATGGCTTAGAGCCCGAACTCGTCGCTGCAGTTATTCAGGTGGAGAGCTCATGGTATCCGAAGGCCGAAAGCAAAGCTGGTGCATGCGGCTTGATGCAGGTGATCCCCAAGTGGAATCCTAAGCCAGATGGCTCGCTCTACACTTGCGACGAATTAAAAGATCCGGCAACCAATATTAAGGCCGGAACAGCAGCACTGGCTCGGTGGATGCGAAGAGCGTCTGGAGACAAATACCTGGCCCTGTGTGCCTATAACGCAGGAAACACCTGCTTCAAGAAGTTGCGAATGAACTACGTCCGACGAGTGATGAATGTATATCACTCAATTGTGAGAAAATAAAACTCTATACGATTGTCCATAACTACTTATTATTGTTATGGAAAGTAGGTGGAGAACACTGGTAAAATCTATTAGCTGGAAAGCGTCCGCGTTTTTCAACCTTACGGCATTGACTTTTTACCAGACAGGATCTATAAAGAAGGCTTTAGGTACTTCGGCTGTTTATCAACTATTTAGTTTTGTATTATACAATTTACACGAGAGGGCTTGGACGATGATTTCATGGGGAAAGAAAAAAGGATTATTTATTCAGATGACAGGACTATCAGGGTCTGGAAAATCAACCATTGCACAAGAGGTAGCTAACATACTGCGTAAGAAAAATTACAATGTTGAAGTGATAGATGGCGATTATTATCGGCAAAACTTGTGCAAAGATCTGGGCTTTTCTAAGGAAGATAGGAACGAGAATATCCGAAGGCTCGGATTTGTAGGGAATGTCCTTTCGAAGAATGGCGTAATCTGCCTAATGTCGGCCATCAATCCCTATGAGGACATCCGCAAGGAGCTCCGCCAAATGGGGGGCAACGTAAAAACTGTTTATGTCAAGGCCCCACTGGATGTTTTAAAGGAAAGAGATCCCAAGGGACTCTACCACAAGGCCCTTTTGCCAGATGATCACCCTGAGAAGATCAAAAACTTTACAGGTATTTCAGACCCCTTTGATTCACCGCTCGTTTGTGACTTGACTATTGACACAGAACATGATACAATTGAACAGTCGGCAAAGAAATTATATAAGTTTATAATGAAAAACACCTGATCGCACACCGAGAGAGGAGAAACAATGAAACATACCGTGCTAGACATTATAGTGTGGACAGTTTCTGCACTGTTCGTGACGGGAATGTTTTTGCTTAGTATATTATCATACGTTGAATAGCTCTTGACGCTTGCAAATGGGTGTGTATATTATTGTTATGTCGCCAATTGTGGGGCATATTAACCAAGTCATAACTTGCTTATAAAGGAGAATAAATATGACTAATTCTATGATTAAACGAAACCACTACTTCCCGTCAATTATGGGGCGGAGCGTCCTTGATCAGTTTTTTGATCAGGTATTTGATGACTCTTTGTTCCGGCGCTCGACTGAGGGTTATCCATTGACTGATATTTACAAAACTGATGAAGGAGATCAGGTGATTGAGATGGCTCTTGCTGGGTTTTCGAAAGAAGATTTAAATATCGAAGTCAAAGATAACTCTATAACAATTACGTGCGAGAAAACGACAGAGGGAGAAGTTTCCACGCGAAAGATTGCCAGACGTTCTTTTGCGAAGTCTTTTGTTGATTACAACAGCGAACTGAACATGAAGAACGCATTGGCGTCTTTTGATAACGGCTTGTTAAAGATCAGCATTCCTCAAGTAGAGGAGGCCAAGCCTACTGTTATTGATATTAAGTAGGAGAGGCTTTGATTGTTTGTATCTGCAACAGATTAAACGATAAAGATATTGAGCGCCTCTGCGACTCTTGCGAAAATAAGCACGAGTTCGCAGAGTGCGTTAGAGAGAAGATGAGCAAGAGAAGCTGTCTCTCCTGCTATGCAGAGCTTATCCAAAGTTTTGAGAAAAACGCTAATGAAGAATAATTACTTTACAGGAAGCCACTTTTGTGGTACAATGACATTATGGAAGAAGATAATAAGATACAGAGCCTCGAAGCAGAGGTTCGGGAATTGAGAGAACAGATAGAAGTGCTGAGTGCTAAACTGGCACACAAAAAAGAATTACTGGACGAATGTTACGCCATTATTCACTACAAGGGTGCTTGGCTTAGTCTTTCTGATGAGAACATCAAGGGGCTCCGCAAACACAGGGAAAGTCAAAAAAAGAAAGTAGAGACAGATTGTCTTTGGGGAGTTTAATATGAGTTTTGAATTTTTATCAGACTTGATGATTGTAAGTGTAATAAATTTTGTTATAGTTTTTGGGGGAACCATTGGAGTTCTCGTGTTGAGAGACAAGTTCTTTCCACCAAAAGAAGAGGAAGAGTAAGATGAATAAGTTACTGGGATTAATGTTTGCAGCACTGTTACTACCCGCCACAGCCGACGCAACAAAGAACTCACTAGGCTTCGCAGCCGGATCTACATACGGCGTGGGACTATCTTACGCCTTGGATCTCGACAGCGGCCACGGCTTCCAATTAACGGGCCTTCCCTATTGGAGCGAGGACGGAGGATTGATTGCTGCTGGTGCAAATTATCGATATACCTTTCACCAGAACGGCAGAGTGGGCATTTATGGCAGCTTTGGCATCGCCGGAATGATGTCTAAGGACACCTACCAGAACTGCGACTGGAATGAGGATACACAAGTTGACAATTGCACCGACGTGGTTGAGGAGAGTTTTAATCTTGCTTCTGGCCCCGGTGTTGGACTTCAAATGTTCTTTTGGGAGAATATGGTTGTTCGTTTTGAGCTTCCGCTGACCATGCGCTATGGTACGGATGGTTTCGGTATCACCCCCATCCCCAATGTAGCCCTTATGTATCGTTGGGGTGACTAATGGCGACCTACAACAAGCTTGTAAGAGATCGTATCCCCGAAATCCTAGAGGCCAAGGGAAAGAAATATACTGTGCGCCAAATAAAAGAAGGCTTTGAAAAGGGAAGCTACCTCAGAAAGAAGCTCGTCGAGGAGACGGATGAATTTCTCCAGCACCCATGCATCGAGGAGTTGGCTGATGTGCAAGAGGTTATCTTTGCACTGGCCGAGAACATGGGCTACCAACCAGAGCACCTGGAGGTTTTCCGAAAAGAGAAGGCCGAACAACGTGGTGTGTTTAACGACAACTGGATTTTAGAGGAGGTGCTTTAATGAGATGGTTAGTTTTATTTATGCTGGTTGCGTCCTCGTGTGGCTCGCCTCTTTCGGTTGCTGCAGATGACGACCCTCGCTTCTGCTCCGAGAACTACCCCCACGACCAGTCGCCTGAGCTGTGTGAGTCTAGTTCGTATGGTGACTGCTGTGCTTGGGAAATCGAAGAAGGTGGCGAAACATGCCGTTATGACTATTGCTCTTTCTACTCTTCCACCCCATGTCAGTGGGAGCTACAGTACACGGAGTGTCACTAATGGCCACACACAAAGAGAGTAAAAGCTTCAGGGCCATCTGCGAAGAGTTTAATTTAAGGTACAAGCTGAACGACGCAGGTGAACCAGTGTCTCCCACTCGCAAGAGGGTTTCACCTGAAGACCATCTCTACGACCTCCGCGATGGAGCCGTCGGAGTTCACATATCGAGGGAGACAAAGAAGAAATATACTTTCTCAAAAAACAAGCTTGTGAGAATGGGGTGTAGTGTTATACAAGATGGCGACATGGAGGGGAACTTTTCAGTAAGCAAAGAGTGCCTGCTGGAAGTTGCCAAGGAGCTTTCCTGCGTAAAGAAAAACAGAACCTTCACAGATGAGGAAAAGCAGGCGATCAGAGAGAGGCTTAAAAAATGAAAACAAAAAACAGAGATTCTTTTAATGATGACTTCGCAACCATTGATGGGTTTATGTCTTTCTTCAAGTATAAGACAGTCAGCGAGCTGGCCACAGAGTCGGGATTAAATACCAAGATTGTCTCTAAAGTCATCAAGCAGATGTTGAAAAACGGCGATGCCATTAAGCGAGGCCGAGCTTACAAGTACCCCAACGGACGGTAAGATGAGGAAAGTTGCCGCAGGAACAAAAATAAAAGCACCTACCGAGCTTGGCATTGATTATGGGATCGTTATCGAACATCAGCCTTCTCCGTACTCTAGGGACGTTTATTTAGTACAGTGGGGAGACAGCACTCAAACCCTCTTTGAATTAAGAAAGGAAAACTTAATTTCAGAGGAGCGAAAATGTTCAAACAAGCGAAAAAGAAACTAATTAGAGGGGCAATGGATGGTGTGCTGGTTTTATACCTGCGTAGCCTCCTAACTACCGAGAAGATGGTGCAAGTCCTTAAAAAGAAAGCAGAAAGGTTTTTGCAGGATAAAGGAACTTGACAGGATCTCGCAAAGGTGGTATAATGGGGATACGTTTTGGCATATCAGCCTGTTTTTAAAGGTCTTTTAGAGATCACTTTTACCTTGGAGAACCGATGACTATCGATTTTAAGACATTCAACAAAACCGCCCCCCTTATTCTTGATTCTCGCTATCCTGTCCTCCTTCGAGGTCGCCACGGTATTGGAAAATCTCAAGTGGTTTATCAGGTCGCCAAAAAGATGCGACTCCCTGTCGTAGAGCGCCGAGCCTCGCAAATGACCGAGGGAGATCTCTTGGGTATCCCCTCTCCAGATGGCATAAGCATTAATGGAGAACAGGCGTCTAAGTTCCGCCCTTTTGACTGGCTAGTGCAAGCATGTACGGAGCCAGTCATTTTGTTTTTTGATGAGATTGATCGTGCAACGATTGAGGTTCGTCAAGGCATTTTTGAACTTACTGATTCTCGTAAACTGGCCGGCTGGCACCTTCACGATGATACTGTGATTTGCGCCGCGATTAATGGTGGCGAGCATGGCTCCCAATATCAGGTAGGGGAGATGGATCCAGCCGAACTAGATCGTTGGGCTACTTTTGATGTTGAGCCAACGGTGGAGGATTGGTTGAGTTGGGCCAAGGGCACTGTAAATGAAATTATCTGGGACTTTATTAATCAGAACCGAAAGCACCTAGAGCATCTTGATGATTTTGAGCCCAACAAGGTGTATCCTTCGCGTAGATCGTGGGATCGCCTTAATCAAACACTGGCTCTTGCCGATGCCTACTCTAACCCTAGATCTCCCGTGGTCTTTAATTTAGCCTCTGTGTTTGTTGGCTTTGAAGCTGCAATCGCCTTGACGGACTTTATCAAAAACTACCAAAAAATTGTTACAGTCAAAGATATTCTCAAGGATGGCAAGATTGAACTTACTGAGGGCTTTGGGATTAACCAGCACTCCGCACTGGTAGAGAAAATGGAAGCAGAAGGGTCGTTCAATTCACTCCTAAAGAAAAAGGAGTTAAAAAATCTTGCGGCCTACTTTAAGACCCTTCCGTCAGAGGTGGCTATGAAGCTGTGGTATTCTCTCACCAGTTCCGGTGGTGATATTCAAAACACGATCAATCTACACCCTCTCATAAAGGAAGACTTGGTTGCAATGCTCACCAGCGCAGAAGATGATTCTGCAGAACAAGATTCATAGAAAGGCTTTTCAGTGATAAAAGATAAGTTTGATCTCAATAAGCACACCGCTCGCCTTCTTATGGATGAGCCATTCTTCGCAGCCCTCAGCCGCCGCATCGACAAACGCGAAACTCACGCTCTGCCAACTGCTGGTATGAGGTTGGATGAAGATGGGTTTTTTACCCTTCTTTATAATCCTGATTATTTCAGAGGTCTCACTGATGAGGAGATGTCAGACGTTCTTAAGCACGAATTTTATCACGTTATCTTTGAGCATGTAACTGGTCGTCTTCCTGGAGATGGCAAGACGGTAACTAAGCTGTGGAATTTTGCCACAGACTTAGCCATTAACAGTCATTTGCGCCACCTACCCGAAGGGGCTCTCGTGCCATCGGAGGGTGAGTTTGAGGAGATGCCACGTGGCTTGTCTGCAGAGCAGTATCATGAGCTCTTAAAAAAGCGGCAACAACAAGAAGAGAGTAAAGGATCGGCAGGAGAAGAGTCCTCCCCATCCAAGCCTAGCTTGTCGGATATTGATGACTTCGATGACCATACTGGCTGGGGAGAAGATCAGGCCAACGCCGGAGACCACCAGAAGGCACAGGAGAGGTTGAAGCAGATGATGAAGGACGCAGCTAAAGAGGCCAGCTCTAGTGGCGGCTGGGGGTCTGTTCCACAGTCTATACAAAGGGATATTCTGCAGCGCATAGATGGCTCACTGGACTGGAAAAAGGTTTTGAGATTTTTCATTAAGACCTCCCAAAAGGCCGATAAGTCGTCCACGGTGAAAAGGATTAACAAGCGTTACCCCTATCTTCATCCTGGCCGCAAAACCAACCGTCAAGCTCGCGTGGCAGTGAGCATTGATCAGAGCGGCAGCGTGGATGATGCCATGTTGTCTGCCTTCTTCGGGGAATTAAATAAACTTGGAGAACTGGCGACCTTTACGGTTGTGCCATTCGATACAGCTGTAAGCGAAGAGGGAGTATTTGTATGGCGCAAGGGCGACAAACTAAAGGCCAAGAGGGTCTTGAGTGGTGGCACTTGCTTTGACGCCCCAACTTGCTGGGTAAACGAGAGGGAGTTTGACGGTCACATTATCCTCACGGATCTGTGCGCTCCAAAGCCTCGACCAAGCAGATGTCAGCGCATGTGGCTTACAACTCCTTACAACGCGAAGAACCCGTACTTTGAGACAAAAGAGAGAGTGGTGGCAATTAATTATGATTCAGAATATTAAGAGTTTTATATTGGGATTTCTGGTTGCAGGAGTCCTTTTTTGTTTTCTTCCAGCGGTTGCCTCTGTTGCAGAGGTGGAGAAGCAGATCAGCAAATTTGTTGGCTCCTTCAAATGCCGACTGGTGGAAGTGCAGGATATCGATTTGTGGGGTGGCAGAGTGCTGGTCAAGTCTAACGACATGGGCCTTAGTTTTGTGATGATTGCCAAGGATAGCGCCACCTACGACATCTGCCCTGTGGGTGTGGGTGTCACTAGCCTTAAAGCGATCCCTCCCAAAAAGTGATCTCCAATTCCCCTTTAAAAACAGCTACTTACCTAAGTACTTGATTTTAAAGGGTTTTTATTTAGAGGTGCGTGATGCCGATGGATCTACTAGATCCCCGTAAGTGCCAGCAATTGGCCCCAACTCCAGCAAAGGAGCCTAACTCCAGCAATGTCGTTTTACCCCTAAGTGGCGGGAAACAAAGGGAAAAAACAGTGAAAAAACCCTTGCTATTTCCGCACAGTTTAGTATAATGGGTACATCTTAAACAGACAAAGGAAACAAAATTATGGCCCATCCCTCAGTACCATTTATCTATACCCGCAAAGACTACATCCAAAACAACGCTTGCACCCACCAACAGTATTATCGCCAGCTTGTCAAGCCAGCACTGTTGGATATGGTCAAGAATTATTTTGGCATGGAGGCTCTCATGAGCCCGAAGAATGACGGACACTTCAACCACCTCGCACTCAAGAAGTGGGATCGTTTGGCGTACAACGTCCATATGCCCACGGATGCAGATTGGAAAATGGTTGGTGACTTCCGCACCCAAGCAGGTTGCGTATGTGTATTGAAACAAGCAGCCGCGATGGTTGTCGAACAAGAAAAGGCAGGTGAATAATGAAAGAATTTGCCATTTGGGGCATTCCCCCTAACAAAACTGAAGAAGATTTGCTTTTCACAAAGGCAACCTCTATGGAAGATGCCGAAGAATATGTTAAAATCTTTACTGAACAATTCGGCGCAACCAAGGTAAGAATTCAGGTCATTGACATGAACGAATGCCCCTCTAAACTCTTTAAATCAAAGGATATTGTAAATGTATAACGAACACGACACTTTAGCAGAAAACTTTGCCACCCGTTTAGTTGATGATATGGATATGGGCACCCTTGTCCAAATAGCAATAGAAAACTTAACTGATTATTATCGTGATGAGTACACACTTGAGCAATTGAAGACTGAAATCGAAGACAATGGTTGTTACGACGATTTACTGGAGAATTTATAATGAAATTTAAACCGAATGCAAATGCAACCAAGCGAACCAAAAACCGCTTCAGCGAACACACGATTATTCCTGTGAAGGATGACGAAAGCCCCATGTCGAGCCAATTCAGTGAGTTTGCCGACAATGTTCATGGCTTCGTTGGGCGAACCTGTCAATCGTTCTGTAGTGTTGAGCGTAACAGCAAAGACCCAAAATGGCCGCGATGGTTTGGCTGGATTCCGGTTGACGAAATTGAAGAAGTAGAAGGAGAATAACATGAACCCAAAGACAGAGAACACAAAAACAGGCACCTTTTCAACGTGGACTACCACCGATCTGGATGGCACCTACAAAGAGGTGGGCCTGTACCGTACCAACAGCGGCAAAGTGGAGCGTAAAATGTTTGACACCGTTCGAGCAGCACTAGACTATGGCTTTGCCAATGGTTATCACCACCGAAGCCACATTAGCTACAGCGATTTCTTAGCGGGAAAAGGAGAATAAAATGACATATCAAGTGGTGATAAAAAGAGATGGTGACGCAACGGAGAACGAAGGTGCGGTTATCGCATCCTTTGTTACGAGAGAGTGTGCCAATGCCTTTGTTGATGGTGTTGAGTATGTAAACGACTCAAGCTTGCTTGTTGCAGTGGTAGAAATCGAGCGACCGGATGAAGCACAAGAGCGATACGATTGGGGAGAAGAATAAAATGACTGAGCAGCAAGAATTACAAGCCGTGTTAGAATACCTTAATGTAACTGAGGAACAGTTCTTCGAAATTATGGAAGTAGCCTACAAAAAGGTTATCAAAAAGCGTGTAGAGAAAGACAACCCACCACCCTTACGGAATTTATAATATGGATATTCAGAAGTACCACCAGGTGATTAGAGATTTAGCCCGTTACGAATTTGGGTGCGGCATATACACGCGCCCCTCTAACCCCTCACAAGAGGTTCAGGTTGAGAACCTGCAACTCAAAATAGCAGAACACTACCCCGATTTGAAATCCGCCAAGCAAGCCCTTAAACAAGTTGAAAAAGGAAAACATAATGATTATATGTCCATCCATTAAATCCCCCCGCATTAACAACCATCTTAAAAACACCTTTGGTGTTGATCGCGAAGAAGCAATCCTTGATGAAGTGTGCGTACCCGCGCCTATCGGTTGCGGCAAGCCTGTTATCAAGTTTCGCACCGAGGCAGACGCGAAAGAATTTGAAATCTCAGGACTTTGCCAGTCCTGCCAAGACAACCTTTTTGACGGAGAATAACATGGAAGATAGATTAAACACAATTTTAAACATTTTTGAACGAGCGTTGGTAGAGAACTTCAAAGGAGAGAAGTCAGACTACTCTCTAAAGAATGACTACATTGACATGAAGTACGACTTCTTGAAGCTGTTGCTTGAGGCAACCCACAAACAACCAACCAACTTTAACTTTGACTTGTTTCAGGAAAAAGTTAAATCAACCAGTCCCCTTATGCAAGACAGTTTCAAGAGATTTGAAAACACCGAAGCATTTTCCCTTACCAGAACCATCAACGATTAGGAGTTATCATGATTGAAATTCAAAACCTCACCACTAAAGTATTAATGGCATCACGCCCACATTGCCCTGACGTAAGCCTGTTGGCCTTCTTGTCTGAGCTTGGCAGATTGGACGACAATGGACGTGAGCAAGTCTTAGAGACAGCGCGTGTTGCTTATGATGATTATAACCAGCGAACTCAGATGCTTTACCAAGGCCCATTTGATCAAGCTTGTTACAACGATTAGCTCAGGAGCATAAGATGAAGTTAGAAAACTTTAATTCAATTGTTGGTAAAATGATAGCCTACGAAGGTGGGGAAATGAACGAAGAAGAGGTGGTGGAGTTCTTTCAGGAACTACTTGACCGCAGACTTATCAACAGTTTGCAGGGAAGCTACCAACGAACTGCAGCACTTTTGCTGGAGCTTGGACATATCGATTTGCGGGAGGCAAAATGAGAGCATCAGACTTCTTAAACCAAGATATGGTTACTGACATCATGTCAAATATGCACCCTGACAGCAGCTCGATTGAGTGTGTTATGTTGCAGCAGGTGAATGGTGTCAACTCGTTCAAGTCGGGCACCAAAGAAATTAATCCCTTTATTCTTGCTGAGGTTACCAATGGTAACAGCTTTTCTCAGTACCTCAAAGGCTCTATCGTGCTTGTTCCAAGGAACAACTGTCACTTCTTGCCTAGCAAAGTTGGGCAGACAGGCCAATGGTTCCGCTTCTTCATTGCGGAAAAGCACGTCAAGGGCATTGCCCACAACAATGGCAAGTGGAACATCTCAGAAGCCAACAGGTGGGGCTCTTAATGACGTTCTTGGAGTGGGAGATATACTACCATTGGGAGTTAGAGGACGCTGTGGAGACAACCAAGGGGCTCATAGAGGCTGCCAATGGCATCCTGCCACAGAAGCAGATAGAGGCCCTGAGAACGCTTGTGAGCCTTGCAGAACACGTAGCCGATAGAGGCACACTAGATGAGGAGACTAACAAATGGAAAATAAAGTAACAAACAGCAGGGGAGACAGCCACCTTCAAGCTGGAGATTTAGTTAGAGAGGTTTCTATAAGGGCACTCAAGAAGGGTTCGCCCTATCAGTTGGGTATTGTCTTATCCATTATTAATTTTGATAGGGATGTTCACAAGAATTCTGCCAAAATCAAGTGGCCTGATTGCGCGGATCCTTTGTGGCACCCAACGCGAAGGCTGGAGAAGATGAGTGATTAAGCCTGGAGATTTGGTTAAGCATGAAGATGCTGAATTTAGCCCTGTGCCAGCCTACAGAGATCAGGTTGGTCTTGTCCGCGCATACGACAAGGGAAGTGACGGCACCACACTTTTATCTTTCGTGGAAGTGGTGTGGCTACCTTACACTGGTGGGTGTCGAACGTTCCACCACACAGACGCACTAAAGAAGGTAGAGCAATGAAGGTTGGAGATTTAGTCAGGGCAAAGTACGTGGGTTATGAGGGGGAAAGACAAGTCTTTCTTATTACCACGGTAAGGCGACTAGAGGATCATCCCTTCTTCAAGCAAGGCGGCATGCTCTGCCCTGCTGACCACAACCGCGTCGATGCCGTATCGCGCTGCATCAAGACAGGCTGGCTACACTACATTGTTGCAAGCCGCAACGAAGATTATGAGGTAATATCATGATGAGCATAGGAGATTTGGTAAGGTATGACCCCAAGATGTTCAGGGAGCCCACATTGTCTGAGAAGCAGTCTCGCCCCTTTGGTTGGCTAAAGGATGACTACGAAGGCACAGAACAGGGATGGGTAGGGCTGGTCCTAAAAGTAGATGAGAACATGTGGGGGAACCGATGGCACCACAAGCAAGACAATGGGCTTGGCTATGAGATTCAATGGAGCCACGGACTTAGAGAAAAAGTATATGCTTTTGAGATAGAAGAGGTTGAGGAATGAAAAAGAAAGAATTTAAAAACGGAGTTGTTTATCTCGGAGATTGCCAGGAAGTAATGGCATCACTAGACAGGAATTCAATTGAGGTGTGTGTTACATCACCACCTTACAATCTTAACAAGAGATATTCAAACTACGACCACTCAAAGACTAGCAAGTCAATGACGGAGAAGTATGACAAGTGGTATGAAGATGATATGCCAGAATGGGAATACCAAGGCTGGCAACAGTCAGTCATTCACTCTCTGATGAGAGTCTGTGCCAGTAGCATCTTCTATAACCACAAGGTTCGCTTCGCTTGGCACAACCGCAACATCTTTCGTTCTGAGAGCAACCTGCACCATCCGATGCAATGGTTGGCCAAGTTCCCCATCTGGTGTGAGATCATATGGGACAGGTGCGGCATAGGCAACCCATCAAGACGCTACCACATTCAGGAGGAGCGAGTCTACCAGATTCAGAAGCCCCGCAAGTGGAGCAATGACATGGGCCTAACCAACGTGTGGAAGATTCCGCCATCAAGAAATGATGGGCACGTCTGCACCTTCCCAGAGAAATTGGTTGAGAACTGTATCTTGCCTACCACAGAAGAAGGTGACACGATCATTGATCCCTTCTTGGGCTCTGGCACCACTGCAGTCGTGGCTATCAAGCACAACCGTCGCTTCATCGGCATCGAAAAGGACGAAGAATACTTCAAGCTGGCCTGTGAGAACATTGCAAAGGCAGAAGAAAACAGCACAAAGAAAGTACTTGACACATCCCCAAGGGTGTGATAAAATGTAATCAAGAGAGGGATCATCTTCCCCTGCCTCAACCGGGTGTATGTACGTAATCCTCATACACTTGACGGGCAGCAAGTCGGCAGGGGCAACTGCTCATCTCTCTCGTTTTAACAAGGAGATACTATGGAGTGGATGACACACCGAGCGGAACTGGAACAGAGAGTAACTACGTTAGAGATGGTGCTGGTGGCAACACACAAGGCACTTGGAAACATTAAAGAGGATGTTCACTTCTATGGTGCGGCCAACGCAGCAGATAGTCTGGACGAACTTCAGGACAAACTAGAAGAGGTGATACAGTGTTTGAATTCTTAGTGTTATTTGGTATCTTTTATATTTGTTTATGTCAAACCAAGGAGTACAACCGTGACTAAAATTAACCCTTTTGATTTGCCAACTGAAGAAGAGCGTAGAGTACGAATTGTCCTTAAAAACATTGAGTGGGACACCAACACTTCTACGGGCTACCATGATTATATTAACCAGAAGCTCCCATCTACGATGAGCATCCCTGTTGACAGCAACCTTCCGGAAGAAGAGATGGTGGCTGCAGCCATCGATTCAGCTTCGGACGTGTGGGGATTCTGCATCACTGATTGCGATGTTGAACCCGTTGACTATGGCTCACCTAAAGCAGACGATTCGTATGCCAGTGGAGACTCACTATCTGACACCCTTGATTATGAGGGGGAGATATTCTAATGGCTCTTACTATGGACGAGTTTTATAACATTGAGAGGGAGATGAGAAGCCATCGTGCCAATATGAGATATTACGAGGAATACTCACAGCGATGGACAGACGCAAGGTTGGAATTAGAAAGACTTCAGGGGGTAAAAAAAGAAAACCACATGGTTCCAAAAGTCGGTGATTTAATCACAGATGAGCAATACCCAAATGAAGGCGCCGCAGTCGTGCTAGAGGTCGGGGACAGAAGAAGAGAGTCGGATGTTTACCGAGTGTTGGCTCCGAAGGGAGTTATGTGGCTTAACAAGGGATATGTAGAATATCAGTGTCGCTTGTTATCTTAGGAGCTAGTTATATGTATGGAAGGATACGCTGGAGTTTTCTTATATATAACGCTGCTAATAGCAGGTTTCAACCTCCTAGTTTTTTTATTAACACACACACCCCTTTAAGATTGGAGCAATATGTGTTATGTTAAGTTATGGTTTTTGCAAAAATATGTGATGAAGCTCTCAAAGGCAATTGGTATTTGCTCTATTTGGCAGACATAATTGTCTGGTTTGCCGTAGGCTACATTTGTGGCGGAGGAATGATAAGATGAAAAAGACTATACCAGATGTTAGTGAAATTTTAAATGCTTGTGATAAAAAAACTAGGTTTTCGATAAGAAGGCCAGAAGATGCGAAGGAGAAGGCAGTGGAAGATATGTTAGAGAACGAAGCGCCAGGAATGATGGATTTTACGACTATGACGTTGGGAGATCTCATTGGTGCGGCCCACTCTTTTAACCGAGAGATGTTGAGTTCGGCTGCAGATACGGATCAGAGAGTAGCCTATTTTACTCTTTTTGCTTTTGAGGAGCGAGCAAAACGACTTCAGGAGCATTTTGAGCATGTTCAATAAATTTAAAAAAGACGATTTAGTGGCCTATTCTGCTTATCCCAATTCTATTCCACTGGGCATTGTCAAGGAAATTAAAGAAAAGAAGGGCAAAGCAGTTGTGATGGTTTATGTTCTTGACACCTGCATCGAAGATGAGGTTGGGGTAGTTAAGTGTGTGCCCTATCATAAACTTGAGAAAGTGGCAGAGGGTGTTTTAACATGAGTCTGTCTTTAAACTCAGAACAGCTTACTTACCTCTATGAGACACTACATGATCGTAAGACCATGAAGAAGGTGTTTAGGGATTCTAAAAAACAGAAGCGACTTTGTGACAAAATAATGTCTCTTATTGAAGGAGAGATTCTACAACATTCGTCGGAGGAAGAGGTACATGACAAAGGATGATGGCTGTGTGTTTATGTATGAAGTGGGAGACTTGGTTGAGTTGGCTCGGTTTGGATACGCCCCAATTGATGATAAAGACAGGGTGTTCGGGACAATCATCGGGAAGATAGAGCCGATTGACTATTATGTGCCACGATACAAGGTTCGGATTCAATACAAATCCCACGATAGGGAAAACGCGCTAGATGAGTACGTTCTTGCAGGTAAAGAGCGCATCATCACGGTGATGGAGTACGACATCGCGGGAAAGACAACAGGGGACTCTCAGGAGTAGGCGCTTGCGCCGCAAACTTGACGGAAATTTTTTTTATGACAGGGGGCAAAGAGCGGCTAAAAAAAGGTGATTTGGTGCTAGTGCAGCCCATGCGATACTGCTATACCTTCACTTCGGGCAGCATAGAAAGCCTCAACACAGAAGGCCACACTAAAGATTCCCCCAACCACACAGCACACCATTGGACAGAGGATGGTTTCAAGGCCCGTGTCATTAGCGTTGAAACACTACTTACCCCCCACAATGAAGAGGAATATGTAGAAGTAAAGCTCTTTGGGAGAGGTAGAAAGCACTTTGTGAAACGGAATGAAGAGAAAACCAAGGTGGTTTGGGTTCAAAGGCGCCTAGTTAGTAAGTGTAAGGAAGAATAAAAAAAGGAGACTAACCAACCAAAGTGACCGTCATTAGAGACTACATCGATTACCCACCTGCAAAACCAGGAGACTTAGTGAGGTTATACAATTGCTACACTTCCCATGTGGAAAACCCAGCAACAATTGTTGGCCTTTTGTTGGGAACGAGTTGGGAGGCACAGTTTGAGTTTTATGAAGTGGCAGTCTTGCAGGACGAACAGGGGTATGGCGGATATGTTCAGCGATACTTAACTAGCGATTTCTTTGTGGGTGTGCTTCCGCCACCTGCAGAAAGTGAGGAGGAAAAAGATGAGCAGAAAGAAAAAGAATAAATACAGCACAAAGCAGGACAATGTTCCGCATGATGATGAAGAGAGAAAGAGAATGATTGAAGAGTTTATCTCCCAGAACGCAGAAGATGGAGAGTGCTTTCAGTGCTATGAGGCAATTCCCTATGAAGGGGCTCAGATGGTTCGTTCCACTGTGCGCGGCAAGGGCAAGAGATCAGAATAAATAAAAAAGAAGAAGGAGCCCAAGATGATGAGAAAGTTTTTATATGAAGACATGGCAGATGCCATAAAGAAGTTGAAGGCACTAGGAAGAGCCGTGAGTCCCGATACAATAACCAGAAAAGATTTGGTTGACTTAACCAGAGCAAAGGCCAATTGGAACATGGAGCCAGAAGAGATGGAAGTGGTAAACCAAAACACTAAGCTCGCTACAGACACTCCAACAAGGCCAGACCGTGGCGGCAATAAGATGCCAGATCTTGCGGGTGACACGGACTTCACCGATACTGCAGCAACACCAGTTAATGATACAGAGGTTGATGGTGGAAGCACAACTGCAATGGTGAGCGCCCTTCAAGACAAGAAGGATGAACTCGCAGACTCTATTGCATTGGCATTGGAGCCAGAACTTGCCAACGCAGAACCAGATCTTAAACAGAAGATTGCCAAAGCTATCGAGGCAACACTTCTTGGCCATTAAGCTACGGGGTTACAGCCATGAAAAAGTCTTGGGAAGACATCACCAAAGAAGTTGAAGAAGAAATGTTAAAGAGATTTAACAGCGTCCCACTAGAGCAGAGAGCCAAGCTCGGCATCGAACCCGGAAGCGATCCTAAGTGTTATGAGAATCGACAATGGGTGCAGTGCTATGTTCAAATGCTCGCGTGGAAAGACAAGTGCCGCCAACTGCATGAGCAATTAAATCCTGTAAAGCTCGTGAAGGAAAAACCTGCGGGAACTAAAAAAATAAAAAAGAAAAAGAGCAAATAATGAGCAACAGAAAAGAGATGCTAGAGATAAGAGACTTTAAGAGAGAACTATACGCTGCAGTGTTTGCTAATGACTCAGCGCAATTGTTGGAAGCATGGTATGGGCCAGAAGGTGGCCGAGAAGTTTATCTTTTAACTGCAGCACTTAAAATACCAAAGATAAAAGCAGCTATCCACAAGGCCGTTGAATGGACTCAGGAAGAGAATGCCTCTAACCAAGAGTAAGATAACAGAACTCAATGCAGAGATAGCTTATCATGAAGTGTTATTCAGGAGGGGTAAGATATCCTATGAACAGTTTGAGGCTGAGAGACACAAGCTTATAGGGGAGTATTATATGAAGTACTATGATGATGAAATGAATTGCTTGCTAGACTATGAGAAAGACTCAGAGCCCAAAGGGTTGTTGGGTGTTGCAGTTAAGCTGCTAAGAAAGTTGTTCTAGTGAAGATTGGCCAACCAACCTATAGTGTGGGAGACCTAGTGAAGATAAGGGCCTCTAACTATTATTATTGGGATGGCCCAAGGGAAAGCGTGGTCAGCGGATCTTACGGTTTAGTGGTTGGTAAGACTAACAGTTGGTATGAAGCGTATGAAGAAGCTCGCACTGATGATAGGGGAGGCACACGCTATTGGGATAATGTTAATTATTCTCCTTACAGGGTTTGGATATGTGGAACTAATGACTTTGAATGGATTAGTCCTGAGTATATGGAGCCAGCTTATAAGGATAAAAAAGGTTGATTTTATTAGTTCCTGCGAATTGCCATTAATGGGGATGGTATATTAAGCAGGTTGGCTTGTGGGGTAACGTGAGGCCAGTTGAGGATCTAAGGGGGGTTTGGTGGTAAATGGTGGATCGTAGTGCATAACCCTAGCGCATACGCTAACTAGATCCCATCGCTAAAAAGTGATCTCTGTTTCCCTTTATTAAACGCCTACTTGCAACCCTGCGCCATGCCGCTACACCTGCCTATCTGCCCGTAATTGCTACTCTTTCTACCCCTTGCAGTGCGCCAATCCGATGCATTATGCAGATCCGGCCCTAAGCCATTCTACGCCACCTCTGCAAGTCAAGCAAATTCGCCTAACCCCCCGAAATCATTGAATTGTCGCTTTTTGCGTAAGTGCGCGGAACTAAAGGAATAAAAACCCTTGCTTTCCTTGCTCAGTTTAGTATAATGGGTACATCTTGAAAGGGAGGCAGCAAAAATGAACAAGTAGGGCGCAGGAGAGAAATCCAATTGAGCAAGACGTCGTGGGCTCCGGAAACAACACCTTAAACAAAAGCGAAACCGAAAAGGAAATAAGCAATGCAAACCACCTATCTAACAGTCCCCAATACAAAAGAAAACCTTGCCAAAGTCAAGCAAACCGTTGCCGAGCATATGGTTGAGAAATGCTTGACCGAAGAGCAGATCAGAGCCTATGCAGTTCAAGCCCTCGTTGATTCTTATGACGCTGGCCTGTATACCATTGGCTCATTGGCTCGCCTTGTTAAAGATACCCCTGCCGATGCAGGTTGCCGCATCCCGCAACCACAGGAAGCACTGTATTATGGCAGCATGCCAGGCTATCAAGGCAACGGCCCAGAATACTATTTCTACACTAAATCCCACGAACCAGAATATAACTCACTTGAGGTAAAAGAAGAGGTGCGATAATGCAACTGAGCAAAGACGAAGTAACGAACGAAGTACAATCCACAATCCTTGGCGTGTTCTGTGAATTCTTTAAAGATGAGCTTGGCCAAGATAGCGGCAACCATATTCACGCAACCAAAGCAGACAACATTGTATGCGAAAACGTTGTAAACGCTGACGAAGATCCAGGTGAATGGAGCCGCGAAGCAATGACGATTATTTATCACGATGATCTGATGCCGTCTTACGGTGGTATTTTCCACATCGATTTGTGGGCAAAAGTCTCGGACGTCCTTGGTGATTATTATGTCGAACCAATTAACGGTGAAGTGTCTGCCGTCTATTCTTTATAGGAGCCTCGAATGAAATTAGAACCATTAGGTAAGAACCAAACTCGCGTTATTGTGCAAATCCCTGATGAGGAATTAGACCTCACTTGGGACAAGGATATTTATTTCTCTTATGGACAGCCCGTGTTGGTTGTGAACTATCGCAACGCAACCATCCACGAAAGCTGTGAGAGGTATTCCAAAACCACCAGCAAGCACCTCAATGCATTCAAGCGCATGTGCAATCGTTATGATGATCGCGGTGGTCCTATCGACCCTGCCGAATTGCATGGACGCGAATGGACAATTATTCAAGCGAATGAACACCGTATGCACACCGTTGCGGGAGAACGATAAAATGACTGAACACAAATACCCACCACTCTTTGCGCGTTATGAGTTGCGCGTTCTTATTCCCGATGCTGGCCCAACGGTCTGTGGCATCTACGAAACACTGGATGAAGCAATCGAGGCAAAGCAACTGAAGATGCGCTCTCAAAGCTATCCCGTGATCATCTATGACGCAGAAGAGGAGACACCCGTCTTGCCGGGAGTTAAAAAATAATGATTGAAGACTATATCAACCTAATAGCAGCATGGGCAAAGACTCGCGGCTATAGCGTGTTCGGCAAATGGGATGAGGATGCATTTTATGACAAAGACAAAGAAATCGTTTATAGTCTCAGGACTAAAGAGAAGAAGCATCAAATGTATTCCCTGCTCCACGAGTGTGGGCATGCGCTTGCGTTCGACAGCAAGAGTTACAAAGACAATTTCCCTAACCTTGCCGCCATCCGCTTTAAGACGAGTCGAGTTAGCAAGAGGCGAAATGTGGTTAAGTGCGAAACCATTGCAGAAGAATGGGACGCATGGAAGCGAGGCTTCAAGCTTGCAAGACGACTTGGCATTGAAGTAAACAAAGAAGACTATTTTGACTATGCATCACGCAACGTGATGACTTATGTAAGGAGAATAAAATGACAGACTGGAATCGTAAATTAGTAATGGCTCACCTTTTTGATTTAACCTGCTGGTTCATCCTTGGGATCACCATCGGCCATTATTGTTTATAGGAGAACACTATGCGTAAATTCACTCAATCAATTCTAGGCAAAGGCGTCACGTTCACCAAGCTATGCAAGGTGCGTGACAAGCGAGGCCGTGTTGACTATGCTCGCAAAGACGTAGATGGCATCGTGGTAGAGAACGATGGCTACGTTGCAACCGTTCGCGGTTGGGATGGCGTGTTGCACACCAACGTGGAAACGGCAGAACTCACAACATGGGCAGAGGCAGACCAGCCAACCCAAGACATGCCATGCTTAGACTAATCCTCATGGGCCTGTTCATCATTCTGGTGGCTGCCCACAATCGGCTTGAGTATAAGCACGAACTCTTAATGGAGTGCTACATACAATCAAGCTATTCACTTGCCGAGTGTATTGCATTCGTTGCAACACTTTACTAACCAACCGCATCTCGCGGGAAAGAAAAAATAAAAATGAAAAACACAATTAGATATAACACAAAGACATTAGTAGATAACAATAACATCATGTGGACCTTCGACTATGACAGAATAGATAACACTGTTACATTAGTAAGCGACTACTCAACCACTGGAACCTCAGCAGTCATTAGCCAGTATAGCATGGACAATGCAACAGGGCAAGACATCCCAGAGCAAATCCTTACCAGTGCCCAAGACATGATAGAGCAGGACGACACCAAATCAATGCTGGATAGTATCATTGAACGACATACTGATAGGCGGACTATACAGTACAAGCAAAATCGAGCGTAGGGAAAGCAAAGGGGTTGCAGGGGGGTGCCCCCTACCCCCTACCCCCCCTACTCGGAAAGTAGGTGCTACGTAGGGTGGTGGTTTTCAAACTAAGTACATTCACGCTCTGCACCCCCAAAAAAATTCACAGAGAAAAAAAGGCTAGATTATGGAAAACTCATTATACCACAAAGTGAAACAAGGTGACTTGGTAAAGTTCGAGAGTAACAACGAGCCCGATGGAATAGTGGGCATTATGATGGATTGGTTCAACGGGTTTAGGGACTGGCCATATCCACCATACGGTGATGAGACAGTTATCGTATGTTGGGCAAACGGTGTGTCGGACTACACAAGACGAAGAAAGCTAAAGAAGGTGACAGCATGAAACTACAATTAATGGGTGATATATTCGCAGGACTCATCGCAGCATCGGTGTTCTTGTTTTCAGTATTGATGCTTAAACCAGCCAAGAAGGAAGAAAAGGATGATGACGCCTAATTACATATATGAAGTGGAAGAGTCCTATAACTTGGATAACAATAATCGGAGCAGCACTAGCACTAAAGATAGCTGCCGACTCGTTCGCTTTGTTCATGGAATGCATAACTTGCTCATCGCACACACTAATAGAGTGCATGATAATCGGAATACTTTATTAAAATGAACTATGACTTAGAATTGTGGGCCGACATCTTTTCTGCATGTTGTGCAGGGGCTTCGTTTGTAATAATCGCATTGGTTCACAACCACATATATAGGAACAAGAGATGAGAACATTACAATTTGCAGGAGTTGCTCTAGTTTTTGGAGTCTTAACAATTAAGACAATCCATGCTATAGTGAAAGACATGAGAAACAAGTCAGAGAATGGTTATGATACTAGAAGAAATACTAATTTATAGCATTATCATGTCAACAAGTGCTATGGCTATTTATGTGATTGCAAAAAATGGCCGGAAAAAATAATGAGATTTGATGAGCTTCAAGATCTGTTGCTACTTATTGGCATGGCAGTTATCTTGAGCATAACGCTTATTCACTACCGACCTTGGAAGCGCGAACATGAGCTCAAAAAAGAAAAGGCTAGAGGCTCTAAAGGAAAGACGTGAGGAGTTGGTAAAGGAATATCAAAGGCTTGTGCTTGTGTTAAGTGGCATGCAGGACCAAATCGCAGATATCGATGGCGATATAAGGATGCTAGAGAATGAGCAAAAAAAGAAATCTACTTGAAGGGTACAAGCTAGTACCGTATTATACCTTCAAGAAGGGCGACCTAGTTAGGGTGAAAGATTTTGCAAGAGACATGGCAGGAATGCTTGGTGTCATTATTAGCAGAGAGGACTACAACACAGCATGCAAGGTACTACTTAGTGATGGAAAGAAAAGAACAATAATGAAATTTTGTTTGGAGAGAGTTGATGCAGAGGAGTAATAAATGGCAGCAGAAAAAAATGCCGATTTTAAAATTGGAGATTTAATTAAAATCAAGGAGAATGCACACTTCGTTGAAGAGGAGTTCGTGGGCGCAGCAGGATTGATTGTGGCGTTTAACAAAACGGGCTACCCCAAAGGGTTCAGCGGTCGTGCAAAGGACAGTGTGATGTACGTGGTGGCCGCACAGGGCCAGAATATCAAACTATTTGAAGATGAGATGGAGAAAATATAGTGAATGAGCAAATTTTAGTGGGCGATTTCGTAGAAGTACACCTCAACACAGAGCTTGATGCTTTCAAGGGCGTCGTTTTGGAACTAAACGACACGATGAGTTGGAAAGATGACGTTTGGTACAAGGTTCAACCGCTTTCACTCAAGAAAATGCCGGGAAATTTTTGGTATAGAGAGAACAAAGTGAAGAAATTGGCAGATAAAGCAGAATTTCTAGTGATCGACGGAGGAAACAGTGGCTAAATATCCAGCAAAATATGATCTTGCGATAAAACCCAGAACATATAAGGACGCAACATCCTATGGGCCACATGGATATACTGTTTTTCGGGTATTGACAGACTCTGCAAGCGATGTTTACAATTCACCAATAGCAGATTTTAAGAATCGCACCCATGCAGAGATATTTTTGAAGGCATTGAGGGCAGAAATCGAAAAAAAAGAGGCAGAAGACGGTGAGTGACTTCCCATTAACAGTTACAGACGCAGCTTTTGACGCTGCAAAGCTCGCACTAGATGAAAATGGCGGTGAAAACTCGTTCATTAGGGCAGCAATTCAGGGTGGCGGATGTTCAGGCTTGCAATATAAGCTTGACTTAGACACAGAACAGCGTGACGACGACTATGTTTGGGAAAAAGACGGCCTAAAAATGGTTGTTGATGGGTTTAGTGCGGTATATTTGCATGGAACCGTCCTCGATTTCGTGACATCTTTCGCAGGACAAGGCTTTCAGTTCATAAATCCGAATGCAAAACGGAAATGTGGATGCGGAAGTTCATTTGGAGTATAGGTATGGCAAAGAAAAAGCAAGAAAAAGACAGATTGCCAAGGAATCCGCTGGTTCCAAAGCTAAATGATCACAAGAATCAAGTTTTTAAAGATAAAAAGAAAGAAAAAAGCAAGAATATTTGCAGAGAGAAGGTAAAGAACAATGAAGATGTATAGTGATTTTGAAGAATCAGTTATTTATTATGAAAAAGATGCTTTTGTTTACCAGTTAGTGAAGTGTAAGCAGGAGAGTGGCGAAGAGTTCTATGTTGTAAGAGACAAAGAAGACAATCCCATGTTAGCAAGCGTGGAAAAAGAACCAGCAATGACTTTCTTTTTTCATAAATGTAAAATTGCGGAAGGGAAAGAACCAGAACCAGAAAGTCATTAATTAGGGTGGGCCTTTGGCAGAAGATAATACATTTGAAGTAGAGATGGGAGATCTCGTTGACGTTATCAGCAACTACAAGGACATTATAGTTGCAACTGGTATATATCTTGGCCTAGATGCAAACGAACTTAAAATGAGGATTTTAGTTGATGATGGAAAAGTTAAGGAGTTTAGTACAACCTTCTACTACTTAGAGAGACTTTAAGATTTCGGGCGTAATATCAACAATGATCCACTACCTAGACACTAACGTATATAAGCATCAAGACGAATGGTTTGAACAAGCTGCCAAGATATACATGATGTTACCAAAGAACACGGAATGGTTTGGTGACTGGGAGATTACTCAAACTAATGAAAGTCTCAGGTTCAGTGGTAAGTATTTTATATCCGAACACACTGAGAACCCCCAAGACGTAATTGACTTTACGGTTATATTTTTTAAAGATGCCGAAAAACTTTTTAAGCTGCAGTTCAATGGAGTGAGATCACAACGCTTGGCAAAAAAGTATTATATTCGAGGGTATCTTGAAAACGAAGTGGTTGAAAGCATATATGGTCTCGGCGGAAATCCCGATTTTATTTATTCTCTTTCCCTTTGTGATATGTGGTAAGAGGAAGAAAGGCATTTACTCATGGTAAAATTTAAAAAAGGCGAATTGATTTCGTATAAGAGCACTTCTTCTAAGAAGCGTCTTGGTATTGTCATATCTGATCCATATCTGTCTAAGGCAGGGTGGAAAGTAAAAACATATTGTGATGGCACCATTTACAATAACAGCGTTGATAGCGTTGGGAGAGTCTGCGATGAAGTGGAACTTGTTAAGCCATATCATACCGGGTATTAAAAAGTTTTTTATAATCCAATCGTATCGGTTTGTTTGTTTTGTTAAGTGGTGGTACACACTCACCATGAAACTTACAAAAATTCATTCTACGCAGGTGAGATACTACCAAACTTTTGAACAAATACCAAATGATTATGGATGGGGTAGGCGATATCGAAAAGACCCGTTAAATGGCAAGCTAGACTATTTGACCCATCCGAGCAAATTGGCGCACAATGCAGCTAACGAATTGGAGTTTGGTGATTGCGATGACCATGCAATCTTTTGGTGCACTGCACTTTTAAAGAATGGCTTGGCCAAGAGAGCTTGGTTTTGTTTTTATAGCATGGAGGGCATAGATGATGGACGTATGTCTGCTCATGCCGTTTGCGTTTTTGAGCATGCCGATAAGGATATGTTCTTTTGGTGCGATTACCAATTGCCAAGCTGCCTTGATGAGTTTCGAGACAAGTGGATGCAAAGGTCTGCCGACACTTTGAATGCTCGGCCTATAGTTGGTGCTATGATTGAAGTGAAGCATGTTACCGGTGATGACACTCCTGTTTTTGGAAAAATAACCATTTTAAAGAATTAGCTAATAAAAAAATTACGGCCAAGCGGTTTTAGGTTTTTATAAAAAAAATTTCCGTTCCGCTGTTGGGTGTATTAATTATAGTCATGCACCAAAGCTTTGATGAGTATGACAAAATTTTCGCGCTGGGCGATATGGTTGAGCTTGATAATGGGATGCCTGAATTTGAAAGCATCGTGGGAGTGGGCATTGTCATCAAAGTTGAAGATGATGATGTCATTGTCTTTTGGCAAAGCGATGTCTGGGCGTCTGGCCGGCGACAGAAAATGAAGACATGTGAAATAAGACACGCTCATCTTCTCTAAACGACTATTTATAGGCATGGCTAAACAAACTAGAATACCTGAACTTGTTGTTGGTAAGATTTCTATTGACGATGGCACTGGCGATAACGTATATACCTTGGATGTTGATAATGCCGAAGGAACCCTCCGCATTGGCGATAACAAGAATGGTTCCGTTGCCACCATTAACCAAAATACTGGTCGTATCGAAGCCGCATCGTTTGCGGGAGATGGTTCGGGCCTAGAGAATCTTACCCTAGAAGACCTTGAAGAAATCAAGGGTGCCAAGCTCCTGACCTTAACTGCGAATAGTTTGTTTTTTAAGTTCGATGCTGGTGGTGATCCGACCCCAATCAGACAGGAAATTAATTTAATACCTCAAGTTCAAAACGTTGATGCACCCGTATATAAGTGGACCAGCGATGATCCCACCTTCGTAATACCCCTTGGGCCCGGTGGCTCGATGGCAAAGATACGAGAAAGAGATTTTGGAGACCGCTCATCCCTCACCATTACTGTGGAGGTTGAAGACTTAGACCTCTGGGACACAGTAACGTTGATGAGAGTTTCAGACGGTGCACAGGGTGAGTCGGCTATACAGGTCGGCCTCACCAACGAGGTTCACAACTTCGCAGCCACAAGTAACGGATTGGTTAATCCCGAAGATTATGCAACTGGCGGTACAGACATTATTGCTTATTATGGCACACAAAGATTACGCGCTGGTAAGCCCTCTTCAAAGAACGACGCATTTTCGCCCTTCTTCATTGTCGCCGCATTTTCCGAAGGTGCTGATGCTACTTACCCTGATGATGGATATGTTGTCTTTCCTGACAAGGATCACATAACCCCATCAAACGTACCCGGAGACGAAAAGTATATTGTGGCCGGCCCAACAAATCTTCGGGCAGCCGTTGGCACAGTTGTGTTTAGCATAAAGGCATATGTCGAAGAAGGGGCCGACCCGATCATAGTACAGAAGATCCAGTCCTTATCGAAGACGAGCGCCGGCGCAACAGGTGAAGATTCTTTGGTTGTTAAGTTGACAGCAGATGATTATCAGTTTGCCTATGATTCAGAGGGTTCAAACCCCAAAGGAGGTGATGACAGTCGCGATCCTGCCTATATTGTTTTTACGGCCACGCCACAAAATCACGGAGGGCTTGAGCAGTATAGGTGGTTTGTAGACGGAGAGCCTTGGGCCCCAGGCGATTCAGATTCTGGGGGACGTGCATTGGACGCGGGACAGCAGCACGAATTTACAGACTCAGATAAGATAAGATTATACGCTGAGCCAAGCCACTCTGATTTTGGTGGCTCGAAGATCGTTAAAGTGGAAACTACAAAGACTGATGGAAGTTGTACGAACGATATATGTGCCACAGACGAACAGCCAGTTATTGCAACGAAGGATGGCTCAAATGCAATACAGGTTGTCATGAGCAATGCGGCGCATGTATATAGTGCCGACAGTGACGGCCTTGTTGACGATCCTGCAAGTGGAGAAAATGAAATATGGGTGTACCACGGAAACGATTTATTAAAACCAAACAGTGACGTCCAAGAAGAGAGCGATAACTTTGGTGGCACCGTGGGTGGTGATATAGATACCATTGAAGAGGCCATCGACACGTTGGGCCCCAAAGAATATTTTGTTGTTTGCAACGCTTCAGACTTTATAACATCAGAGGGGAGGTCAAGAAATACAATATCAGTAAACAACCCTACCACCAACAACAATAGTATTACTTATGTGCCTGGAGCAATGCATGCAGAGACAAACCAAGCTGCTATCGTTTATACTATTTATTTAAAAGACCACTCTGGTGCAGCTGCTTCAATAATTCAAACACAAACACTGGCTCGCAGTAAGCAGGGTTCGCCGGGAACTCCAGGAGCTCACGGAACAGATGGCGCCGGCGCCAAGGTTGTTAAGCTAACATCTAACGATTATCAATTCGCCTATGACGAAAACGGCGGTAATCCGAAAACTGGTTTCGGTGGAAACGGCACGATATCCCTTAAAGCAAAAACCCAAGGACACCAACAAAACAATCTGTTGTGCAGGTTCATGTATAATGGCGCACCGCTGGCACCATCGCTCGAAAACAGAAGCGACGTCAACTCCCCTTGGTTTCCAGAAGGCTGGTTTATTGCCAACGCTACAACGGTTGATGACGGTGTTATACATCGGTATCACAGCCTGTCTGTGGATTGGGGCGATGTCTCCTATGACGAGTTTGGCAAAAAAAGAACGATAGAGGTTCAGACTTTGGAGGTTGGCCTGACAACAGATCGGTTGGCGATTGACGAAACTGATGAAAACGGAGATGTGCTGACGTGGGATGATGTCAAGGATCGTGCCCACTCTGCGGTTGACAGCATTTCGATCATTGCCACCAAGGAGGGGTCGAATGCACTTGAGGTCGTGGCAGACAATTTAAGCCATGCGTTTGTTGCCGACAATGATGGCACTGTAACTGACTTCACTGGTGGCGGTATTAAATTCGAGGCATATATAGGAAATACGCCTCTTAAAAAGTGGAATGAGGCTGACGGCCTGACAGCGTTTCTGGAGGCAACTGGCGTAACAGACACTTTCTTTGTGACCAGTGGAGGCACATCGGATGGCATTAGTATCGCAAACAGAGTGCCCTGGCAATTTGGGGATACCGTATCTGCCTGGGAGACGCTTCAGTCCTTTAGCAAATACTACAACACAGGATATATAGATTGGAAGATACACGCAAGAGACAGCACTGGGGAGTTACGCCCTACCAGAACCCTAACCCAAACATTTACGAAATCAAAAGCCGGGAGCAATGCGCCCCTTGTGAGGCTTACCTCAACCTCTAATATTTTCTCTTTCGAAGATGCCTATGACTGGACGGCTAGTCCAGAAACCATCACGTTCTATCCCACGGCACAGAACCTTGATGGAGAGATTAAAGAAGGAGATATAACGTTCTGGAAAAACGATGTTGACGTTAGTGATAAAATTAAAAACTATGATCAAGACGGTACCGCTTACATGGTTAAAACTAGGATGAAGAATTCATTGGCTGCTGATGGAAGCTTTACTTTAAAGCTTGGGGACTTTATGCCTATTGCGACAGATGATTTTGGGAACCCCATCCCGCCCAATTTGTGGACTAGCCCCGGCGGAGAAGAGAATATCACAGACTCGATTCACCACCTCAAGCGCAACGGCTTTCCCATAATTATTAAGTTTGAAAAAGGTGGCCTCTCTGATTCTGTTCCACTTGTCGCTCTTGACGGCGGATCCGATACCATAAACGTCATAGCCCCAAACAACATACATATATTCACAGCAGATGCGGAAGGGTATGTGAGTTCAGAACTGTACGCAGATAGTGAAAACAGCCCAGACTCTCATGACTCCGGAACAGATATCCAGATATATCAGGGTTCAAGAAAGTTACTACACGAAGATGATCCTTCTGCGCCGGCAGACAAAAAAGGGACTTACAGATTTGGATCTATATCCTACGGGGTGAAAGTGGGAAGCCCAAGCGAGAATGCTGAAGAGAACCTGTCAAATGGTCAAATGGTAGAGGTTCAATTGCGCTCAGACAATAGTGGAATAAATGTTGTGGGAGTCTCATCGGGATACACCAATCAGACAATTAAAATACCAGTCACAATAACCGCAAAAACTGGAGAGCAAATAACAGAGGGGCACGATATCCAACTGTTTTATTCCAAAACAAAGGCTGGAAAAGATGGCACCGATCTAAAAGATAGAAATTTTGATTTTAGTCAGGGAGACACTGGGTGGAGTCTTGAGGGTGACTTAGGGACTGGCGCCGATATGATCTCGACGCAGATGTATACTGAGTCTGATCCTGATGCTGTTCACGGTGGAGCAGTTGGAGTGTTTGAACACTTATCTCTAGTAAATTCGGACAGGTTTTTTGAATTAAGCGACAGCACTTGTACGCGGCCTATCTTCATATCCAAGGCACTCCCCATCGGAGGAACCGGAGAGACCTATACGGATACTACCGGAGAGATCGATGTCGAGCGACCAATGGACGAAGGAAAGTGGAAAATAAATTTTCGTGCAAGACCAAAGAATGGTTATACCGGAGGTTCAGTGAATCACGGGACACTAACGGAAACACGAGCGTGGGTTTTTATAAGGGCATTTAAGGGGACGGAAGAGGACGATTATAAAGATATGGTCTTTTGGTGGGATGAGGATCTCTACGACTCTCTTTTTGTAATTGGAGACGGATCCGGCGGTACAAAGTTTGGTGGCCAACTGATGGATGGCAAAGCAGAAGTCTGGTCAGTGCCGTTAATGGGCGGCGCAGGCAAGGGACTATATATGAACTGGGGTGCTGAGTTTACTCCTCACGACGTGCTTCAGTATTTCCCCGGTGCACACTCGTTTAAGATTGGGTTTGCGTTTTGTAACCATCAAGGAAACATGAAACTAGATGTAGATTTATTCCAAGCAGAGAGAATTCCTTATGCGTCGCTTATACACATAGATAGAGAAGCTTTTGAGTTAATAAGGGAAAATGAGAGGGCAGCAGTGACGAATGCTATAAACAACAGCGACCTCTCTAGTCGGTTCGGTCACATGGTTGGAGGTTCGGCAAAAACAATATCACAAGATCTCTTCAATGGGGAGTTAAAAGTTACAGACTCGCATGGACTGCCAGAGGGAATAATAATCACGAGATGGGATGACGACGTTACCAGAGATAGCGATAGTGTTCTCTACATGGGAGAAGGAAATCTGGTGTTGCCATCAAAATTACAAACAAAGACACTGTTTTCAGAAGCCACCGATCAAAATAAGAGAAACGGAATTGTTTTCAGGGCAATAAAAGTTCCCAGTCAAGATCACAAACTGCACGTATCCATAAAGTATCACACAACAGAGAACTCTAGCAACGAGAAGCCGAGCGTGTATCTTTATGCAGCAGACGAAGACTTGTCTTTTGATCAAAAATACATCGGTTCCAAAACCAGCGAGTGGCGGTTCTCAGAAAATTCTAGCGGAGAATCTGGTAGTGACATTGTATACGAACGTGCTGGTTCGAACATGTATAAGGATCTTTTAAGCTTGGATGACAACACTGGCAACAACGCTGTCGCGAGTGCCAGCATTAGCTGTGATATTTCTGATGACGAATGGGAGGGCACCAATGATCTGGGAAATCCAAAATATATATCGATAGTCATTTACTCAGGGAACAGTGACAACAATTCGCAACTGTGGATACACGAGGTTACTGCAGAGTGGGAAGACACGATTGCTTCAGCAGCCAGGGCGAAGGCTGAGGCAGAAGCAGCAGCAGCCGGCGTTGAGCTCGTCAAGAATACGCAAGCAGACATGACCCTGCAGAGTTCGGCTGTTGTTAATGGAAGATTTGATGTTTTAGATTCTTTTGGACAGCCCGCCAATGTTGCTTTTGTGAACTATAAATCCAATGGCACTCACACCTTTGTTGACCGTGATCAAGTAAACATTTGGGGCTTCGAAGAGACTGAAGATGATGGCAGATATTTCAGACTACAGGGGTATAATGACTCGTACACGAGGCAGAGGGCAATAATTTTTCCCGTCATCGCTGTTCCTGAAGGACATTATATAGAGGTGAATTTTAAATTTAAGGGAGGCTTCACCAAGGATGGGTTATCCAATAACAGTTACGGACCTCGCGTTATGGCTTGGGCCACTTCGGAGGCGATTGACGAGACGTCAACAACTCACCTTGGGTGGGCAAACATTGGTACTGCAGACGATGCTTTGTGGAAAGCAGACAATACATTTAAAAACAGTATACGAACCAGCGATGTCAAAACGAATTCCGCATCACCATATAGGTTCGAACCGTCCGAGGACTGGAAAGAAGAGACAGTAAGGATCAGACTTGACGATACTGATGCGAATCCAAAGTTTTGTTCTATTTCTATTCATGGCGCTAGTCAATACTCTGCCCATACAACCACCCTGCATGGAGACTTGTATTTAAAATTTGTTAATGTAACATTCAAGAAGAATGTTTATTTGTCTGGCGATTCATTTCCGACTGATCTGATTAGTCAAACGGGAGATCAGTTCTTTTTTGAAAGCGGCGTCGAAGATTTTGGATATCTAACAACATATGGGAAAAAGAAGTTGTCTTTTGCAGTTGCTTCAGAAACATCCTATGGTTTTTTTGAGAATTTTGGAAGACAGGCATACGCCTATTGGCCAGAACTATTAGATGCTCAGTGGAAAAAGACCACTGGGACTTGGCAAAACGTTATAAAACTTCAATATGATACACTAGCAGGTATCGATACAAGTTGGAAGAGTTCATACATTTTCGCCAGACACTATGCAAAAGACAACAATACATATTCCCAAAGCGTCTTGACGCATCGACGACCATTTTTCGGAAAGGGCATGGTGAGAGTTCCTGATGTGCAGATCTGGGCTGTCTATCCCGGCTATTCAATATCCCAGGTCGAAAGCAGTTACGGGGATATTTACAGTGGTGGCACCGCAATGACATATTTGGATAACCATCCGGCAGCAAACATAAGGACATACGTATCATGCTTGCCTGATGGTGGGTCGAGGACCACGATAAAATCTTGGGATAGAGAGAATTACAACAGTGATGATTCAGATGCGTGGCACCCAGTAACTGCCACTGGACAGTGGCAGTTGCAGATTGTGGCTCGGTCTCTTGGGCATGGATTTAACTCGCCTTATTATGATGAGGATACCGGGAAGGTATCTAATCTTTTGTGCGTCGGCTTGGGTGCCATCGAGGTTATCTCGTTTACACCGACAACCGACGAGAAAAACGAGGCGAGGCTTTTTGAGTTGGCGGCATTGACAGCTAAGACAATAACTACCTTCACTGGTCAACACAAGTGCGCTTTTATTGGAGAAGAAGAAGGGCTCAAGACAGGGCTAATTGTATCCAGCGTTGGGAAGTATGACAATCTGAATTATGATCACCAAGGTGCTGATGAAGGAGAAGTTTCGACAAAGAGACATTCTGTTAATCCCCAAGAAGCAGTTCCTGTTGTCGCCCTGACTTTTGAGGAAAGAGATAAAAAGGTGCTTGGCGTTGTTTGTGAAAAGTGGAATGGAAAATCTAAGAATAATTTATTCTTAACTGATGGCGAGAGATCCTCTACGACAGATCGCTACGAAATCAACTCACTCGGCGAAGGTGGCATCTGGGTTTCCAACTTCGCGGGAGATCTAGAGAACGGAGATTACATCTGCTCCTCCAACATTCCAGGATACGGAATGAAACAAGATGACGATATTTTAAGAAACTACACAGTGGCAAAGATTACACAGGATTGTGCGTTCGACCTAGACTCAGAAATTTACGATTGTAAAGAAGTTGAACATGATGGTATAATGTACAAAGTCGCCTTTGTTGGGTGTACTTATCACTGCGGGTAAATTATGGAATCGGTGTTCGACAAGAAAGTTCTATTATTAGACAGTCGATTTAAGCCAATTCGAATTATTACAGTGCGCGGGGCCATCCATCTTTTATTTAGAGAGGTCGCGGAAGTGATGAATAGAAACTGGCAGAAATTTAATGTCACCGAGTGGATAGACGAAACTCAAAAAAATCTTAAGTTAAACCCCAACCTGCGAGTCATTCGTTCCGTTACTTGTGCCTTTGCGGTTCCTGATGTGGTTTATCTAAAGAGCTTCAAGATGAGTTCCTATGCTTCTCGCTGCGCGTGTAATAAAAAAAATATAGTTCTAAGGGATCATAATACTTGCCAATATTGCGGAACTGTGGTATCATTAGACAAAGCGTCTATAGACCATGTTCTCCCAAGTTCAAGGGGTGGGCAATATATCTGGACAAATGTTGCTACATCTTGTGTCACTTGTAATCAATCCAAGGGAGATAAGACACCAGATGAGTGGGGCCGGCCACTGAAGAAAAAACCTGTCCCCCTAAAGTGGGATGTTAAATTTATTAGGGAAGTTTATTCTAAAATGAGGAATGGAAATGAAATCTGGAGGATGTTTTTATAATGGCAACTTTCGTACAAGGTGATTGGGTAGAGGTCGTACCACGGCCAGACTATTCATGGGAGCACTGGTCTGAAGATAATACCGCTCAGTGCGGCAAGACTGGCAAAATAACAAGAATCATGGAAGGCGACTGGGTAGACGAAATTTATGTTGAAGTTGAGTATCGAGGAGACAGGGCTTGGTTTAGTGACCACCACCTAATAAAAGTGGAAAAGTATGAAGAAATCTTTAAAGAGGCAATTCACAAAGCCTGTGACCAACTACAGCAGCACGAGAAAATATGTAAAAAGCTTCGTGATGAAATCTTGCATGAAGTCTTTGGAGATGAAACGATGGAGATGGAAGAGGTTGTCGAGCCACCACCGCCGGAAACAGATGATCAGTTTTTTAACGACTGGGAAGAGGTGACAACAAAAGAGGTTATCCCCCTCCCTGGAAACGGTGGTACCATGACGACGCCAACTGATCCAAAAGCACAGGCAAATAGTCGGCGTAAAAAAGTCAGGAAAATAAAAAGTTTAGGAAACAAAAAGGTAATCAAAAAAGACGCATCCAAAAACCTCACGGACTCGTGGACTCTCTCGGATGAGGAAATCAGAGATCTCGAAGATTATCTGGATTCTCTTCCGAATTCCGGAATTCCCAACCAATCAGGTGATTATGATTATGAATACGACGAATTCGATTAAAATTGGAGACTTAGTAAGAGAAAATGTCTTTAGGGAATACAACGATGCTTACGGCAGAGAATCTGTCTGGCGATACGGCATTGTTGTTGATGAACTAACCATAAAGGGAGTTGTCCACGACAAGATGTGCAAAGTCTGCTGGTCTGCATGTCCGCGCTTTCCGGTTTCATCAAAACCATACACTTGCTTTGTTCAAGAAAAACAATTAGAGGTTGTTTCGTAACTAAAAGCCTATTTATAGTGTAAAACATCCGTTTTTTATGTTATAATGGGCCAGTATGAAAAACCTCGAAGATAGAATCTACAATAAATTAGTTGAAAAACCTAACCCTCTCGAAAATCACCAATATATACAGAGAGTGTTAGGCATTAGTTTGCCATTGAACGAATCAGGCGCTACTTTCATATCCGAGAACATGAGAGAAGAGATTCTTGAAGAGCATATCCTCTATGAGAATTTTCTCAGAAACTTAGCAAGTCAGATAAGAACAGGTGCTAAAGAAGTAAAACAATTATTCCAAGCTTTCTATTCTATGATTGCCGACAAAACTGGTGGCAAGATTGAGGTTTTTACAAAATATCTTAGTCGACTCATAAAACAACTTCGCAAAAAACTAGAAGGTGTATTGAATAAATTTGCCGGCGACACCCTACTAGAAGAAAAAATAAAAGAAAAAATACAAACACTTGCTGACATGTATGACGAGGCAAAAGGCTGGAAAAGAGTTATGCTTGGCAGCACAGTGTATCTTATTGTAACCTATCTTGTTGACAAGGTGGAAGATGCTGTAGAGAACATTAAGAGCAGCGGAAATTTAAAAGATGAGCTGATAGACAGGATCGTTAATTCTGACTTTGCTCAAAGTATTCTCAAGACATTGGGGAACCCAGAAGCGTGGCTTGGCTGGATCGGTCCTGTTGTCGGTGGAACCAAGTTTGTCGCCAAAGTTTTAAACCCGATAACGAGTAGGGTGTCTCACGATCCGGAAAGTTTAGTTAGCGAAGAAACTAAAAAACTTACGAATGAACGCCTCGACGTTGGGGGCCAACTAAGCCGCTTGACTCAGATGATGATGGCCAGTGATGCATGTTGCGACACTGAGTCTATTTCTGGTTTGTGGTCAGAGAGTGATCCTCAATACGATATGTCTTTTCTCCTTCCCGAACCGGAATGGCGAGATTGGGAAGAAGGCGATAGCTATGAGGAAGACAAAGAAGAGTGGATTGAAAAAGAGATGGAGAAACGTAGAGTTGCCGACAAGGGAATCTCTATGGAAGAAATCTACAAGTCCAGAGAAGAGCTCGGAGAACTATCTCGGCAGGGATTAGTACAAGACGGCATCGCAACGCGAAGTCCTGACGGCTCTGGTGCCGTTGTGAAAGTCTGGCGATGCGGATCAACCAAGCAAATGGATGACAGCGATCAACCTGTCACTTCTGTAACGTGGAGTGAGAAGTATGCGTATAGGTTCTGCCAAGGCAAGAAGAAATACACACACCACAAGCACGACCACACCGAGGTTGATGCTTATTATGTAAATTTAAAAGACGTTCTTGTTTCAATCCCTCACGTTTGGGACAACGCCTATGACGAGAAGGAATTGCTTGTGCGACCACAGGATTTAATTCCGGTAGAAGGATACGAACGAAAGATGGAAAATAAAATATACGAACGCCTTGTTGGTGAAGAAAAAGAAATCAATTACAAAGACCACGCCAGTTTGACTTTTGATCAATTAAGCGATGCAGTTAGAACAGCACAAGACGCGAAAGAGAAAGCCGAAGAGAAGAAGATGGCAAAGACTGTAATCCCAGGAGAGGACTACAGGAAGCTCGACAGCGTGTCTCCACATTTTGAAGTTGTTGTCCCTATGTCAACAAAGGCTTCTTGCATTTATGGTGCTGGAACAAAATGGTGTACAGCGTCCAACGAGAAATACACCAAGAATTATTTTAGTGAGTATTATAATGAGAATGGCTACACTCTTTATTATGTTCTCCCGAAAAAAGTTGATCCTGAACTGGCCAGACCTTTTGATTTCTTGGAAAAATCGCCGGAAGAGGTTGAAGACTTTGTTGGACAGTTTGATGATCTCTTCGAGGGAAAGAAAGAAGACTTAAAGAAGAAGTATCCACAGTTTGATTTGCCAGCCTATGGTGACGACACCGAATTAGCAGGAAAGCTTCGTGGCATCGACAGAATGGCGCAAGACGATCCTTCTGGGAAAAACAAATACCTTCCTTGGATGGTAAAGCAGCTTGACAAGAAAACACCACGAGAAGAAGACGGCACAATCAGCGATGTTGCAGCCGATGCTTGGCGGAGCAGAATTGTCAGACTCATTCAGCGGTATCACGACCTGTTGCCCTATATTGGCAAAAAGCCGGATCTAGATAAGAAGAAAAAAGAAGAGAAACCTCAAGAGCAAAGCAGATACGACAAGATTGCCGTTGTTATGGATCCTGATGATGGAATCAATTCTGTTTATGATGCCGAAGACAATAGTGTCGAGATAACTTGGCTCACAGATGAGCTCCTTCCCTCGTGGGGATTTGAAAGAGGCGATGAAGCCGATTTAGTTTGGAGCAACCTCATCGATGCAATACACGACGACTTAAAAGACAACCCAAACACTTCACACCAAGTTAGTGACTTTTGGGAAGCAGAAGCAGACGATGCCTACTTCAAACACCTCTCCATCAACAGTGGAACTGAAGCTAGTTATGGAAAATTAGAAGTCAGCTTCACCTGTTATGTTACACTATCTGTGCCAGACATCGATGCTGATTGGGCAAAGAGATACGACAACGATACATTCAGAGGAGAAGACAGATCCAGACTTATGAAGTATTGGGATTTTGTTCAGCAATGGCTGGACGTCGACGCGCTGTCCGAGAGAATCAAAGTGTTGGGTATGGCCCCTCTTAGAGAGTTTCCCGGTGCGCGAGCTCACAGCAGTCTCCCGCCAATAAAAGAAGAACTAAGCAAGTCTAATGATGGCACACCACATATGGTGTTTAGCCAAAGCTGCACATATCGTTTCAAGCGAAACTGGCAGAATGACTGGCGGGACGATATGGAACCTAGCGCCAAGATAAGAGTTCAGAAAGCGGCAATCGAAAGTGTGTTCCGCTCCCTCAAGGATTTGGACGCTTCAATTGGCACAGCGTTTAACACCATATCCGCTGCAGCTCCCGATCACAACTTTGAAAAACCACTGCGAACAGAATGGCTCAAAGAACTTGAGAAGATAACCGAAGAGTGGATGGAAGCAAACCCACGAGGCAATCCCGAAGAAGAGGCTGCAGCATCCGATGCGGCCGTAGCCCAAATTATGAAACAACTAAACTTGGAAAACAGGATTTATAACAAGCTCACTCTCAACGAAGTTACCTTCGAGGATGCAGAGAAGAACCTCGACGGCAAAAAGATTCGTAAGATGATAAAGGCATATAACTATGAGCTGGATCCAGAAGCTGATCCTGAACGTGGTATGGGTGTGGCGCTGCAAAGACTCAAGAACACTATGAGGAAATTTATGCCATCCGATGTTGCAGACGGTGACAGAGGACAATCAATGCTTTGGGTAATTCGCATGCTCCGAACTCAAGAAGAGTTCCGCAATGCAGTGCTGGATTATTCCATTGGCGACGACACAGATCATCACGGCAACCGAACAACGACAATGGCGTGGAACATGCTGGTTCAGCGAATATCTCGAAACCTTGAGAAGTTTTTCCAACACAAGCGGCACATGAAAGTGAATGATTTAAACAAAATTGACAGCGAAGAGATGTTGAACGATGTTGTTGACAAAGCAGAAGAAGCAATCGAGGCAGAGAACGAAAGAAAACTAGACTCAGATGCTCCACGAGGAACAGAATTTTTTGAAGGCAACTACCAATATGATGAAGACGGAGAAGTTGCCAGACATCCCGAAACGAGAATACCTTTATTCGATACCGAAACGGGATGGGTTGTTGCTGCAGCGCACAATAAAGGCGCAGCTTGTCTGCTCGGCAAGAAGACAGAGTGGTGTACCGCTGCTCCTGGAAGAGATTTCTTTAAGCAATATTACGGCGGCGAAGATGATCCTCTTTTTGTTGTTCATACTCCTGAAGATGAGCGATATCAATTGGCGTTTGGCAAAGGCGAGTTTATGGATGTTGATGATGTCAAGATGACCGGCGAAGCATTCGAGCGCGTTCATGACAGGATAAAGTCAGCCATTGAAGCAAAAGGGCTGGAAGACAGATTTGAAAAAGTTATGAACTATGAGCGCGTTGATATAGCAGCAAAAATTGCCGAAGCTGTTGAAGAAGTCAAGTCAGAGCAGAGATTCCCACGCGAAGTGGATATCAGTGCCGATGTTGAGGACGATTATGATAGCGTAGGTATCCACGGCTATTGTACCACCAAGTTCGAGTTCGCTCTGAATGGCGGCCACGGCGATCCTCTCTGGAGTCATCGCGACGAGGACGAAGTTGTTGAAGAACTTATTGAAGCATTTAACGACGCCAATGGCTCATTCTGTGTTGGCAATGAAGACTGCGAAGATCCAGCGGAGAACATTGAGTGGGGCAAGTCGGGTGATAAGGGATACCAGAATTTTGAAATTAGCTATTCATTTTTTAAATCCTGGTACTCCTATGAAGACGACGATGGTACACCTGAATTGGATGACGCCACTTACTGGATGGGAGAGGTGAGGCGAACTATCGACGACGATTACGAAGGAATAAAATCCAAGATTCGCGGTGCCCTCTTAAATCTTGGTGTCGTTAAGAAAAACGAAATTGACGAACTGATTGATGAAAACGATGGCGAAAAGATAAAAGGAATGTTTGACAACTTTGAAGTTTATGTGTTACCTCAATATAGCCAAGCCAACGTATATATGCGAGGCGACTTGCCAAAAGAAGGCTGGGATTTGAGTCGCGACGGCATTAACGTACTAGAGCGCCCAACGTTCGGCAGAAAATTATGGTTCTCGGCAATCAAAGCAGTCGAAGAGGTTGCAAGCCGGCAATTGGGGTTGGATTTTGGGATAGATGAGCCAGACGACGAAATCAACACAGCCCACGGAATGTTTGATGTTCCGAATGGGGCCGCATTAAGTATTAACAACGAAATGATCGCCGTAGACACTGGAAAAAGGAACGTAAACAAGGAACCAATTCCAATGGGGATACCTCGCCCTCGACAATGGGTAATGAAGGTGCCAATCGAATCTGATGGTTCTGATGGGAGCGTGAGAACGACAACTCAGTTTATACAGAATTTAAAAATTGCAAACAGATATCCTAAATTATTTCGAAGTGCTGTCGAGAAGCTGATTAAAATAGAAATAGACAACCTGCAAAGAGACGAAGACAACCGCAATGCCGATGCAGAGAAAAAATACTTTATGGAACCAATCGATCCCGAAAGACTAATGCCGGGAGAGTTGGCAGAAGGATTAGAAAGACTTGAAGAAGTCTCTTTCGATGACGCCCTCAAGTCAGTCGATAAGCAGGGCAAGAAAATGGCAAAGGGTTATAACTATGACACTGGCCGCGAGCCCGATCATAACTTAGATAAAATGATGATAGCCTTCGCAAGAAAGGTTCGCAGGTTCATTCCTCGCGACATAGATGATGGACAGAAAGCACTTGCCACACTATGGCTTTTGAGGACAATAAAGAAAGAGCCTCAGATGCGTGAAGACTTTTTCAACGACAATGCATATCTCGGAGGCTATGAATATAATAGTCTAAAGAACGACTTGGAAAAATTCTTCCAATATAATCGTTTTATGGAGCCTCGTGATTTAAATGCTGTCAAGAACCATCACCACTTGCACAAAGTCACAGGTCAAGCTCAGGCCGCAATCGAAGCAGATGCAGCGAAAAAGCTGGAAGCTGATGCTGAAGCTGGTACAGATGTTTTGCGCGACGACGCAGAATGGTATATCGCAATCATCAATAACAAGGGAGCAGCGTGTACTCTTGGTAAAGGAACAGACTGGTGTACGGCAGCTCCTGGATTAAACTACTTCAAGCAATACTACGAGGAAGATGATCCTTTATTCTTCATCGAATCCAAAGATACCGAAGAGAAGTGGCAATTTCATTATGGCTCACGCCAATTTATGGACGTCAACGATCATCAGGTGGACAGAGAAACGTTCGAGAACCTTCACCATGTTTTAATGTCTGCGCTGGAAGAAAAGGGTTACGAAGAGAGATATCCAAAAGTGTTTGAACACGAGCACAAGGATTATCATCAAGAAATGAAAGACCTCATCGAAAGAGAGGAAGAACTTATAGATCACAAGATGATTGAAATCAACGGAAGTGTCGATGACGACGTAGACGCTCAACACTTTCACGCAGAGTGTCATGTTGACTTTATTTTTGATCGCCCCGAAGGTAAGTACGCAAGCGCCGAAGTTGCAATGGGCCCAGAAGAATATGATATGCTGGCGGAGAAATTCACCACCGAAGCTGGTGAAGTTATTTATGTTGCTTCAAACAATCGGGACACTGGTATGGATGACAGTATGGAAGATTATATACAAATAGTCGAAACTGACAGATCTATTAAAGTGGGCATTGCATCTTGGTATAGTGATTATGCTATGGATGGCGACGGTGTTGAAAGCGCCTTTGAAGGCGTAAAAGACTTCTTTGATAATGTTCGTTACGGAATTGACAGAAATTATGAAGACATCAAAGAGGGTATCCGTGCATTGCTCATTAGCTGGGAAATGCTCGACGGAACAAAGTATGATAAAATACTTGATGCAGGAGAAGAAGCCCACGAGGAATTCGAGGAACAATTTAAACCACTCCAAATGACAATGGATGCAGACGACAGGGAAATAAGAATTAATTTTACTTTCCCCAAAGGACCAGAAGCACAAGACGTCGTTGGCTATCAACTTGGCGTCGGAATGCAGAGGCTCAGAAGGTTCATATTTAGAATGGGCATCAAAGCGGCAGCAAACAAATTGGGTGATGAAACCAAGCAACCAACACAACTCGGACTTCCGGGAACTGACACCGAAGAACAAGAAACCGATGCAGAGAAATTAAACCAACTTGCTTGGCTCTTGAGCGCAAGCAACGCTTATCTGAAGGCGATGGATTCTGCAGCAGAAAACGTTTATGTTCGGATGGATGCCAATGCTGGCCAACTCCTTGCTTGGAATGATATGTTCTTCGAAGGAATGAAGGCTGTTTCGCGGAACTACGAACTTGTGCAAAAGGCTCTATCGAAAGCACTGGAATTTGTGGTTATAGAAAATCCAGAAGACTTTCCAATGCCGGACAAGAAAGAAAAAGAATTAACTGAAATTATAGCTGACGAGGTTGTAAAAGCCATGACAGAGATTGAGCCTTATCAAAAGAAGGCCAGAAAATGGCAAAAGCGAGCTTTGAAACTAAATATTAAAGGCGGCAATAAATATTTGACCAAGGGAATGAAGATTGCTTCAACCAAATTGGGTAAGTCTGCCCCACCAGGAGGATGAGATGAAATTACATAAAGTAAATAACAGGAGAAACGAAAGACTTTTTAAAAGGCTGACTGAAGGATTCGGCCCAGCTGGTATTTCAAATCTTGCTGATTATGAACAAAGACAAGATCATGATGAGGATGATTCTATTGACAACACTGAAATGATGGAAAACGAATCCATCGATGAAATGATTGAACAGCAGCCCTAAGCGAAAGTTCTCAACTTGTGACCAAAAACATTTTAATTTTCACCCTCCTCATTTGTATAAGCCACGTTATTTTTTGGTTTCAAGTGAACGGGCAGTTCATGTGGAGCTTTTTTAAAGAAAATCCCCTCATCATTGCCCTAATGGGATTACCATCAGGCTACCTCGTCATCATTGCAGCAAAATATGGCTATGAATACTTCGATGGAAACATCTGGCCATTAAGAATTGTGGGTTTTTCGCTCGGAACCATCATTTTTTCGATACTGGCGTATACTTGTATGTCCGAAGGGCTCACTTTGAAGACAATATTGTGCCTCATACTGTCCCTAGTCATCATTATCATCCAAATAGCCCTTTAAAAGAGCATAATGCATGTTATAATACTACTTACTATCTGTTATGCATAACAAAAACACCATTCACGAGCTTATAAGGGAGTTTTACCCCTATGCAAAGGAAAAAATGGGCTTTAACAAGCCATGTAGAGTCTTTTTGCGCGAAAATAAGGAAAATTACGCTGATCCACTCGGAAAAACGGCATATTATGACCCACAGGGTATGGAAATACACCTTTTTACCACCGGACGGCACCCAAAGGACGTCATGAGGAGCTTTTCTCATGAGCTGGTCCACCATACCCAAAACTGCCGAGGATCACTGGATTCTGTCGGGCCAACGGCCGAAGGATACGCCCAAAACAACAAACACCTTCGAGAAATGGAAAAAGAAGCCTACTTAGAAGGGAATCTCTGTTTTAGAGACTGGACAGATACTCGCGAGAAGAATAATCAGGGAATAGCGAAACACCGAGGGGACGGAACAAACGATCAGGGCTCGATACCGCTTAGAAACAACGATAGAGAGGAGTGGCTTGGGCCTGCAGGAAACCATTCTGCCCACTACTCCAAAGGAAACAGGGATCCATCATGAAAAAATATCTAAACAACAGAAATAAAAAATTATTCAACAAACTATTTGAAAATCAGGGCATAAAGGTTAAAGAAATCGGAATTCCAGAGAAGACCGCTTGGTTAGCAAAGGAAGAAAGCCTAGACGAAGAGTCCGAGGTAAATACAGCCGGCATAGAAAGGCTCTTGACTCAAATAAGTGATAAGCTCGACACACTCGATGATATCGACATCAGTATTGATTATTTAACTGCTGCACTTACCGGCATCGATCCCGACGTGGCAAATAAAGGACAGGCCGTTTTTGGCAGAGAAGCAGAGCCAGTCGTTAATGTGAAAGAAGGTGAAGGGCATGTTGTTATATCACCAGATGATGAAGACGACGAAGAGGATAGTGAAGATTATATTGACGAAGCTCAGGCATTAAGAGGCGACAGCATTGCGAAAATTCAAAAAACCCTCCGGCCGGTAGCAAGCATTTTAAGGACAGTTGACACTCCTCAAGAAACGGCTCAGGTGGTCAACTTTTTGCTGAAGCACATAGCAGAGATGTCGAAAGGGCAACTTACAAAACAAGAGATGATGGTCGCCCTAAAGAATCTTGTTCAAGATCTAAATGAAGCGAAAGCTTCAAAAATAAAATAGAAAGGTGGTGATATATTATGGCAAATCCAAGACGAAGGCGAGAACGGAAAGCAGCAAGGGAGGCAGCAGCGAAGGCTGCAGCTAAATCTGCTGAAGTTTCCATTGCGGCCGAAACTGAAATCAATTTACCAGAAGTGGAAAAAATCTCTGAAGAGGTTTTAGAAATTTCTGAGGATTTATTGGAAAATGCTGAAAGTTTGTTAGAGTCTACTGAAGAATCATTAGAGGCTAGTGAGCCGTTAAGCAAGAAGAAAACATCCTCAAAAAAGAAAACTTCCAAAAAGAAGGTTTCCAAAAAGAAATCTCTAGGAAGAATTAGTCTTTTTGGCAGCGAGGATGACTAAATGATTGATTTTGATGGTATGACGAGGAAATTTCTCCTCGGAGAGAGAAAGCAAGCCGGCGCAAAGGCATATTTGAGAGCAATACAAGATGGCTTGAGGAAATTGAGACCGGTCTCTCAATCTCAGGCAGTAATGATTGAAAATATGATATCTCAGATAAAAAGTGTAGCCAAGGAAGTTATTTCTCTTCAGGAGAAGGTCAGCCTATTAGAAGAGCAGATAAGTGTACTTGAAGAAAGTAAAGATAAGGAGTAATTGATGGGTGGCCTAGCAGGACATATGTCTCATTTATATGATAACCCTGATCTCACTTTCGGAGAGATAGAGGATATTTTTATTAAGGCGAGCTCTGGTGCCCTCGTTGGCACCGAGAAGACCGATGGTCAAAATATCTTCCTATCTTATTCTGTTAAAAACAAAAAAGCCGTGGCTGCACGGAATATAACTAATATCAAAAAAGGCGGCATGACCGCATCAGAACTGGCCGATAAGTTTGCTGGGCGAGGTAATCTGGAAAAATCTTTCACAGATTCCTTTGCCGCCTTTGAAAAGGCAGTCAACATGTTTCCACTAGAGAAGCAAATAGATATTTTTGGCCCTGATGCAAACATATGGTACAATGCCGAAATTCAAGATCCTCGCACATCGAATGTAATTAATTATGATGATAAATCCCTAACTATTCATCGAGTGGGCCATAAAGAGTTTGATAAGCAAAGCGGCAAACCACTAGATAAAGATGTTTCCGCCCACGCCGAACAACTGGAAGATGCACTGGGCAATATACAATCTAACGCGGGTAGGGAAGAATATAAGGTTCAAGTAAACGCCTTAAAAAATTTGGACTCTCTGGGTAATGATGAGGCGCTAAATGTTGCCCTGTCTCGTCTCTTTAACCTGATGGAGTCAAATCATCTTACAAAATCAAACACAGTAATGGACTTTTTATCTAAAAGGGTTAAAGAAGTTATAAATAAGGTGATCCCGGAAGCGGATGATGATCTAAAACACGCGGTACTCGAAAGAATTTTCAAAGTAAAGGGCTCCAACCTAAGAAAGATTATTAAAATGATCGACCCTGAAGACACCGCTCAGATCAAGAAAGTTCGAAACCTCATCGATAAGGCTGCCAAGGTAGCTACTGCTTCGATTTTCCCTCTAGAAGATATTGTTCACGACTTTTCCGTAGAAATGCTGAAGGGTTTAGAGTCCGCGTTTGTATTAGACAACGCTAAGGAAGTTAAAAGATTGAGAAGTGAAGTTGCCGAGGCGATAAAAGCAATCGAGAAGTCAAACAACGAAGAGGCTCTTGGGATTCTCGCAAAGCAAATGAAGAAGCTGAAAGATGTTGAGAATGTATCTACTGCAGCTGAGGGTTTTGTTTTTGACTACGACGGTGTTTCTTATAAGTTTACTGGCAATTTTGCACCAGTTAATCAACTGCTTGGACTGTTTAGGTATGGCCGTGGCAACGTTCCAGCAATGCAAATTGACCTAGAAGAAGACTTGGGAGAGTCAGGGGTCAAGGCAGATGTAGCCTTTATTCCAGGTTCATTCAAGCCACCACACAAAGGTCACTTAAAGTTGATGAAGGATTACCTAAAGTATGCCGACAGGGTTGAGGTGTTGATATCTGAGCCTAATATGGGAGGCGATAATGTCCGATGGATCAATCTGCCCCCAAGGAAAGAGGGTGATGCACCTTTGGAGCTAATGATTGATGCAGATACTGCGGCGGACTTGTTTGAACATTATATTGAGCTTGAAGGTCTCTCTGATAAAATAACCGTTCCAAGAATTTGGAATGGTGGCTCTAACAACCCAATACAATATATATTTGGAAAGATTTCTGACTGGGAAAGTCAAAAAAAGAATATGAATGTTGTCCTCGGCGTTAGCACAAAAGACGAGGGCGATGAGAATAGATTTAAGGATAATAAATCAAAATCACCATTTAAAGATCAGGAGTATGTTAGAGTAAAGGATATTCCGCTGCCGCCTGACCCAACCAAACTTCGGGCGAATGATTTTAGAAAGTCAATTGCAAAGGCTTGGTCTACTGGCGATCTGGGCTCTATATCCAGATTCCTTCCTGAAAAATGGGTGGCTGCTCATGAAACACCGGCGAAGGCCGCGCTAGACTTTATAGATATGATTGGTGACGCGCCGGTAAAAGAGAAGGAAATAAATGAAGCTTCATCTTGTGCGGGTGGTGCAATTCAGGGCTCCAGTGGCGGTCAAGAACTTGAAGACACTCTAATTAGAGAAGAGGACGAAGATATGAAAGAATACATGATTAGCAGAGAAGAATTTATAGAGGAGTTGTTCCTTCGGGAAAAAATAAGGGAAAAACTCACCAAAGCCCTTATCAACGAGAAAATAGAAGAGTCCAAGGTTCGTGATGCCATTAGGGCTATGATACAGGAAGAAGTCAAAGATGCACCTTACAAAAGCACAGGGATCAATGAGTTGGAAACTTTGTTGAAAAAGATTATCCCCGTCATAGAACCCGACTATAAGAGCCTGACAACCGCATCAGAACAAAGAGAGTCTTTTCGGGCCCATATTTTAAACGCTGTGCAGAACTCTCTGTCGCCCACAGGCGCGTCGGGTGCCATGCATCGCGATGACATTGGTGTGTTGGATTTACCAAGCGAAGAGGATTTCGGACTTGAAGAAGATGGGCCTAAAGAGGAAATAAATATTGCAGTTAGTGATGATAAATTTATTGACATCGACGAGAAGCCGCCAACAGAAGAGGATGAGGAAGAGAAGGAATTTTCACTAGAAGGTGAAGAAGAGACCGGAAGAAATTTTGCTTCTATGACTTGGGGCCGCATTGAAACAAACATTGTTGACTCTTATCGCAAACTATCGAATAATAAAGATCGCGACTTGTTTTATGATTATCTAATCGCCAATTTGAAACTTTATTTTGATAAATTTGAAGATGAGCTTTCCTCCATCGTCGATGAACCAGAGAGTGACATCTATGATCAGGAGACTAATAAATCTCCAGAAGAAGACTTTGAACTAGGCGACGAAGAAGCAGCGATTTAATCGATTTAAGTCTTCAACCCAACAAAACTCCACAGGACAGCAGGCGATCAGCCTGCTTTTTCTTTTAAGTGGCCTTCTAAGAAGGAAAAAAAGAGAGCCCCGAAGGGCTCCCTTGAGATATGGATACTATCGGGGCTCTAGTTTATATGACTCACACGAGTGAACATTTGTGCCTTCCCCGTCGACTTCGAAAAATCTTCTTCTTCATCCAATTTTAAAACCTGACTTTGGTTGACCATGTGATGCATGTTCTCGTCTCTATATTCTCCGATAGTTATCTGAGGATAGAAATCTAGGTCATCAAAAAGGGGTCCGCTATTGGGCCCAAAGCCATAGGAATTGATTTCCCTAACTTCTCGAACGACCTTCAGGCGATCTCCTTGTACGGCACTGGGGGCTACTGCAGTTAAGTTCCCCACCCCGTAGATAAGTAAGATTTTAAGATCTGGATCTTTTCTTTTTGCACCTATCGCGTTAGCAACACAGTCCTTTGTCACTTGTCGGATGCTCGTGGCGAGAAGTATTCTCCATCTATCGCCATTAAAGACGTGGATCTCGCCCATAGTATCTTTATTGGGCTTTTCACCCCCCGATTTCCAGCCAATCGCATTGTTGCCTGTTTTGGCTAATGCGAACATAGAATCTTTATCACATGGCTTGCTCAACTTCCCTCCAGATCGAGATTGAAGGCCCTTCTTTAACTCTCTCTCGATACGGTCCCGGCGCCACGCGCATTGGGGAAGTTGTGTCTTATACACATTCGCACAACTGGCAGCCCACTTGTTAATAGACTCCTGCGTGGATAAGTCTGGCCGTGGAATTGGCACCTGCTCTCCGCCGATAACGCCGGCGGGTAACGAAGAAAAATATTTATCCTCCGAAACTAACAGCTGAATGTTTCTCTTCCTTGTTGAATCATCATGAGCCAGTCCGTCAATTGGGTGATCGTTGGAAATCTCTTTCTCCATTCGTTCGGCAAACCGTGGAGTATTGGTACTCTTCCATGTTGAAACAAAAATGCGCGTTACACCCAGATTTCCAAGGGCCCCCTTTCGATGTCGACCATCATCGTTTCTGTAACCCTCGACAACATTCCCTACTTTTATTTCAGACACACAAATAGGAACCTCGTTTATGGGCTCCCCAAGCGAGCTCGTCCTTCCAGAGTCCAATATTAAGACCTCTAAATTATTAACGTGATCTTTATACTGAGACTTTGTTCTTATCTGAGTCTCTTCGTCATTGTTCATTGTTGTTAGGATTTGGTTAAGTGGTACTTCGAAAAAATAATCACTTAAATTTGCTCCCTTTTTCTTGAGATCGGAGCAGATCTTTTTATATTCTTTTCTGTTCATCTTGTGAACCTTTCTGGCCAATGGTGGCCTGTTGATTCGGTTAGCTTTCGTACAACGAAAATTCACCTCGCAAAGCGCGTGATCCCATTGTATCACTATTCCTAAAGGTTGTTAAGTGGAAAAGTAAGCTTTTTTGTAAAAAAATATCAAATAATTTAAAAAGCCTTTAAAAACAGCTAGTTAGGTGATATGCCCAATTTGCCTGCAAAAAGTACTTTACAAACCCTGAGAATTGTAGCATAATAATTATACTCACCTAAGCAATTAAGCAGATCTGCTTATTGGCTAATATGCTTATTAATAATATTATATAAATATAATATATTATTAATATCTAATACTAACAGAGAATATATTATGAAAGAAACCTGGAAGAATAAAAAGTATTTTCAAGGAACTAATAAAAACTACTCAGTATCTAAAGTTCTTAGAGAAAAGAAAAAAGTTACAGATGAGTTTGAAGCTATATTTAATTCTTTAAGTTTAGAAGAAGTTATTTCACTAAAGCTTGAATTAGCTGCTAAGTCTGCAGGATCAAAGATGTATGGTATTCCTATTTATAAATACCTTGACTTAATTGTGAAAGATGCTATTATTAAATACGCCCTCAGTGCCTGTCATTCAAAAGCTGAAGCTCAGAATTTTCTTGGCCTCTCTAGTAAAGATTGGATGGAGCTCTTAAAAGGATTCAATCCTGACCCCTACTTTGATGAAGAAAAATTAGATAATTCATAAACTTTAAGCATACTTATATATGATGGATAGGAGAATGCATTGTTCGGAAGTAAAAGTTCTAAAAAAGCAATAATACCGATTTTAACTTTAAAGAATACTGTATTTTTCCCAAATACCGTAGTTCCGTTATTGGTAGGTAGAGAAAAGTCTCTAAAGCTGATCGACGACGTTATTAGGACAGGGACTGTGTTAGGGGTCATAGCCCAAAAGAGCGCCGAAACAGAAAACCCAGAAATAGAAGATCTGTATGGTGTCGGCACTTTAGCCAAGATTGTTAAATTCTCTAAAAATTCTGAAGGATATTATAATATAATCATCGAAGGCTTATCAAGATTCGAGATAGAGGAGTTTAGAAATACTGAACCATACTTTACAGCAGAAATAAAAGAGCTTCCAGACACAGCTTCTTCAGAGCTCTCGGCCCATGAACTGCCAATTCTTTTTGAAACCCTCAGAGAAACGGCCTATGATATCTGCATGTCTTTGCCAGAACTCCCAACCAGTGTACGGGGATTTATAGAGACGGTGAACGAGCCAGGAATGTTAGCAGATATTGTTGCCAGCAACCTTGGCCAAGATACCAAAGAAAAGCAATCAATATTGGAGACAATAGATGTCGCTGATCGGATGATGAGAGCGTTGGAGCTATTAGGCCGAAAGCACGAAATGCTCACACTTTCAGATAAAATAAATAACTCGGTCAAAGAAGAAATTTCCAAAAATCAAAAAGAGTATTATCTTAGGCAACAGTTAAAAGCCATCAATAGCGAACTTGGCGAAACAGCCGAAGAGAACGAAGATCTTAATAACTTAAAAGAAAAGATGAAAACAATTGATCTACCAGAAGATGTTGTAAAGACCGTTACTAAAGAAATTAAGAAGATGCGAAATATGCAGCCAAGTCAGGCAGAATATAATGTGGCTTTAAACTATGTCGACGCTCTCCTTGAATTTCCTTGGGATACCAAAACAAGAGACAGTCTAGACATAGAGAATGTTCAGAAACAATTGGACGCAGATCATCATGGCCTTGAAAAAGTGAAGGAAAGAATTGTAGAATATTTAGCAGTTCGAAAATTAAAAGACAATATGGCCGGCCCAATCCTTTGCTTGCTGGGCCCACCAGGAGTTGGAAAAACATCTCTTGGGAAATCAATTGCTCATGCCCTTGGCAGGAAGCTGGAGAGAATCTCATTAGGAGGGGTATCCGACGAGTCAGAGATCCGAGGCCATCGCCGAACCTACATCGGCGCCATGCCAGGAAAGATTGTCAAATCATTTACGAAATTACAAGTTAATAATCCCCTTATTTTACTCGACGAGATCGATAAAATGAGTAAAGACCACAAAGGAGATCCAGCTTCGGCAATGCTTGAAGTATTGGACCCAGAACAAAACAATAGTTTTATGGATCACTATTTTGATGTTCCTGTCGATTTATCGGACACGCTATTTATTGCCACCGCTAACGACATAAGTACAATTCCTGGCCCACTAAGAGACCGCATGGAAGTCATAGAACTTTCGGGCTATACTTATGATGAGAAAGAAAATATTGCTAAAAAACATCTTATTCCAAAGCAGGTAAAGAAAAACGGGATTACAGAAAATAATATCATTTTTAGAGACAAGGCCCTTACAAAGTTGATTCTTCAATATACTCGTGAAGCCGGCGTTCGGAGCCTAGAGAGGGAAATCGCCAAGGTGTGTCGCCAAGTCGCTGCAGAAGTAGCGAAGGGAGAGGAAAAGCCTGAAAATATAATTAAGATTATCAACAAAAAGAACTTGGAAGACTTCTCAGGGCCCACAAAGTTCGACATAGAGGCCGACATGCGAGCCCGTAATCCTGGCGTCGCAACCGGCTTAGCGTGGACAGCCGCCGGAGGAGATGTCCTCTACATAGAGGCAACTAAGATGGCTGGCAAGGGAAATTTATTGTTGACAGGGAAGATCGGGGATGTCATGTCCGAATCTGCCAAGACAGCCTTGAGTCTGATTAGGAGCAAGGCTAAGAAGCTGGGGATCGTAAAAGACGAGAAAGATAAGTTTTTAGAGGATGTAGACTTGCACATCCACTTCCCTGCAGGAGCAGTGCCAAAAGACGGCCCATCAGCCGGTATAACTATCAGCACAGCCCTTGTCTCTCTCTTGACGGACAGGAAAATTAGGATTGACACTGCAATGACAGGAGAAACAAGCCTCAGAGGATTGGTGCTTCCCGTCGGCGGCATTAAGGAAAAAGTAATAGCAGCCCACAGGCTTGGTATTAAAAGAATTATTCTTCCTCCGAAAAATGAGAAGGATATGAAAGACATCCCAGAGAATATCAAAGAAGAAGTAGACTTCTTTTTTCCAGAGACTGTGGAAGAGGTTTTTGAATTGGCTCTAGAATAAATGAAAGAGATAGTCAATATTAATAAACTTTCGTAAAAAAAGTAACTACTTAATTACATGAAAAGAAAGCACTATTTCCACATCTTCGGGCCTGACATCATAGAAAACGAAGACGGTGAACTGGTTCTTATAGAAATGAACCACAATTGCTTTTTTCTAACTCCTTATGAATATTTTGAAGGAGTCAGGAATAATGTGAGCAGAGAGGCTCATTCTAGTTATTTTTCCAAAAAGGGCGCCCTCTCAATAATAAAACATGCACAAGAGAATAATTTAAAAAAAGTGGTAGTGTTTTGCAAAAAAAGACACTTTGCTACTAATGTTTACGATGACCTTTTAGAAATCAAAGAAATTCTTGCAAAAGAGGACATATCCTTTAGTGCAATTGGTGTGGATCCGCTAGAAGAAGTTCTTAGTGGGGAGATCGAATTTTCCCAATACAAAGAGAGCCAAAGGCTCATCAAGAGCATGAACGATGATGATACACTTTATATTTCCAATACCCCAATTGAAGGAGAGTTTGAGGATCTATGGAATACCCCGTATAACAAAGGTCAATTTGACAAGTTTTTAAGAAAAGAAGGTGCAATCAGAGTACCCTCCGCAACACCGCACTCGTTTGACGAAGCGTCAGAATATCCAAACTGCGTAATTAAGCCAGTCAACGAAGGGCAGGGTGACGGAGTAACTTTTTACAAATCCCCAGAGACGCCACTACTTTTGAAAAACGAAACCATGCAAGGGTACGAAGTGCCAAAAAAAGCAGAGCACCTTTACACCTATGCAAGCGGATCAGTCACCCCGGTCAGCGGCTTTGATACCAATCGAGCCACCGACATTCGCTCTAAGCTTGCTGTAGCTCCTGATGGAAGATGTTTTCCTCTCTTTACCTATAGGAAGTTTTCGCCCCACACGTTGCCACCAACTCTACCGAACGGCCACGTCCAACCGGAAGCTTTTTTAACAAACATATCTAAAGGAGGCTTCTATGGTTTTTGTAGTGAAGAGGAGGACAAGAAATTTTCAGAATTTGGCAAAAAGGCCGCATCCCTGTACTGCCAGTTTTTGAGAGAGTCTGATACTCCAAAACACATCTTGTGGACAGGTGGATATGATTCTACTTTTTATTTATTTTCGCAGGCCCTTAAAGGAGTGGTAAAGCCGATATATCTGTCCTCCATCGATGCAAGGGAGTCAGAGATCAGGGAGATCATTGCGATGATAAGGCTGAGCCGCCTGTTTAAAAAAACATTCCCGGATTATGCCGAAAATATGTTAGATTTTGATATTGTAACATCAATAGAGGAGGACGCCGAAGTTGAATTCAAGTGCACCCGCATTGGCTACGGAACATCGTTTTCCAAAAGAATGGGGGTACAAAATTCGAGAATAGCTCATTTTGCAAAGTCCCACAGTCACCCGCTGTATATGTGTGTGGAGAACGAACACACCTCAAGAATGAGGAAACTGATAATTGAGTATGTTTCGCCAACGGAAGAAGGCTTTGTAATAAAGCAGCGGGAAGATTTTGATGAGATGGGGAAAACTCTTGATATATTTGAGAACATTATTTTCCCAATATTACATTTAACAAAAGAAGACATGCTCCGCATATCTCATAGGCTTGGCTTCCTCGACTTGATGAGGGAAACATGGACGTGCTGGTTCCCTCGAAAGGGTAGCCCGTGTGGAGAGTGTGTGATGTGCCACGAAAGAATTTTGAAGCCGAAACAGAAGGTTGACAAATCACGACAACCTGTAGTGGTTAGTTATTTCACGAGAAACGGAGACTATCCAGAATTCGCAGAAAACCTCAAGAAACAACTTCGTGCTGCCGGCATTGATTACGAGATCCCGCTTCTTGTCCCCGCTCACGACAGAAGAACCACAATAAACCTAAGATGGAAGCTACTCAATGAGGCTATGGAGAAGTACAATAGACCACTTGTTTGGCTTGACATCGACAGTGACGTGGCCAAAGGGGACCAATTTATAAGATTCTACGAGAATTGTGCAGATAATTTTGATTTTGTGGCAAGAGATAAAATCCATATGCCCCATATGTTTTTCCGAAACGATTCAGAGCTAAGAGAGTTTTCAGGATGGTCTGTTCCGATTGACAACAGGTGGTCAGGAACTCAACAATTTTACAATAACACCGCAGCCGGAAAAGAGATTTTGAAAAAGTGTCTTTCAATTCACGAATACGAGAAAAATCAAAATTGTTATGATGAACAGGTAATCACCCTAGCTCTCAGAAAGGTGCGCCAAAAATATACCGCACTAGGGTTGCGATGTGCAGTCACAACACTACCGCCAGAATTCATTGTCTGCCGCTCGTGGATGAAGAACGAACTGGAACACAAGGAACTTAAAAAACAAAAGATGGATTACGATAATCCTGCTGCAGTGGTAAAGTATATAAAGATAAACACTGCTGATGAAGATCGTGGATTGGGAATAGAGGAGGAGTACTATCATGCACCTTTTGTATTCGACCCCGAAGATGATTATGAAGCATCCTATATAGAAAAGAAACAGGGCCTTGCAGAGAACGAGGCAAGGCGCCTAAGTCGGGAGAACAAAAAATGAAAGAAGTAAAAACATCCTTTAAAGAAAAGACCATCGCGATTGATTTCGATGGCGTTATTCACAGATATTCAAAAGGCTTCCAGGGCCTCGACAATGCTTACGATCCACCAATGCCAGGCGCTCTTGAGTCAATAAAGGAACTAAAAAAGCATGGGTATAGGTTAATTATCGTATCAAGCCGTCCCGTACCTCCCATTTTGGAGTGGCTGGATAAATATGAAATGAGCGAGTATTTTGACGAGGTTACGAATATAAAGCAGCCAGCCAGATACTATATTGATGATCACGCAATAAGGTTTGAAAAGGATATTTCAACAAACTGGGAAGATACAATGACTTTTATAAAAAAGAAGGAGAATTTAAAATGAAAAGAGCAATGTTTATTGGCAGGTGGCAGCCGATGCATAACGGCCACAAATGGCTCATTGGCCAGAAATTAAATAAAGGGGTTCCGACTCTGATCTGCGTAAGGGACATCCCGCCAGATGAAAAGAACCCATTCACCACAGAGCAGACTGTAGAGATGTTGGAGAAAGCATACGAGGACGACGATGTTGTGGTTATGGTGATACCTGACATTGAAAGCGTAAATTGGGGTCGTGGTGTAGGATATGAAACTAACGAACATAAGCCGCCTCAAGATATTGGCTTTATATCTGCAACTGACATTCGGAACAAAATATCCTCCGGAGACGACTCCTGGAAGGACAACGTGGACGAAAAGATTCACGATCTGGTGGAGAAATATTTGAAATGAAAAAGAAGAGACTTTTTAACCCCAAGAGAGGGATTAACGCTAGTGAGGAATATGGATGCGTTTTTATACACGTCCCAAAGGCAGCCGGAAACTCAGTAAAGTCTATTTTTAAGATTAAGTCACATGCTCACAGGCCAGTATCGGAGCACGAACCTGAACTACTAGAAGAGAATTATGTTTTTTCTTTTGTCAGAAATCCGTGGGATAGGTTTGTGAGTGCCTACTTCTTTCTACGTGGCGGCGGAATGGGATGGTATGATAAAGAGTCTAAGAAAAAATATATTGACAAGTTCTCATCATTTGATGATTTTGTTAAAAATTCAAACTATGATGATCTGATGAAGAATCAAATCCATTTTAGGCCACAATGTTATTATCTTGATGGGCCCGTGGATTTTCTGGGAAGATATGAAGATCTTCAGTCTGGAATTGACACAATTTGCGATCAACTAGAAATTCCAAGACAGCAGTTGCCCCATAAAAATAAATCTAACCACAAGGATTACACCAAATATTATAATGACGAAACAAGGAAAATTGTTGCTGAGAAATACGCTGACGATATCAAAGAGTTTGGATACAAGTTTGGAGGAGGCTGATTGTGAAAAAAATACTCTATGTTAGGATGCCAAGAACTGGCTCCACTTCCCTAGTGGAATATTGCAAGAGCACCAAGGATGCCAGAGCCCTTGGCGGCGGCCAGTGCGGGTTTTGGCTCCCCCAAAAATTGGGCCACAGCATCCACAAATCTACGAACGTCCACCCCAACTTAGTCGAGTGTTGTCGATTGAAATTGGGAGACGAGAAGTTTTCTGAGTTTATCACGTTTTCTTCTGTGAGGAACCCATTCTCAAGGGCCGTGTCTTCTTGGAAACACTGGTCTTGGCAGAGACACGGAAACAAGCTTAGTTTTGAACAGTTCTGTGAAAGGTTAAAAAATAAAGATTATCCATCCAAGGTCGCCGAGTGGCATGCCGTCTCTCCATCAGATCACCTCTTCACCTCTAGCGGTGAAATGTTGGTTGACTATATTGTGAGGCTGGAGAATATACAGGAAGATTTTGAAAAGATTTTAGCAGTTGCCGGCCATCCCAAGAGGGAAGTCCAGCACAGAAATCAGTCGGCCAAGAGCTATTGGAGTACCAAAGAATTACGCAAAAATGAACATTATTCCACATACTATAACGACAACACAAGGAAAATCATAGGCGAAGTTTATAAGAGGGATATTGAGAGGTTTGGGTATGAATTTGAAGAAGCACCGGAGGAAGAATAATGACTATTAGCAAGATTGTATATATTAACCTAGAGCATCGCACAGACAGAAAGGAGATACAAGAGGAGCAACTGAAAGCCTCTGGTATCCCATATGAAAGGTTTGATGCAATTTGCCCAACCTACGAGCAACTCGTCCCAGAGGATGGTGAATATCATGAGTTCTTCAAAAGATCAGTCCCCAGAATAAGAGACTATATGCTTCGCGAAAACAAAGCTCGCGGACGTGGTGTCTTTGGTGTGTATCTATCTCACTATAAAATTTTACAACGTGCCCTTGAAGAAGGTTGGGGTGATTTTTTGATATTGGAGGATGACGCAGTTTTCGGCGAAGAAACAATATCGGATCTTGTGTCTGCAGCAAACAATGAAGAATATTCAGACTGGGATATAATACGGGATGTCTGGGTTGCCAAAAGAGATATGGAACTCGAAAAGCTGCAACTCTCTTCACGCAAAGCATCCACCGTATATCTCAATGGAAAAGCAAAGGGTCTCTTTAGACACAGAAACTCAGATATACAATCTAAGTTCTATTCTGGGCCCCCACCTAATATTGTACGATGGGGTGGCGCCCACTTTCAGCTTATCCGAGCAAAGAGTTTGAAGAAGATTTTAGATTTTATGGATAAAGACCATGTATATAATATAGATTCGATATATTGCACCAATCAACTTAATGTATATTGGTCGAAATTTGGCCTAAGCGGATTTTTCGAGCTTGGCACTGATATTCCAAAAGATTGACGACAGACTACTTAATGCCATGCAAATAGATTTAACAAAGGTTGCCACAGCACTTATCACAACTTTAGTTGTCGGAGTCATGACATATCAACTAACAACAATCCGCCAACTTGAGATTGATAACGAACTCATTAAGATTCGCTTAGAGTACGTCGAGAAAAAGCTAAAAAAAGCCAAAAAAGGCCCTAAAAAACCCTAATAAAATCAACTACTTACGTACCATCCTTAACTACCTGTTTTTATTACACTTTTTCTCCTCGTAACACGCCGCGTCAAACTTAAAGCACTACTTTAGCTTTACATCGCTTGACACTTTACTTTAACTATGGTAAAATGGATACAACTTGAACCTCGTTTGCAATTCCGCAAACGAATAAAAGGAGAAAAACTATGAAAAAAGCACTATTAGCGACCGTTATGGCGTTTTTGGTAAGTGGCGTGAGTTATGCAGACGAATTACGTTTGGAAGCTGGCGCATCCGCGAAGCTTGGCGATAATACGCTCACTGTTGAAGAGCAAACTCGTCATGATCTAAGCATTAGTGAAGACATGGTAACAAAGGCAGCTCCCTATGAGCATACCGTGTTCGCAATCGGACGAGCCTTGGGCGACAATAATGCCGTTCAATTCCGTGTTCGAAACACAAACACTAATGGTACATCTGAGAACCGTTTATCTTTAGATTTAAACACCAGTGTATCTTTGCCTTATGGAATCGGGCTGCAGAATCGTTTACGATTGCAACTTGATGAAACCGGTGACATCACTACGGTTACTACTGATGACTTGCGTCTTCGTGAGCAAATCTCAGTAACTCGTACTGTTGCATTACCGTTTGTCAGCTTAGACCTCGCCGTGGGTGATGAAATCCATGCCGATGCTAGTGGCATTACTGAGAACCGCATTCAAGCTTCTGCAACTACAGAGGTTTGTCCCGGTGTAACAGCGACAGCAGGATACTTCCGTCAGATGATGACAGAAGGCGATGACGCAAATGTGGTCACGTTATCTGCTGCATTACGATTCTAAACCGAATCAACAATGAATTAAGAAAGAGCCCCTCGTGGGCTCTTTTTTTTGACAAAGCCCTACCTATGTGCTATAATGTTGACAGGAGGTGTAGCATGAGCCTAGTTTTATTAAATGATAATCAACACCTGAAGCCTATTGTTTCTCCCGAAAGTTTGGAGTGGCGAAATCTGCGCCGTGATGCCTTCTGGCAGAACATTCCTGCTTGGCGGGAAGTAGATGAAGAAACTTTTTTAAATTATAAATGGCAAGAAAAGAATGCCATCACCAATCCGAAGAAGCTCATCGCTGCAGTGCAAGATATTGCATCTCCAGAATTCATTGCCGACGTGGAAGCTGGTTTTGGCCACGCTCCAATGGCGGTTAGAATATCTCCTTATCTTCTGGGCCTCATAGACTGGGAAAACCCATATACCGACCCCATCCGGCGACAATTCCTTCCTCTAGGCTCTCAGCTTGAACCAGACCACCCCATGTTGACGCTAGACTCCCTCCACGAGCAAGCAGACGCCCCTGTGGAGGGCTTAACTCATCGATACCCTGACAAGGCCCTGTTCCTCGCTCTCGACACCTGTCCGGTGTACTGTCGCTTCTGTACGCGCTCTTATGCGGTTGGCCTAGATACCGATACCGTTGAGAAGGTGAGCCTCAAAGCAAGTCAGGAGAGATGGGGTGCAGCTTTAAAATATATCTCAGAAAGAAAAGAAATTGAAGACGTTGTGATTAGTGGCGGAGATATGTATCGACTGAAGCCATCACAGGTTCTTGAACTAGGAAACGCTCTGCTTGACATTCCTCACATCCGACGATTTCGCTTTGCCACCAAGGGAATAGCAATTCAGCCGATGAAGATCCTCACGGACACCGATTGGACCGATGCAGTGACGAAGGTTTTTGAGCGAGGCCGAAAGATGCACAAGGATGTTGTCATTCACACGCACTTTAATACACCAAACGAAGTTACAGGAATTTCTCAGGATGCAATGAATTTATTGTTTGAAAGAGGTATCACTGTCAGAAACCAAGCAGTGCTTCAGGCAGGAGTGAACGATACCCCAGAACTTATGATGGACTTAATCAGGAAATTAGGATACATCAATGTGCAGCCTTATTATGTTTATGTTCACGACTTGGTTCAGGGAACCGAGGACTTGAGAACAACGGTTCAGACTTCTCTTGACTTGGAGAAGGAAGTGCGAGGAATGACTGCTGGATTTAACATCCCTTTGTTTATTGTTGATACCCTCGGCGGCGGCGGAAAAAGAGACATCCACAGCTACGAGCATTACAATCGGGAGACTGGAATTTCTGTCTACAAAGCGCCAGCAGTAAAGCGAGATAAGTTGTTTACTTATTTGGATCCGCTCCGCACATTGTCGCCATCTGTTCGTGCCGATTGGCAAGACCCCAACAAAAGAGAACAAATGCTTGCCGCTGCATTCGAGGAAGCAAGGAAAAACTCAAAATAGTGCTTTTAATTAAATAAAAAATGTGCTAAAATGATCTCTCGCTATTAATTATAACCGCTTAATAAAGGAGATCCATTATGCCCAATTCACCCACCACATCGCTAACCAAAGAAGAAGCCCTTTTATATATCTCAAGGCTTCACGAAAACCAGATGGTAAAAATTGTTTTAGTTTCAAGTGAGAGCAAGAGGGAAAACAAACAGTTGTTGGTGGAGAATCAAAAATGGGATTATGGATGCTATAAGGATTAAAAAATGAAAAAGTTGCTTTTATTTAGTTTGCCTGCATTATTCGCATGCGGCACAGACGCACCGGTTCAGAATGAATCGTTCGCCGCCCAAGAGGTGTTTATTTCCCGCACAGCTGTATGTGAAAACTTAGATGCATCAGTAAGAGAGGACATGGATGCAGGAGAGTATGAGAAACTCTGCGGACATCCAAAGGTCTGTGAGGAGTTCGAGGCCGAAATGGTCTGTGAGGGAGAGTGGTGTGTTATTCATCGCTCGTGTCGGGTGAAGTAGCCCTTATCTTGAGACCTAATTGGGATTGGATCTTTTTTTCAATAGAGTTTCGACTAACGCCTTCAGAATGATACCATATCCACTCAACAGTACTTTTTATTTCACTAATGTCTTCTTGAAGCATTAGTATTTTGCTAGACAGCCATTCGGTTTCTTTGGTTGCATCTATTTTTATACTTATGCCAAGCTCATAGGCGATTTCTAGAAGTGCCATACCATCCCCTAGCTCTGCAGCATTGGCAGCTTCTTTATATAGTTCTGTGAGCACCTCTATCTCGTCTTCATCTTCATCTTTTAGTTTATCGGGATGGGTCTTAATCGCTATTTTCTTAAATAGGTCTCGAAGGTCTTTATCTTCTGGCAAGATTTCTTCGTGCTCCTCTCGGTTTAAGTCCCGCTCTTCCTCTTTTTCTCTCTCTATTTCATCGAAGCCTCTGTGTGATTCCGTAATCTTGTCGCTATCTGGCTCTACGATTTCTTGACGACCAGTTTCAAACCTCTTGTTGAAGTGGCCCATGCATTCTTCCAATATTATTTCCGATTCCAAAAGTTCTGCAGATGTGGCTTGAAATTGTAGTCGCATCCTCTTGAGGGTTATCTCGTCCCTCTTTTTGCCTCGTGATTTTTTGTTTTTAATTTTTCGAACCATTTTGGCCCCCTAATCTTGAGGGACAGATGCTCTTAAGAAATTCTTTAGTTTTTCAAATGGTACAGAAAGTGTTATGTGATGAAACCGCGAATGAATAGCCCAGACCATTCCAACGAGTTTTCCTCTTGAATTAATAATGGGAGATCCAGAACTACCTGGGTTGGCGGGGAGAGAATATATATCTGCATCGGGATTATGAAACCCATCTCCCTTTAACACTCCTGAATAAAATCCCTCAAAAAGCATTACCAAATCTTCTCCGAACACTCCTTGGGGCGCAGCCATATTATAAACTTTTTCCCCAATATCAGGTTTCGTCAGGGCCATGCCAATAGCTTTGACTGGCAACTTTGGCGCCGATAAAACACATGCATCCATGTGGTTGCTTTTTGCCACCACTTTAGTTTGTACAGATTGTGACTTTTGTGTGTGTGCGTCAATAACATCAATATATCCCTTGGCTTCTTCGTCACAGAAGTGCCTCGCAGTCAAAATATATGATTTACCGTTGTGATGTGCAATAACTGCACCGGAAGCAGTTGCCATTCCAACCATCTGTTTTTCCTGTGTGAAAATCATTTTTGTGAGACCAACAAAGGATTTCCTTCGCTGCTCTAGTAGGTTTTTGGTAAAAAGATTTGTGAATGCACAGCTGGACAGAAGCAAAACGGCTGATAAAACTGATACATAGATAGTTTTTCTCATAAAAGTAAGTATGCAGAGATAACAATAAAAGTAAAACTTATCTTAAAAAGATCGATAAAACTACTTATTTGATAGAAAGTTATGGATAAAATCGAAAGAAGATTCTTATGAAAAAGAGTATCTACGTTTTAGATACAAGTGTTTTCCTTACAAATGCAAATTCCGTATTCTCTTACGGAACAAACGACATTGTGGTTCCTATGAAGGTGTTGGAGGAGATCGACAAACATAAAAAGAGGCAAGACTCTGTTGGCTCAAATGCCAGAACTATAATTAGAATCTTTGATGATCTGAGAGAAAGAGGCTCCTTGTATGATGGAGTACAAATTCAGGAAGGCCACGGAATTCTAACAGTAAGGCCGAGCGCAATTGATATCAACGCCTATTTGCCGGATGATTTATCCCCTGACGTTCCAGATCACAGAATTATCGCCACTGCAATGCAAGAGAGGGAAAAATGCCCAGACAACGATATAACGCTTGTATCGCGAGACGTAAACATGCGTGTCATCTGTGACTCACTGGGACTTCCGACAGAGGATTATAACCCAGATCAGGTTCTTGAGTCTGGAGAAGAGGTCTATACTGGGTTCACAGAGAAGCTCGTCGACGATGATAAAATAGATTTGTTTTATGCCGGCGATGATCTGAAACTAACGGAAGAGGAGCTGTCCTCCTTTCAGCCAAACCAGTTCATTATGTTAAAGTCGAATGTCAACGAGTCCAGAACAGCTTTAACGAGATTTATTTCGGCCAACGAGCCACTTAGGAAGATTGTCACTAAAAAAAATATACACGGAATCCACCCACGAAACAAAGAGCAGCAATTCGCGATGGATCTACTGTTTGACAAGTCTCTTCCGATAGTGAGCTTAATTGGCTCTGCTGGGACAGGGAAAACTTTGTGTGCACTGGCTGCAGGAATGGAGCAGGTGTTAGGAACAGAGGAGTACACACGCCTTATAGTCTCCAGACCAATCCAACCACTTGGGAAAGAAATCGGCTTTCTCCCAGGAACAATGGAGGAGAAGATGGCACCGTGGCTCACTCCGATTCAAGACAATTTACAATTCTTGATGGGAAACGACAAGTTAATGCTTCAAGAATACCTAGATCGGGGAACAATCGAAATGGAGGCGATCACATACATAAGGGGTAGATCGATCTCCAAAGCGTTTATTATTATTGACGAGGCCCAAAATTTAACAAGACACGAATTAAAGACTATAATAACGAGAGTAGGCGAGGATTCTAAGTTAATATTGACTGGAGACATAGAACAAATAGATAATGTTTATGTTGATGAGACATCAAACGGGCTAACTTATGCTGTTGAGAAATTCAAGGAATATTCTCTTGGCGGCCACGTCACCTTTAGAAAGGGCGAGAGGAGCGAGATTGCTACTTTGGCAGCAAAAATATTATGATTCCACTTAGAGACAAAAAAGAACTCCTCATGTATAATAAGATTCCGGTATTCATAGAGGACAAGCCGGTATTTGATGCGAAGCGAACGATTAGTGCTGTAGAAAAGAGAGTTCCCGATTTCCTCGTTTCAGAGCTGGATTACATTCTTATAACAGACTCTACATACTTGAAGGAGAGAGACCTGGACTCAGTTTATCTGGATGGTGTTATATATTTGTCCTCGGAAGTACAGGATGGAGAAGAGGCAGCCCTAACGCTGGCCCACGAGATAGCACATTCTGTAGAGGAGTTATTTCCTCAGATTTACCAAGATGAGTCAATTGAGGCTGAGTTTCTTGGAAAACGAAGAAAGCTTTATGAAATTTTATCTTCTATGGGGATTGAAAACACCGGCCAAGACTTCTTAAATGCAGAATATTGTGAAAAGTTTGATGATTTTCTCTATTTAGAAATAGGGTATCCTTTACTGAGGAGCCTGACATCAGGTTTATTTATGTCCCCGTATGCCGTAACTTCGGTTAGGGAATATTTTGCCGATGCTTTTGAGGAGTATTTTTTTAGAGATCCGGCAACAGTCAAATTGATAAGCCCATCGGTTTATTTTAAAATAGAAGATTTGCTTGATAATTTGGGAGAAAAGCACGTATGAAGAAAGAGATTATAATTGACGAAAAAAAATCTGAGGTTACGTTATTATTGTCTTTGTCACCAAGAGTTGTAGCCAGAGACCCTAGAATGACCATAACTACCCGCATGGCAAAGACTATGCTAGAAAATGAGAATTTTAAGCTTGACAATTGTTTAAAATCTGATATAATAGATAATAATAGTGCTAATTCTAAGCACAGCGGGGTGTGGAAATTTTCTTTGATTGCCGAGAAGGTCGTTGTAGAGGAGCCGGCCCCAATCAAAGAGACTGTTGCGGTAAAAAAGAAAAAAACCACAACAAAAAAGAAGTCTTCTTCAAAAAAGAAGGCATGAGGAAAGAGAGGGCAGTTTGCCACACGTATCATTCTCCGCCATCAAGGATTGGAAGTTCTGTCCGTTTTATCATAAATTAACGAGAGTAGATAAGATAAAAGTTTTCGAAGGGAACGTTTTTACCGCCTTCGGCAAGGCAATCCACGATACTTGCGAAAGTATGCTTTTAAGTCGCGAGCTTGGAAAGTCTGATTTTGATCCGGAACCGTTCTTTAAGAAATGTTTTGATAATGAAGTGTCTCTCCTCAAAGAAGATGTCCAGCCAACAGATAGTCAAAAGGCCGACTTAA